TCTACAATTACCTGAAAGAATACGAAATCCACAAAGAAGGCATATTGGAGATGGGCTACGCCTGTCTACCCCATGAGTTCTATGACGTCTGTGGGTTTGGTATTCGCCTGATCGATGAGGTGCATCAAGACTTCCACTTGAACTACCGCCAAGACCTGTACACCAACGTTGAGAAAACCATCTCACTGTCGGGTACCTTGGAAGGTGACGACCCGTTTGTGAATTCCCGTGTGGCGGAGATGTTCCCGCCCCATTGGCGCATCAAACCCAAAGGGCGTGTGGTTTACGCCGAAGCGGTGGGGTTGGAGTATCGATTGCGTGTGGGCCATCGCTTGCGTTGGCTAAACCACAGTCGTAAGTCCTATTCGCATGTGTTGTTTGAACAGTCCATTATGAAGCAGAAGGATATCCTGAAAGCCTACATGGACATGGTAGGGATGGTCATCACCGAGACTTACCTACAAGAGTTCAAACGTGGTCAGAAATGTTTGGTGTACGCCGCCACTGTCGAGATGTGCACTAAGCTTCATCGCCACTTCGAACAGATGTTCCCCGAACACAAGGTGGTGCTGCACGTTCAAGGGACGAGTATTGAAGACACCTACAAAGGTGAAATCATTGTCTCAACCCTGAAGTCGTTAGGCACTGCACAAGACATCCCGGACCTGCTCACCGTCATCATGACCGATGCGTTGGGTTCGTCGACTGCTAACCTGCAAGCCTTCGGGCGCCTGCGGGAGTTGTTGCAGTGGGAAGGGTCGGTGCCGAAGTTCTACTACCTCGTGTGTGCGGACATCGATAAACACATCGAATACCACCATCGCAAAAAGGAGGCCTTCACCGGCCGCGTCCTTAGTCACAAATACGTACCCACCGGCGTCACCATCGCCGATTGGGGCGATTACCTCGAGTGGGAGCTTTCTATACCTTCTATCGAAATGGGAGAACCGTGTAGCGAGGAGCTTCACGATTTTGAACTATGGAACCACAACCAATCCCTCAACGGGTCACGCAATACCTCGTTCCCAATCAACAAGGACAAGCCGTACGTCTTCGAATGGCCGGTGTCCTTGACGTCTCAGAACTGTTACTCAAGTACCCCCTCGCCTTCCACGATGCCCGAATCCTGTATCCGGTAATCAAAGAGTGTGATATGGAGTGGCTCTGCGGGGCTATGGGGTTGGCTGTGGAATTGATGGGGTCTTTGGATGCCAAGATGTTTTTGGAAGAACATCCTGAGATCTTCCTCTTTTCCTCGTTGTGTTGCTGGGCGTATTGTAAGCAATTGCAAAAGTCCAAGTTGGTTGATCCCCACTACGAACAGCGACAGTACAGTACGATGATCAACACATTAGCTTCGGTGGGTTATTCGCAAGCGGTGTGCGAAGACTTGATTGCTCGAACGAACCTACACCCCCATGCCAAGGCTGTTCTGACCCAACAGTATCGGAACAGTTTGGTAAAAGAAACTCTGGTGGTGTATCCGTTTAACGCCGAAGCTCAACAAGCGACGGTTCACTGACGGCATAAAGGCTCTAGGACTCCTAAGGGAGTCCTAGAGTACCTTTTTTTTTTGCCGCTTAAATCGAGTAGAACTCGATCACGCGCTGTTGAGCACCAGCATCCAGACCTTCGACGGTGCGAGTCAGGTCAACCTGCTTCAGCGCCAGCGCACGGGTTTCACGTACGGCGGTGCCGATAAACAGGTTGAGCAGTCGCTCGAAGTTCTTGCGCTCGTTGGCCGGCAGACGCACGATGTCCATGCTGCGGAACGCACGAATCTCAGCGAACAGGGTCTGACGATGCGCGGCGATGAAGTCCAGCAGCAGGTTCAGGTTCTGCGTGAAGTCGCCACCGGTGCTGCGCAGCACGATCTGAATGGTGCGGTAGAGCATCAGTTGTTTGGTGGCTGCGGTTTCGGCCGAAGTCGGAACGTTCGGAGCCATGGTTTTGGCGTAGTCCGCCAGGTTGTTTTCGATGATTTCGCGAGACATGTTGGCCTGATTGAAAGTGACAGGGGTGGGTTTGACCAGAACGTTTTCTTCTGGCATTTCGGGCTCACCGCTTTCTTCATCGGCGGCGGGCGCTTCAGGTGCTACAGTCGCCGGAGCAACAGGAGTTGGAGCAGCTTCAACCACAGGAGTTGTGGTCTCTGTAGTTTCGGTGGCGTCACCGGCTTCGTCGCTACCTTCACCACCTTCGTTGGGCTGCGGTTCCAAGGACGGCTCTTCGTCAGTCGTTTCGTCACCCTCGACCACGAACTTGGCAATCACGAAAGCCTTAACGCTGTCGATGTCGTCGGTGTTTTCGAAACCAAAGCGCGCGATGCATTCGCGGGATACGGTACGATTGCTGGCTTGACCGCTGGGGCTGGCTTCACCACGAGCCCACGCCAGCAGTTCTTCGTCGGTCCACTGGGCAGCCGGTTTGTTGATACTGGTCATGTAACGCTCCTAATTAAAGGTATTGATAACTTGGCCAATCGTCAGACTTAACCCGACGATAGATGTGATGTGTAGCGAGATTCAGTTGCTTAGAAGCAGCTACCACGCTGTCATAGATGTTGCCATCTATTGACACCTTTTTACTTGCTCCTGAGACACTAGGGTCGCGCATCCGTCCTTCAGCCCAGAGTTGTTTGGCTACGGCTCTACGCTTTTCTCGCAACTCTAACGAAGCAGCAACATTGTTACCCTTTACGTTCGTCGATTTATTTAGCAAGAGCGGATCGTTAAGAGAATCATTGATCAGCTTTTGCTCCAACTCATGTGCGTGGGAACGAGGATGTGCAAGAATGATGTCCCATTTAAGAACGCTGGGGTCTGGATTCTCATTGTAGAGTTCCTGTAACTTTTGAGACATGTGCTCACCTTTTTTCAAAGTGTACTCATGTACTATTCTTCTTTCAGTAAAGTTATTGGCACTCCCTATATAGAAGTAACCGGTGGGTATGTGTGTCAGTCTGTAGACCGCACTGACATTCAGCCGGTTATTTTGATTGAGCATGAGGGGATTGGAAAAATCCTTAGCGATCAACTCTCGCTTAAGGTTGTCTGCTTCTTCTATACTCCCACACCCCATGATCCGAGAATCGATGTATGGATTCTCATCAAAGAGCTTTTGTAGTTCTTTGGATGAGTGGAATCCTTTACGCAAGCGCCGAAGGTCTTCAGTTGCACTTCGATATACATCTACACTTGCGCCGATATAAAAGGCACCAGACGCGCGATGCGTCTGGATATACACACCAGGGATCTTTTCACGTACTGACATTTCTACCACCATACACAGAGTGTTAAATCATATATATGACGGTAGAAAGTCAATTATTACTGGGAGATGCTTTAAGTAATACTCTTCTTAAAGTCATATGATGCAACAGAAAGGACCTTACCGTGCATTGCTCCCATGAAGATATACATCATCTGCGACCCTAGGTCAGCCGCCAGCAAACCCAAAGCCGTCGGGTTGATCGCATTGGGATTGCCCATGCAACGCTGGCAGAAACCCGTCTTAGGCGTCTTGCACAACATTGGTGAGCGCACTGTGACTTTTTTACCAATCTGAGATTTGGCGTAGTCTTCAGTGATTTCTTCAGAGCCTTGTGGGGTAACCCGGTAAAAGCCTACGAACTTTTTGAAGTTGTGTTCGGTGAATTCTTTCTCCCAACCCAACTTACTACCACAGTCCTGTTCAGTGATGGTGGTGTTCTGGAACACGCGACCCAAGAACTTCACTGCCTCGCCGCCCAAGGCGGTATCACGACCGCGGTTGTAAGAACCCTCCCGGAGCGAGTTGATCATGTCAGGCATCTTGTCGATATCCCAACCTTCATTCAGGCTGTTGACCACCAGCGTGGCCTTGGTGCCGTCTTGGAAGCCCATCTCGGCGCCGTGCATCAGGTGCATGCGTTTACGAACCACACCGTAGGATTTATTCTCCTTCACGAAGAACCCATCACCCCCGTCGGGATCAGATTTCATCCATTCTTTATCCAGTGCAATGAGTTCAGCTTCCATCTTAGCAATGACGGCCGGGTCCCAGAGACGGTCTTTGTTCTTCTCGAGAAGTTCTGCTCGCAACTTACGAGCATCTGGGTGAGTGGTCAACATGCGCTTGGTGGCCGAAGGCACACACAGTTGAGTGAACCCTGAAATACCAAAGATGGCCTTGTTGAACTTGCGGTAATCGTCTGGATAAATCAGTTTAGGATCACGCTCTCCATTTTCCGGATAGTCGGCCATCAAAGGACGAATCTTGTTCTGTACAGCGCCAGGCGTGAGCTTACCTGTCATGAACTCGATCCGATCACCCAAGGCGTAGACCAGGACATAGAAGTTGAAGAAGACGTTTCCAACCGGTACGTTCATTGCCTTTTTGCAATTGGGTACCAAGGCGGGAGTGATGTCCACTCGATCCGTGAACCGGAATAAGGGTTCTTGGGGTTGGGCATCATCAATAGTGATCAGGTTCTCAGGGTTCTCCGGATCAACAAAGACGGTGTTCTTTTCCGTACGCAGAAGAGCATAGGGGTAACGTTCTTCCGGACCCTGCGTCACACTGAAGACAGACAGAGCCCACGATTTCTTGCGATATGCGCCTGCGTTAAGCGCTGCAAAAAGGTAATCAAGCTTGTTCATGAGTTACCGCCGAGAGGATTTCGCGCACCTGTTCCATTACTCGAATGATCAGGGGCAACTTAAGGAAGGTGTCTTCAACCACTTCTTCACTGACACGAAGTAGGTCGGCATCGGCCACATCAGAAGCCAAGATAAAGGCCATGAGCTGCAAAGCCAGTTCGGAGACGTTGCGATCCAACATCGGATCGGCGACACGTTTTTCTTCGTAGTACGTCCGAAACGCTTCGGCCATGCTGGCAACCGGTAGATTGATCTTACCCCCAGCATCCACATAGGCCAACAGCCACGGGTCTTTCAACTGACTGGTACAACTTTTAATACGTACCACTTTTCCAGTGCGTTGAACGGTGGGGGTATCAAACCCATCGTCTACCTTATGAACGGTGGTCAGCAAACGCTTCAGGAGCGCCGGGTTGACGTTATCGAGATGAAGCAGTAGATCTTCCACGGTGAACTCAGAAGTCAGCTCCACGAGCGCTGCGAGCCGCTCCTCGGGCGATTCTTCGGACAGGCAGATGGCTTCGATGGTCTCAACGTCATCAAAGTCGTCCAAGGTGTTGATACTGCGGATAATAGCGGTGGCTTGTTTAAGACCAAAGGTCTCATTTAAGAACACACCAAATTGGTTGAGGGTCGATTCCAACAAGTTTTTAAGGTAGGTGTCGATCTCATTGACCACTTGGTCGCGACCAATTTCGCCTTCTTGACTGATCAGACCTTCGAGTTGAACAATGTGCATACTGATCCCGGAGTCCAGAATAACCTGGACGGCATCCACATACACTGCAGTCAATTCAGGTGTGATCACCGTACCCAGGAATTCTTCAATTTCTTCTACCACAATGAACCTCCGGTTAAATAATACGACCTTCCCAAATTATACGAGACCATGCTCGAAAATTGTTCCCGAGCCCACGAATCAATTTACAAAAGGCGGAATACGTTATGTCCCGTAAGCACAACCCTTCCTACGTCAAGCGTGGGCCGAACAGTCTTAAAGAGCTGATTCAGGAGCGCAAAGACTTCGAAAACATCTGGAATGATCTGAGCCATTTGCAAGCTCAGTGCTTCCAGCTGAACCAGTCGCCCACACAGGTGGTTGCTCTTCTGCGCAATCAGGAACTGGTGGCACGCGTTGCGGATAAAGCTTCGCTGATGCAACTGGCCAATACACTGAATCGCGACGTTCAGGATTTCAGTACACGACTGAATCAACTGAACGCTGCAGTCGATCAACACCGTGGTGGCGTAGTCGACCTGCCTAAACTGGCCCTCCTGATGGATGTGGCACAGGCCTATGATCAGTGGATCACGTCATATCAATTGGTCGTGGTGCCGACTGCTATGCAGATCACCGACCTTTTCAACCAACTCAATCAGAACCCGCAGGTGTAACAATGTCTGAGAACGAACTGCCAACACCCGAGAACGCACCCGAAGAAGGTGTCGAGAACACCCTGAACTCGAAGTCGACCAGTAGCTACGCCCCGAAAGCGGTTAACCTCAATGTTCGTCTTCAGTACCCCATCGACAAACCGTACTCCGGTGCCGATGCCAAAGCGATCTTCGCCGATCCCAACCTACACCTGACGTTCATCAACGGGACACTGGGCGATCTCAAAGAGACCGGTGATAACCACCCGAACATCGAGGTCGAAGGTGATGCTGGTACTCGCCGTTGGGTTGAATCGCTCGAACGTGGTTCTGCCAACCTGCTGCGCAACGAACCCTTCCAAGCAGCGCTGGACCAAGAAGGCGGTGACTGGCAACAGACCGTTGAGTCGGCTGGCCAACCCATGGGCATCTCCCGTCCGCGCTTTGCAGAGTCCGGTACTGTCCTGACTGGCGAGCGTGCTGTCATGCGCATGACGGCTGCGCTGGGTTTGGGTACCATCCACCAAGTACCGCTGTGGCATACTGGTATCTGGGTCAGTTTCAAAGCGCCGTCTGAAGCGTCGATCCTCGAACTGGAGCGTCGTGTCGGTTCGGCAAAAGTGACGCTGGGTCGTATGACCAACGGTCTGGTGTTTTCGAACACCGCGGTTCACCTGATCAACGATCTGCTGGATTTTGCACTCCAGCACGTCTACGACACCAACGCTAAAGAAATGTCGCCCAAGTACTTGGAAAGCATTGTGTTGGTGACCGATATCCCGTTGATCCTTTGGGGTCTGGCATCGGCCATCTACCCGAACGGTTACCCGTATTCGCGTGGCTGTATCAACACCGAGAAGGTGTGCAACCATGTGTTCGAAGCCCTGCTGAATCTCAGCAAGCTGATGTGGACCAACCGTGCGGCGCTGTCGGAATGGCAGACCAAGCGCATGTCTCAGCGCAAGGCGCGGATGTCCGACGAAGACCTCAAGCGCTACGCCGAAGAGCACAAGTACAACCAAGAACGTCGGGTGTCCATCACCGACCAAATCGCCATCACTCTGGCGGTCCCAACCATCGAACAGTACTACAATTCGGGCAACGCCTGGATTGCCAACATCATCAAGGTGATGGAAGGTGCATTCGGTGAGAACATCCGTGGCGATGAGCGCGATGCCTACATCACCAACCAGGGGCGTTTGACCAACCTGCGTCAGTACGGTCACTGGGTGAAGGAAGTGCATATCGAAGAGGCGGAAATCGGCACTGACCGTGACACGATCGAAAACCTCATGGGTGTATTGACTGCCGATGAAGAGACCCGCACCACCACCTTGGCAGCGGTGAGTGAGTACATCAACTCGGTGACTGTTTCGGTAATCGGTCTGCCCAAGCACGAGTGCCCGGTGTGTAAGGCCAACCAGGTTAAGGAAGACGAGGCCCAGTTCAGTCCGTACGTCGTACCGATTGATGTGGCGCAAGTTTTTTTTACCCTGCTCAACCAACGCATCTACAAGGTACTCATAAAGTCCTCCCTTTAACCGTTAACCCCGAAGACCAAGACAGCCACGTGTTGTTACCGGGCTTCGGGGCACGGTTTTATAACAAGCCGACCTTGCTGGATAAAATCCTTGAACAAGGAAAGCAGTTGGACAATATAGCGGCGCAGGTGGTGATGCGCGATGCCTACGAAACCCAGTACGGGATTTGTGATCACGGCAGCCCATCTGCTAACCCCTTGGCGTTGGTTGAGTATCAGCCAAAAGAAGATGTGTCAGAATACGGGACGCTTTACCGAACCTTTTATCAGTACCATCTGTACGAGGTTCATAAAGAGTGGGGGGTGTCTATTGTGGACTTCCTCAACATGCCCCGCGAGTACTGTGCTTTGATGTTACGAATCTCTTCTGAGAAAGCGGCTCGCATGACGGCTGAAACTCAAAAGCAAATTCGGGCAGCCCAGCAGGCACAGGCCGCCGCTGGTGTGGGTTTAGGAGGCGCGAAGCGATGATCGTGTATGAAGGCGAAGGGTCCTTGTTTGATACCCGGTTGCAAACTATCACAGCCCCGGTTAATACGGTAGGGGTGATGGGGAATGGGTTGGCATTGGCCATGAAACAACGGGTGAGGGGGCTCTTCGACTTCTACAAAGATCTGTGTGACAAGGGTGAATTGAAGGTGGGGCAACCCCAACTGTATAAGATCCCAAAGTCACGTCATCAGGTCCTATTGTTTCCCACCAAAGCACACTGGAAAAATCCGTCTAAACCAGAGTACGTCATCGAGGGGCTGGATTACCTTGTGGCGAACTATAAAGAGATGGGGATCACAGAACTGGGGCTTCCGCCTTTGGGTTGTGGTTATGGGGGGCTTGATTACATTAAGTTCCTTCGCCCCCTCCTCCATGAGAAATTGACGGACATTGACCTTCCCGTCCACATCTACCTGTACAACCGCATCCTTTAAGACTCAGGTGGGGTAACTCACCTGATGTTTTTTATGCCCCTTCCAGTAAAAAGTATTTGAAACCTATATTACCCATAGGCAAGTGACATACTTGTTTAAACGCAACGAGGATTAAGCATCCATGTACGTGTTAGTACGTTGTAAAGTAGACTTTCTACAACCCGCACCAGAACCCGTTTTACTGAACGCCCCACCCCCATTCCCTTATGCGTTGGCTCGTTCTCAGTTGGGTAACATTGAGTTTATGTGCGAAGTTCCCGAAGGCTTCAATTCACCCGACTATTTTGTTCACCCAATCGCCACCTCTGGCATCACACCTGAGATGTATCAGGCAATGATGACTCGCTACGTGGGCTGGGGTTTAAAGCCCCCTCAGCAGTGGTTGGAGAGTCCGTTGCTCAGTCAGGACATCGTCTTCTTCGTCGCCAGCGAAGACTGTCGACCGATTACAGTGGAGGTCAGTACCCCCCGTTACGAGAAACTCTTCTTCCCGCATTTCGAAGGGATCTCGTTAGTCAAAGCCAAGTCCACCACCATGGATGCAGTCCTGCACTATTGGCCCGATTCGTTCTGTCACCAAAAGCCCTAAGCAGCATAAAGCCCTCACCTTCGGGTGAGGGCTTTAGAGGCTGAAGTCATGGCTGCTTCTCAGCAGTCACTATACAGGCGCTGGTACTGGGCTGGATGGTGCCGTCTCGGCAGGACCAGACCCCTCAGTGGATCACCTCCTCGTGAGCAATGAATGTTCATTGCCTGTAGTCATAGTAATATCGTACTTTTTTGAACTATACCTTGAATAAACTTAAACTAAGGATGTCACATGGAGTTTCCCGCTTCTTTGTTGTCGGCATTAGGTTTCACTGAACCCAAACCTGAACAGCCAGTGGTCTTTATGCGGGCGGGTTGTACGAAAGATTCTCGCGTGCGTCGTGTCAAACCCGAAGGTAGTAACGCCCATTTGATTCGCACCTACCTTGAGAATCCGAAAGATGCATCTCCTGCGGCTCGTCGGACCTTTCGCCAAGCGATAGTGTTGCGAGCGGTAGGGGGTAGACTGAGACATTATCCGTTGTGGTTACTGTTCTCCAACACGTCCACCCAAGAGGTCTCGGCTAATAAGCATAACCAACTTCCGCCAGACGCACATTGGGTTAGGCGCAAACGCAAACAGGCCTGTCGGTACCTTAAAGCGCGTGCCCAAGTGGCTCTCTTAGAACAGATCGACAGTTGTGCAAAACCAAAAACGTAGGAGTGCTCCATGGCGAGTGTAATCAGGTATTTGGTTCTTGAAGTTGATAATCGTGAGATTACCGACTTTGATCGGTTTGTTACCCAGATTGTACCGCGCACCCCACACCTCAACCTGACTTCCGATTCCCTCTACAACTACTATGGCCACATCCTCCCGATTGAGGCCCAAGTGGACATAGGGGCTCGGTTGTATTTAGCCGAGGTGGTTGTCAGTGAGCTTAGTGTGCACCAAGACCATCCGTATTTGGTGGTCTATCGTGAAACTGTACAAACCCAAGTGGAGGAGGTTCCTTTCCTCATGCGGAGAATCGAGAGGATCTTGGGTCAGTTACAACGAGTTTCCCGACTGGACTTTAAACGACTTCAAGCCACCCCTTACTGGAACGTGATGTACGTACAAGATTGGATGGATGAGTTCGTCTTGGAGTTCGCAGAATGCTTCGATTTGAGCCTACCGAAATAAAAAAATCTCAGATCTATATTACCTAGGTGAGTGGATTAACCAAACCACTTATTCCCCCCTCGTTCTAAGGAGAACACTATGTTCAGTAATCTTCCAGGTCGTGTCACCACTGTTCGTGAATCCACAGTATGTGAGTTCGAACAATCCGGCTACTTCGAAACCATGAAGGAGATCATCGATGCTAATAAAGCATCTGATGCTCTGAAGCTTCAGTACGCCAAGGGTGAAGAGTGGCAGTGTGAGAACGACGCTACGGTGCGTGTACAAGGCGAAACCGATTCGTTCGGCGCTGAGTATTACCATTACTGCGAAGAGTGTTATACGCTCGAGCAGGAGCTTCAGCAGTACTTCACCGAGAGGCATGCCGAAGACGAAGCTCAATGTGAGTGGTGTAAGAAAGTCACCACCCAGAAAGACCTTCGTTACACGCGTGACATCGATGAAGGTTCAAACGGTCCGGTCTATGAAGTCTGTGGTAGCTGTCGTGCTCGACAGGCAGAACAGATTGCAGAGGAACTCGCTTCCTACGACGACTGAGTAATAACGCCCCTCTTCGGAGGGGCATCCTGTTATCCTTAGGAGGATACGTAAATGTGTCGTAAACAGTATTTGATTCGATTGTCATGCCTCGTTGCCAATGAGCGGCATCTGGAAGAAGATCTCAAGATAGCCAGCGACAGCGCTCAACGCCGCTTCGTGGAACTTAACCTGCATCGCACGCGTAAAGCGATTGATGAACTGCACCACACCTACACCCTGCACAATCAACGGGTGTACCCCGTAAGAGGTCGCGTATGAACGCTCACAAACCCCAGCACGAAGAACCTACCAGCTACTTGTTTCATAACAACGAACCGCTGAATGAAGAAGAGCGTGAGCAGATCCGTCAATACCACCTTGGGAACATCACCCCCGAAAACGAGAAGTTGTTTCAGAGTATCCACGTTCGTCGGGGTAGCGGACCTGTGTACTGGTACATTCCGTACCACTACCTGTTCATGGCGCGTAACTTGCAGTATACGCACAAGCGGTTGAATGGAGGTAAGGTTCCTTCTGCCTATTGGGTTAGACGGAAAATCAAGCACGCCTTTCAGGAATTAGGACTCGGAGAAGAAGATGCACAAAAACATTTCCAGTACGATTCTCGCCACCTCGAACGTACATCATCGACCACTCACACCCAGTGAACAGATCCAACTGCGTCGCCAAGGTCGATGGATTATCTACCTGTCGATCCTGTTTGTGGTAGGCTTCTTGTTTACCTGGGCCACTGAATCGTACTTTGATGTAGATGTAGCGGCTATCGAAGAACCCAAGTGCATCACTGTGGGTGTCGACGCTAGCTCCACACGTCCTCTGTGTCGGATCTACTGAACGACTGCTCATTCAAGTTCTAGGGAGAACACGTAAATGAATGGCACCAAGGCCTTGCATACCTTGCAGGACGTTACGTCTGCAAGGCTTGAAGAAGTGAGTGTGATCAGCGCTTACATTGTACGTTCAGTGGATGGTGAATACCACGTGGTGGTGGTAGACCCCATGGAAGACCTGCAAGGTGAAGTTGGGTTTTATACGGTGGACGATTCGACCGGGACCTATAAACTCCTTAACTTTATTGGGTTGTGTAAAGAGCAAGGGTCTGAGGCGGACTACTCTTCGTACTTAGAAGAGCGAGGCCTCAAGGTCATGGCCAGTTACCACCCACGCACCCCAGCGGTCGCCGTTTGAATTAAAGGGGTCTTCGGACCCCATTTCTTTTTTTATGCTGTTTTAGAAGGACTTAACCTCCCCCCCCCCCAGAAATGGTATGACCCAAGGCGCCCAGTCACTTCTGTGGCTGGGTGTCGAAGGCTTAACTGTTTCTTTTTTTTTTTGGTGAGGTGGGGTATGCGTTCTCTTTTAATCCGGGTAGTTTTCTTGTGTGCGCTATTGCTCCCGAGTCCACTGTGGGCCACTGACATGATCCGCATGCCTTCGGCTAATGTAGTCGAAGTCTATGATGGCGATACCTTTAAGGTACAACTGCCTGGGATGTTGGATGTCTTTGGTCATGAGTTACCTGTCAGGATCAACGGGATAGACACCCCGGAGATTCGCAGCAGTTGCAGTACCGACGTCCTGCGAGCAGCGGAGCGTCACAAAGCAGGTTTGGCTAAAGATTTTCTATTAGGGGCACTGAGAGGCGGTCAGAAGATCGAACTCCATAACCTTGCCCGAGATAAGTATTTCCGTCTTTTGGCTGATGTCTACATAGACGACATCAATGTAGGAACCGCCATGGTTGAACGTGGACATGCTGTCGCCTATGACGGCGGTACCAAGTACGACTGGTGTGGGAAGTAGCGGCATAAAAGCACTAGGCTCCCTAGGGAGCCTAGCGTACAACCCTTTTATGCTGCGTCTGGATGGTCCATAAGGAACTCTGCCAGCATCCGATCAAAGCTCGGGGCTTTCATGATGTCGACTGCAATTTCTACCGCATTCACGTGACCGCCTGTCAGGTTATACCCAGCCATTCTCATTTGGTATTCATTACACCCTTTGATCTTGTACAGTTCGTAAAGCGTGGTCTCACGCGAGATATTCAGGATCACCTGAACGTTCGGGTACGTGCTGACAATCGGTATCTTCGGGTTAAGTCGCAACACTTTACCCCGTGCGATCAAGCACTGCTGTGGGCTTTCCCCACATGCCGAGACTATATCATCACCCTTCACCATACGGTGGGTCGGGTGCTCTCCGTTTCGGGACGCTTGTCCCTACTCCCTTGCGGGATAGTCGTTGAACCTTCTCCACTGCTTTCGCATAGAGGAGCTTGGCTGCTAAAGGGGTCCTTAGGACCCACGGTTGCCCAATCCGTTCCGTTTTCAAACCGTGGCTTTGGCTTTCGCCTCGCAGTGGTGGAACAGCTCTCAGGGGTTTCCAGCAATTAGAAGAGTTTACATTCAGACCTTCCAGTCTGAAGGGACTTTTAATTAATCCAAGTCGGCTACGTGACGACGAATGTAGGTCCTTACATCAGGCAGTTCTTTAATAGCGCGGACGCCGTTATCCACTGTCTGGTGAGAGGGTAAGGTCACGATGTGTCCATTCATGCCAACAACGTAAGCGTCCAATTCATGGACCATTTCGTTGCTACACGAACCTAGGATATAGCCTCGGTCACGACAGAAGAAATAGAAGTCATCCACCAAACGACGAGGTTGCGAATTGTAGATGGTGTATTCCGAAGCCCGCGACTGGGTACTGATAACCAGCTGCAAGTCTTTGGTCTTCTCATCCAACAGTTCTACACCGATACAGTCGAAGATGTTGTAGACCGCATATTCGACTTTGTAATAGGTCTGCATGAACACGTGCCATGCCAACCCTGCATATTCGTCGGCCTCTTCGAACTTAAGCTTACCAAGCCCCGACAACTCCTCCTTCATTACGTAGTCCAAGCTGTACGAAGGCAGGTTTTGCTTAGCCATTCGAATACGCTTGTACACACACATGCTGTCGATCAGAAAGAACGTCGCTGGACATTCGGCTACGTGCCACCGTTCGGCTGGGTGAATCGAATCGATTCGACCCGAAGCGGTTTTCTTAGTAGCGTTGCCCTGCTTGTAGCGGAAGAACTTATAGCGCTCGGGAACCGATGGATCGCTGAAAACTTGAGCTGGATCAATTCCTTCAGCTTCCAATTGCTTGACGCATTTGGGGATATCGAAGTCGATGTTCCAGATGGTGACGAATTCAGGTTTCCATTCGTGGGCTTTGGCAAAGCAACGCCGAATGCCTTCACCGGGTGTCTCAACGATCTCCAGTTCGTAGGTAATGTTGCGCTCTTTAGTGTACTTCTCCAAGTACTTTTCAATGGCTTTGTTAAGCTTTTCCAAGAAGCGAACGTCTTGACCTACAAAGAACTTGGTCGCAGCCAGGTAGACTTTGTCCTTAAACGTCAAGGCCATCAGGATGGGTTGTTCAGTACCGTGGACAACATCCGTCTCGATGTCGAATACCGCTACGCCATTGGGGGACAAGCAATCTGGAGAACGCAGTTGGTATTCACGTTTAAGGAGCGTGGGTGTGGTGATGTCACACCCGTACAAATAAGGGTCGCGTGCAATCTGACGCAAACCCCCACGCAAAGTACCCACCCCTTTAGCCCGCGCAATCTGTCTGAGCAGGTTACGTTGGGTGCAGGTGTAACGTTGCAGGTTATTAATTTTTTCTTGAGTCTTCTTTTCTGTATAGTTACGTTGACCTTCACGCGCATAGAAAAAATCGCGCTTGTAGTTTTCGATGATCTTGAGGTTCGGGATCAATTGACCGTCTTTGGTGTGAATGACTTCTTTGACGATCAGGGCATCCCCATCACCATCGTCATTCGGCAGTGTGTAAACCGCGTGTTTACATTCAATGCCTTTAATATTCTCGCTAGGTACGGGCAGCGACATCGTTGGTACTCCAATCAGGCCCTTAAGACATATTATCAGGACAGGTGGTGTTTTTTAACAGGGTCAGTAATTAACTACTTTTCTAACCTTAGTATGAGAGGTGTTTGGCCCAACATCGCTCTGGGGAAGTTGATCCAGCAATCCCTTGGCACCTACGGACTCCCCCAGCCTATGGCTCTCAGGGGATTGGTTGTCGGATGGCTTTCCCGTTTCCTCCTGCCCACTCCGGCCCTTAGGGGCTGGGGTTGGGTTCTTATGCCCCCCCTCTCCGTTATCAGTATGAGTGATCTTTTCTTTAGGCCCTCTTCTGGTTTCGGAGCTGACATGCTTACCCCACGAAAACTCAATCTCGGACTGGAGGCCATCCAGGTCCAATCCGATCTGCTCTTTAAAGAGCTGACACTGGCTTTCCAACGCATCCGCGAAGAGAAGGCCTACAAAGGCAAGGCCCTCAAAGCCATTGACATCCCTGCCATCATCTTCAATCGCACCGGAGTGAAGGTGAGCTTCGAAGTTGAAGACTCATCGGATCTCAATGCCTACGTTCATATCCCAACTGTGGATAAAAACAATCCACTGGTGTACAACTACTTCAAGCCATACTTGGGCACAGACGATTTCGATGGTCTGATCAAGAATAAGAAGCTGGATCAGGTGGTCGGTTGGGTTGACCTGGCTCATGGTCGCTTAGGCGGTGCATTCTCCCAAGTACAACACAAAGCTGTTGTGCTGCGTGGGATGTTTGAAAGCAAGCTCGTAAGTTGCGAAGAAATCGCAGCGGTGATGTTGCACGAACTGGGTCACCTTTTCACCTACTACGAGTTCCTGGGTCACGTGCTGACCACGAACATCGTACTGCACGCCGCCACCCAACAGTTCTTCAAGGCTGACGACAAGGTTCGTAAAGTGCGTCTGGTCCACGAAACCTGTAAAGCACTGGACGTGGAAATCGATGACGTTGAGTCGTTGGTGGAATGTACGGACAAAGAGGTCTTCCAGACAGTGTTCGTCCGTAAGAAGATCCTGAATACGCGCAGCTCGCTCGGCACGCCGATTTATGACCTCACCGCTACCGAGGCCTTGGCTGATCAGTTTGCTGTCCGTATGGGCGCAGGACGGGCTCTGGCAACCGGTTTGGACAAGATCATGCGCTCCTATGGTGGCGGTAGTTCGTATCGCACCACCGCCGGACACGTGATTGCGACGGTGTTCAACGTGGCACTGTTCTTTTTCTTCTCGGCGTTGACCTTCGGCCTGTTCCTCCTGATCCTGTTCATCAACCCGGCTGAGAAAACCTACGATCCGCCTGAGGCGCGTCTGCGCCGCATCCGTAATGAGATGATGACAGCCATCAAATCGGAAAAGATGTCGGCTGAGCGTAAGGCTGAAACACTGCTGGACATCAAAGCGGTGGATCAACTGCTCAAACAAGTGGATGACAAACGTGGATTGATCGAGATGTTCTACACCTCGGTTCTGCCATCGGGTCGTCAACAGTACCAACAGCTCAAGTTCCAAGTGGAGTTGGAGAAACTGGTCAATAACGATCTGTTCCTAGCCCACGAGCGCCTCAAACAACTTTCTTAAAGCGAGACTCCCCCATGGATAACCTGCGCCAACTCACCCAAGAAATCACCAACCACCTGAACAGCTGCAACGTCGGTCTGTATGATCGTCCGCGTGCTACCGCCATTCTCGCCGCCAGCGTAGTCGGTCGTGATCTGGTTCTGCCGTCGGCTCGTGTTGACAACGCTCGCAGCTACTACCGCACCTCCGTCAAGACGGCTGTGTACGACAAGCTCAACGAACTGAACGAAGCGCTGCCGCTGGACATCGACACGGCAGAAGACCTGATCTTCCGGGTCTGGTACACCCGCTACCTGCTGGTTCATGAACCGACTCACCCGCTGGGTCAGAAGCTTCTGAGCCTCGCCATCTGTGGTGGTATCAGCGAAGTCGACAACAAGACGGTGGAGTTCCTCAAGGCCTGTCCGGCTTTGCTTGACGGTGCACATTTCATCGTCGCAGCGGAGTAATCGGTCATGAATGAAGAACTGGAAATTCCAGATCTCGGGACTGAAGAAGAACAGCTCGCCGCCCTTGAAGCCATCACCTTGGACATCGATGGCTTTTTGAACGGGGTTCAGGAAGCTGGCGGTGTATCGCGTGCGATGGCCGAGAAAGCTTCTCACCTGCTGCCGGAAGAGACCAACTACGCTTACTACAGCCAAACTCCCACCCAGACTAACCTTAAGGTGACGTTGGAATCTATTGATCTCAAGACCGCCCTTGTGATTGCAGGTGCTGTGGCCGCTGTGGCTGTATTGGCCCTCAAGATCTTCCAATACATCAAGAAGTCGCGTGAGAAGATCGAATTCACCATCAAGAAACTCGATGGTCATGTCGAATCCACCGAACGCTGCCTCAAGGTCTGTGACCGGATCGTGGCTAACATGAACAGTGAGGCCAAGGCCAAGGTTGATGAAATCACTAAGCAGCTGAACGAACAGTATCAGCAGCAGATCAGTGGTTACTTCAACCCCTTCCTCAAAGAGATCATCACCAACGGTAAAGTGGCTCACGTCATCGCCGATGCTCACAAGGTGGCCAGTGGTCTCTTCGAGAAAGTCAAGTCCTCGGTCGACCTACTGGAAAAGTTGGTGGATGCCAAAGATGTTTCGGTGGAACAGAGCCAACTGGTTGACCCCAAGGACCTGAGCTTGCCTCAAGCATTGAGTCACATCACCAAGTTCTCCTCGGAAACAGCCAGTAGTGCCATGTCTGAAATCATGGAAGGTCTCACCTCGATGCGCGACATCAAGGTCGAGTTCCGTCACGATTTGGAAGAAGTGTTCCAACGTAATAAAGGCCACACCGGTAGCGACTCGAAAGTCTACGGACGCGGTTTCCATGAAACAGCGACTCTTGAAAAACGGGTCGAGAAGATCGAGCAGAAAGTCTCAAAGAACAAAGACCTTGATGCTGATCACCGTGCAGCGATCAACAAAGTGTCTTATTCGTTGCGTAGTGGTCTGCAACAATTGATGACTTTCACCCGGATGTGCAGTATGGCTTCGTCTGGTTCGCGCCAGTTCTGGATGAGTATGGAAAAGTACGCTGCTACTAAACTTAAGCGGGTAGCCGCCTTGGCAGTCCAAGACGACGACGCAGAAGTGAAGAAAGCGCTGGAACATGCCTCCAAGATCAAGCTGTAATCACGCGGCATAAAAGTACAGGGAGGCTTCGGCCTCCCTGTATGCCGCCTTTTATGCGTTGGTGTGTCGCAGGAAGCTGATGGTGACATCGTCCACCACCGAGTAGGTACCGTCGGCCAAGGCCTGCAGCTTTTTGCGAATGCCAAAGCGTGCAGACTGATCGACCAGCGTTACCACTCGGTAGTTACTGGAGCCACCCAACCCTGACACCATCGCCGTAATCACTTGGTCTTTAGCAGACGCAATGATTCGGTTTTCGATGTCGATGCAACGAACCGTATCCCGTTTGAACTCATCGGCCAGAATCTCCAAGATACTGGTTTCGATAGAGGCTCGCAACGGAAGATCTTCATACCCACTCTTGGTCATGTACAGCTCAATGTGAAGCGCCTGCTCAACCTCCAAGCGAATCTCAAAGCCTTCCAAGACCAGCGCATCCACATAACCTGTGGTTCGTTGTGGATAGAAGTACAGGTCGGTCAGTTCCAGCATCTTCTTCGATGCCATGGTGATATCGTTTTCCAACCACCCAACCACCGTATTCGGAATGGAGCGGGTATAGGTCAACGTGGTTTCATCGTCGGCAAAGTAGTAAAGACCATCCACCAGGAACAGATCCACCTGACGTACCACTTTACGCGGACTGGCTACAATGGGTTGCCCATTGCTGTCCAACACCAAATCACCTTTACGGTGTGCGTACTGAGGCTCGCCATTGACCAACACCGGGTCTCCGATATTGTGGAGGATCTCGAAATCCGGTTGACCATCTACCATGCGAATGACGTAACTGCCGGTGACAGGATCACGGCGATATTGCGTGGCTTCGTACAAGGCCGGTACATCAGTCTCGTATGTCAGATAGCCTTCACTACCTACCACACTACGACCATTGGTCCACAAACGGTCCAGCGAATAACCCAAAACAAAATTGAGTTCTTCTTGGATAATCGCATAGTGACTGGCCGGTACCAAGGTGGTGTCCGTCAACTTATCCATGTCAGTGAACTGCATGTCTTGCGTTTGGTAGTTACTCACCCCATAGACCAGCGTGAACTTGTCCTTGAGACGAATACCGCAAGGCTGGACTTGTCCGAAGATAGTGAAGTTCGTTACGATCAGGTGATGCTCTTCATCCAGATCGTACTGCGTTTCCACCAAGAACTCATACGCAGCTTCACTGGTTTCCTCGTTTACGTACAACAGCGTCCCGGCCAACGATGCTCGGCCGTTTTCATTCGGTGCCTCAAAACTCAAGACCACGTGACGTTGTTCCAGATCCAGCTCTTTATAAACAGGACCTGAACGAGTTGTCACCACCACACGGTAGCCCGCAGCCACTTTTTCAATGGCGTATGAGTCGGTTGCAACCACCAACCCAAGCGTCGGATTCTCCTCCACAAACGCTTTGGACGTGATGTCTGGACTATCCAAGTGATAAGCCCGTACATCAAAGTAATCACCGGCCAAACCCCAGACGTAGTAGAACGGCGACCAGAGGTAGTTCTTTCCACTGACTTCTTGGGTGAACAGATCAGTAACACGCAGCGCTTCGAGTCCTTGGACGGTCGCTTCCGGCATGATGGTCAACAACGAATCGGTGTTACGGTACAACACCTTAGGTGTCAGGGTCAGCCGTTTGTTGTTGTCATACACACCGTGGAGATTACGAATCTCATCGGCCGTACACTGAAGCATCCCCATAGTGGAAGCCATTCCTGTATAGACACTGAGGTCCTCAGGGGTGGGGAGTGTACGTGTAGCCAAGATCTGGCGTTGAGTGACGTAGTCAGTATTGACCACGGCGCTGAAACCGGCGTTTTCCAAGGTCGCGCCCAACTGAACACTGGTGATTGGCAGTTGTTGTTCACGCAAAGCCGTACTGATCAGACGTTCCCGCACTTGATCAAAGGACATGCTGTTGGTACCGCCCGCTACTGTCGCTTCCGAATACACCGAGATGGCGTTGAAAGTCTTCAGCGGCGCCACGTAACGACCATCGTCGTCATTGTCGTAGTCCAACCACATCGCGTTGTAGGCATTCGGTGGGTAGTTGTTGAGGATCAGGTTGATCTCGCCATTGGTGCTGTAGATCTCAACCCGCAGCTCACGAGTGACCATCCCGTTGGCTTGGTACACAAGAGGGATGCTCACACGAACCGATTGCTCGTACACCTTCAGAACAGCTGTAGGGGTGTTGACATCAAAGACCTGGGCGCTGTGGGTGGTTTGCATCTCCTCCCACTCACCGTTCTCCAACGACCGATAAACCCTAGCAAAATGGAACTGGCCGGAGAAGGTATACGTGGCTTCCGTCAAAGTACCCATAGACACTTTGGGGTAGTAGATATCAGAACTCAGTTGCAACACCGGGATCTGAATGCAAATGAACACAGTGCCGTCGATGTTGACGATCTCATGTTCCACCACATTTGTTTCCAGACTCATGAACGGTGACTTGCGGCTGACATCGTGCAACACGTTCAAGCCACCGTGGCTCATCACCCGTAGCTCGATCGGGTATTGCATCATGAAGCTGTAACCGGCAACCGTGAACGTGGTGTGGCGAGGAATCACCAACTTCCGGGTGTTGGTCAATTCGGTCTGAATAGCCTTGGCTTTTACTTCTTCAAGGCTCAGCAGCATCACCATGGTAGTGGACGACGGATTACCAAAGCGACCCAAGAAATCCTTGTCCGACATGTGCATGTAGATTTCGTCTTCATCTTGTGCCATCACCCCGTATTGTTTACGGCTGTAATCGGCAAAGCAAGACATCGCAGCTGATGCGTTGACCGCACTGGCTTCCAAGAGGAACATGAACGGGTTGGAGGGATCAACAATCAGGCGAGTACCTGTATTGACTTCTTCCAACACATCCAGTGCCACTTGGCAGATGGCTGAAGGATTGAATCGAACCAAGTCGATCTGGGCCTTCATCTCTTCAATGGACAGTGGCATTGTAGCCCCCTTAATCAATTAATGTGTTCAGGCAACTCGACGTATAGACCAAACGTACACGCCACCAACAATTGAGCTACCGCAGTTCCTAAATTTTCCCCGGTGTGGGCAAACCCGCTTTTACTGACCCGCGCAGAACCACACTCCCATTTCACACCCACCCGATGCTCAATCATCAGTTGGAGGATGATGGACTTAAGACGTTGTGGCGCCCACTGAACATAATGGTTGAAGTGATGGGGTTCGGTGCACTCGTCCTCATCCGGATCTGGTTCGTCCATCGTCATGTAGTTATCATCTTCGTGATAACGAATCTTTCCAACACCATACATCGGTTCGGTCCAATCCAACGCCATGGCAAGCGCATAATCGAGTTTCAGCCCGGTGAGGTCCAGGGAACGGTGCTTACGGGTCATAACGGTAACTCCAAAACGTTACATCTTTAAGGGGTCGATCTCAGAGTATTTGTCTGAGTTCAATGATTCAACACCAAAACTGAATCGGTTTTCATATTCGGTGTACAACTCTTTCGGCACCCACCACTCCAACTCGTGGGTTTCTGGGTCAATGTAGGGATAACCCCGGTAGTTGAAATAGTCCAACTCGTCGGCAGAGACTTTGCGATAGTACCGTTCACGATCACTCGCTTTGCCTTTCATCTTACCGTTGAAGATAGCCACCACCGCATTGAACTCGGAGATGATAATGGGGTCGTTGTAATCAGCCCCCATGGCTTTGAATCGAATGTTGAGCTGATCGTTGTCGCTGATGTACACCCCTTCGTTAGTGAAGTTAAAGGCATTACCCAAAGGACTGTTCAACGGAAACGCAGCGCCACAACACGCAATCTTTTGAACGTACTGTCGTTTGTAATCCAGAATCAAACGGTAAATCCGAGTCTGGTAATCAACGCGACGCTCCACAATGTTCTCAGGGTATGGAACCATTACGCCTTGGTAAACCGAGGACATATAGTGGAGCCATACGAAAAACAGCAATGATATAGGGTCGCCTTCAATATTCTTGAAGGTCGCGGTGAGGTCATACGTCTCATAGAAACGCGAGTGGCCATCAACTATACTCCAAGATTCTTGGAATAGACCCGGTGTAGAGGTGAAAGTCTCGACACCTACATCTGGCCAACCACTGAGGGAGATCAGATTGTTGCTAAGTAGCGGTATGAAAGCGCTGTCCTGATCAATCAGCGGACATGTCAACGGGACACCACTGCCACCTAGGGTGGGGTCATCGAACTTAGCCGGACTCCCAAGGTAAGGGTCTAGTATCATGCGAATGGCTCGCTGTAACGTATTCACACCACCACCATTACCATCGAGTAGTGGGGTCAGGACACGGATCGGCGAGATGTTATCGTATGTTAGGTTGAGATTAGGCCGCGTAAAAAAGGTCAGGCCTACATTGTCTTTGTTGTTCGGAACAGGGTTACCATACCCACGGTGGTTAATCCCATAAAGCGTGTTCAACGCCGCTTGGGAGATATCGCCTCGACCAACCGACCGTGAGATCTGTCCTAAGACATCCTTAATCGTTTTGCTCATGAAACACCTTCGAAGGATTTTCAACTATGATGAATGACGTCGTCACCGGTCTTGCGCTGGCCGGTAAACTGACGGAGGTTATGCGTAACAGCACCTCCGATTCGCTGATCGAGTACACCAAGCCCACCCGCGTTGAACCGCTGGTGCTGATGGATGCTCGGGTTACCAAACTGGATGTCGCCCCAGATATCATGCAATCGCTGACGTCACTGTTCAGTGGTTATTACCTGCAGGCCGTGGCCCTGTCGGTGAACGTGGGTCGGGTAGATGTCGTCAAACTGCTCGACAAGCTGAACCCCCAACGCAGCGTCAAAGACAACGTAGCCAACGGCATCAGTGACGGTGTGTCCCTCGTCCTGGAAGACGCCCGTTCCTACAGCTTCCGTCTCCCGGTTCCGGGTAAGCCTACTGGGCTGGAAAAGCTCGGCATTTCCATGGAAGCGGCTTCGGTGCGCGACATGGTGCGAAGTGCTGGTGCCGGTGAAGAAGTACCTGGTGGTGAAGAAACCATGGGTCTTGGTCGCGATACAGTTGCCTCGCTCCAAGACCTCACCAACCTCTCGGTCGGTAAGATGCTCGAAGTCCACATCGAGTCCGATGGCCAAAGAGCCACCTTCCCGATCAACGTCCGCCTGATTTGCACCGGCATTGGTTCCAGTGAACTGGTTCATATCTTATCGGTCGGCAACAAGAAAATCAGTGTCAAAGAGCGCTTCCATGCGTGGCGTGCAGGCCAACTCGAGTTCATCCGTGACCTCGTGATGTGCCAAGACCTGATCGATGCTCACAAGAAGACCCTGGCCAAAGACAACTCGGGTCTGTACGAGGAGATCCGCAAGCGTCGCCGTGGCAACAGCATTTCGGCAATCTTCTCGGGTCAGCCGTCGGTGGCCACTGCCTCGAACCTGATCGTGATCGGTGCATCCACCGCCCGCGAACTGGAACGTAATGTCGGTGGGCGTCTGAAAGACCTGCGTGTACGCGACAAAGTCTTCAACGAAACCTACTGCATGATTCTCTGTGTGGTAGACCCGGACTACGAAATGGTTACCTTCTACCATCGGGGTATTGCTATTCCGACGGAGCTGTCGTTCAAGGAACTGAAAGTTTCCAACGGCAAGAAGGGCCCGGATGTGGCCGAGATCATGAAGGCCTACCAGATGGGCGCCAACCCCACGATTTGACCGGAGTCAACCATGAAGATCCAAAAGTTCCTTTCTCTGATGCTCCCGACGTTCGAGCGCAGCCGTTTGACCGAGGAACTCTCGGTTCTGCGCGCAGAGGTCGAAGAGATCACCCTGCCTCCGTATCTCTCGGTTAAAGAGCATTACGGTCGCAGCAAGCTCCATGCCAAGCAGTGCCAGAACTACGACCGTGAGTTCGCCAAAAAGATCTCCCCCAAGTTGGCTAACGCTAACTACCTCTACGCGGTATCTACCGTACTGGAAGGTCTGGGTGAGCGTCTGGACACTATCGAGAAGATGGTGAACAAGGCTTTCGCACAAGACGTAGGCTCCAGTGCCATCAGCTTCACGCGCGCCAACCTGATTCAGTACCTCGAGGTGGCTTCCTTTGCTTCGCGTTACGCTCGTCGACTGCTGCTCTGGACGCTGAGTGAAGAACAGGCTGAAGGCAAAACCGGCTTCACGTTGCCGAAGGCTATGTCCAAAGCCGAAGAGCGTTGGGTGTGGGATAACCGCGACAACTTCGCTCAGGCTTGCCGCATCCTTTACATCCCGACACGTCAGCTGGAATCGAGCTTTGCTGCGATCCCGGACATGACCGTCACTGCTGACGAAGTCCCCATGGTTGAACAAACCCTGGGTGCGACCAAGACCGACCCGCTCGGCTTTGGTTTGATCCCGGTTCGTCTGAACCCGATCTACTACGTCCGCATGGCTGTGGCTGAATGGCAAGTCAGTCGCTATAAAGCGGCGTTGGAAGAGAAGCGTGCACTCGAATACCGACTGCTCGCTCTCAAAGAAGAACGTGAACCGGATGCTCGGCTCCAGCAGGAAATCGCCTACACCGAAGGGCGTCTGCAAAAGCTGAACAAGAAGGTGATGGACATGGAGAGCGACTACTATGACAATTAAGTTGTCGGGCGCTCTTTACCCACGTGGCTTTCTCGTGGCTAATGGTGCAGGTGGTGTTGTCACCACACCTGGCAGCCGTGACGTAGATCGCGTGATGGACCTCATCCTCACCGGCCGTGCCAACACCCAAGGGTTTTCCTTCTATCGGGAAGTCTTCCCAATAGCTATGGAGTTCTTTGGTAATTTCTCCCAGTTCCTCCACACTCAGAAAAATAACCCGTTCCTCTACGGTTATAACTATGAGTTTCTGCTGGATACGCTGAAGTTCATCCAGACTGGATGCCGCAAGGTCTCCATTCACAACTGGAAGCCTTTGCTGGCTGAATGGGCCGAACCCCGTTCTGAGCACAAGCAGCGCGCTAGTAGTGGCCAGCTGGGTGATGTCTTTAAGCCATTCATGGGTCGCCCAGGAGCTGAGGTCGTTGCCCTCTGGTGTTCCCACCCGAATGGTTTTGAAGATATGGTTATGACGATCTGGTTGATGTTTGGCTCTTCTTTTGAGCAAGACACCACGGAATCGACAGCCGATCGGATCAAAAAGCTCAACCAGCTTTTCGCTTAAACATTTTTCGCACAATCAGTGTATTGTATGCACAAGTGCGCAAAACCTAGTCGCATGACTATCCTTAACGTTACGGAGTTTTACTCATGAGTCTGAAGCAACTGTTCATCTCCATGGAAGATGAAGCCACCAACGAAACCGAGCTGGTCGTCTCTGCCGACGATACCCTCGAAATCGAAATCGCCGAAGCTGGCGAAGCCGAAGGTGAATTCGAAGAGCAAGGCGACAACGTCGAAGAGCTGGGCGACATCTCCGAAGGTCTGGAAGGCATCCTGGTCTCCATGGAAAGCGCCATGCAAGACGGCGGTCTGAACCCGCAAGCAGCCCTGTTCATGCAGCACGCCGTTCAAGCCCACGTTGGCCGCCTCGGCCTGGAAGCCTCCGACGTCACCCCGTCGATGGAATCCTTCGGTGGCGCTTCTGGCCAAGCCGCTGCTACCACCATCTCGATGGAAGGTATCGGCGAAACCCTGAAGAAGATCTGGCTGGCGATCAAGAACGCCGTCTCCAAGGCCATCCAGGCCATCAAGAACTTCTTCTCCAAGATCTTCGGCGGCGTCTCCAAGCTGAAGAGCCGCCAAGAAGCCCTGAAAAAGGCTGTCAAGGAAATCAAGGAAGAAAACGGTGACAAGATCAAAGTCCCGAACGCCAATACCCTGCGCTACAAAGGCAAGGCTGACATCGGTTCGATCCTCTCCGGCATGGGTGCCACTCACCAACAGGCTGCCGGCATCCTCAAGGATCTCGGCGACGCCGCTGAAACCTTCTACGCAATCCGCGTTCCTCGTCTGCTTGAAGCAGCCGAAGTTAATGACTTCGCCCGTGAGGAGCTTCAGAAAGCTCTGAGCGAAGCCACTGACGGCGTTGAAGGTGTGATCAAGAAGATCACTTCCGTCTCCGCTCCGATGTCCGGCGACGCCGTTGTTCGTGCTGAAGTTACTCAGAGCATGGAAAAAGGCTCCGACACCAACCTCAGCGCACCGAAGCTGATCAAAGGTTACGGCTTCAAGGCCATCGACGATGTCAGTACTGAAATCGATGCACCGAGCAAGGCCGAACTGCTGAAGCTTCTCGAAGCTTCCGGTAAGCTGATCGCTCAGCTGGAAGAGAAGAAGAAGCCTCTCGAGAAGCTGACCGCTGCTCGCGAGAAAGCGCTCAAAGCCACCGAGACCAAGGTTGAAGGTTGGACCAAGAAGATCAAGGAAAGCGCCAAGCAGGCTGCTGCCTCCATGATCATGCGTAAGGCCAACTTCGACCTGTCCCGCGTTGTGAACCAAGTGTACTCGCACGAGTTCGCTGTTGTTCGCGCCGCACTGGCTCTGGTTGATCGTGGCGTTGCCGCTCACAAAGCCGGTCCTTCTAAGAAGAAGTAATTCTTCGGTGGGGTTGCTTTAGAGCACTGTAAAAGCCCACCCAGAAGGGTGGGCTTTTATGCCGCCTGTTATAAAGGCTAAATAAAAAAATCTCAAGTCTATATTACTCAGGTGAATAGGATACACTAACGTATCTACTACCATTGTTTATCTGAGGAGATTCACCATGAAAGTTAACAACATCAATTTGATCAAAGCTATTGTCCAACTGATGGACAATGGCGGGCGGGTAGGTGACGAACTCTACGCCGGCGTGGCCACTGACAAGGAAGAACGTATCTTCCTGATCAGCGATTACAACTACCCGGTCAACATCACAGTGGACGATAAAGGCGAAATCACTTTCACCAATAAGCGCCTGAAGGGGGCTGTGAAATTCGAGCCGGGTCACGACCTTCCGGTCAAGGACGCATTCGCCATCTACTGCGAGAAGATGGGTCTGATCAATCCGCTGTTCTTCCATTGCAACATGATGGAAAAGGCGATCATCATGGCCAGCTTCAACAACATGATTCGTCAGTACGACGCCAAAGGCGGTAATGTCTCTGGTGAAGAACTGATCAGCAGTGCTCTGGCTGCCACCATGACCACCGTCGATCAGGCCATCAAGCAGGTTGATCCTGACATGCTGTCTGATGAAGACAGCCTGGTTCAGGCCATGATTGCTGCAGGTATGACTCCGGTGCGTGTCGCCACTCAGGAAGAAGCCTCGGCCGAAACCTCGAATGTCGAACAGGTGCGTAAAGAAGAAACCATCACCAAAGTTACCCCCGCTCCGGTGGTGACCGCTGAAGAAGACCTGGAACGTAGCGAACGTTTGATCCGGACCCTGCGCTCCGCCGGCGAACTGAACGAGCCTGAAACTGAGATACTCGAACATCTCGAAAGTCTGGTGAGTTACAAGCGTGAACGCCAAACCCGTCTTGATCACATGCGTAAAGATCGTAGCAATCTCTTCTCGATGATGCGTGCTACGCTGTTGACAGGTCCTGGTATTCCGTTGGGTCTGCATCGTCTGTATGTGGCATAAGGCTACACAATAAACAAAGGGGCCTTCGGGCCTCTTTTTTTTTTTACATTGTTTAGTGATACTATAGACAACCCACCACTAATGGAAGTAGTCGATATGAGTAATAAAACCCTTCACCGCCATCTGGTTATCTTTGGTGACCATAAAGAGTCCCTAGTAGTTGAAGCCGTAGATCAACCAGGACCAGGTAATGCTAACCATCACTACACCATCACTGGTTTTGATACTAAATCCAATCCCAGTAATAGTAACGCTGAAGGCTATGTTTCCAGTTTCAGTAGGTTGCCGGTGATATTCCAACACGGTACCGTACCCGAATGTGGTCAGAACGGCATAACCATAGAAGCACTGTTGGCAATCTGCGAACACCGTTTGTCTGGTTTCCAGTCAGGACCATACTCCAACAACTATAATGCAGAAGCACTGCTACACGTGGGCAAAGCTTTGGATGCCCTTAAACAAAGGACCCTGGACCGACTGGTTCGACAAGTCGAAGGTCTCGAGAAAGCATAAGTAAGGAGGGGGGGTTAGCCCCTCCTCCTATGCCGCGTATGGTATGGCTTAGACTAAACGTGTGGTTGACACTACACAACCCAAGGAGTTAACCATGCCCAACATTGTTTCTGAGATCCCCGAGACGTATAACTCGGTGACTCGACCAGTGTGCGTTCAGATGATCAAAGACCTGGTAGCTTATATGGGGTTGCCTAAAGACACCGGGATCGATTATTACGGCGCCACTGAAGCACAATACCAATCGGCCAGTCCCATGGACCCTACTGCTGAAAACAAGTACGGCTTCACTGGGCGGGTTTATGTAGAAGTGGAGGAGGAGTACATTGAAGAACGTACCCTCACCACCGCGGTTCGTAAACCGAACGAACAGTTCATTTTCTCAGACCCGGTACTGGGTATTCACATCAAACCCGTCTATGTACGGACAGAGGTAGCGATCAGTTTCCGCTACCGAGCACCAGATCGCACCAGCGCCCTACGGTGGCGAGATCGGATGCGTTTGAAGGTCTCTGAAGGCCAACAGGAACTCTTGCACGAGTTCGACTACCACTACCCCCTCCCTAAGGCCGAACTACTCATCTTGCGCGAACTGTGGCGAATGAGAGAAGCCGAGTACGGTTATGGAGAAGATCTGAAATCATACCTACGAGCACACTTCAGTCCTCGGGTAGTTTCGGTTACTAACCAAGCGGGGCGCGGTGCACTGTTGTCCATGGCTGAACGTCAGGTAGGGGTCATCGGCTGGTTTGACTTTATGGCCCAGCCCGACAAAGGCGGTGCTGCGAATGAAGGGGCTCCTTGGGAGATCGGGTTTGAATACCGATTCCAGTACGACAAGCCTGTGGCCTGTGCGATGCGCTACCCGATTGTTGTCCACAACCAAGTGGTGGATCAGAAGTACCGTCAAGAGAAATTGACCTACGAACTGGCCAACATCGCCCGCCGACCGAACGATGAACGTCGTCACTTGGACAAGTTCACACGTCTGTACACCGATGTACTCTATCCCTTTAAAGGTGTACGCATTCCGGAGTACGATGACTGGGTTGCCACTACCCAGTTTAAGAACATGTACCCAGTACTGACGTTGTTGATGGGTGTTAATCCTGAAGACCCTCGTGAGTTGTTCAGTCTTAAGGAGTTGGGTACACACGAGTTCACACCACAAGTTCTGGCGTTTCTCTCAGACGAGTGTCGGTACTTGAATCTGCCTGCACAGACTGTTTTCAACCTCCATTTGTTCAATGGCGACACCCGAATGGAGGAGACGGTTTTGACAGTGGACGCCGATCTGAATGTGAGAACCACAGTCGACCTCGATCCTCGTAAAATGTACCACGTGGTGATGACTATCTGTGATCTTAAGATCCTGAGTCCTCAGGCGTTGGAACGTTTGCGTCAACATGGTCAATTGGCGCTGGATTTGGTTAAGGTACTTTACCCGCAAAAGTCCATCGACCCCAAAGACACTAAACTGCTCGGCGATAAATTACTGCCCCGTAAGACGCTTCAACAACTCCTTGATCGCACCAGTCGACAAGCAACGATGCGGACTGTGGGTAGTTACAGCATCATCGTCCGACCGAAGGAAGATCTCCATGCCGATTCTTAATCCCAAAGCGCCAGCACCCGCTCCAGAGAAAAACCTGGGCCATGCCGTTGCGCCCGAAATTCAAAGTAACGTGGTCGATACCCGGTACCAACCTCACAAGTCACTGTTGGCGTACGTGGAAGGGGCCAGTTGGATTGTCAACTACTACAGCCAAATCTTAGGTAAAGATGATGAGGTCTCTGATCTCCAAGTCAACCAAGAGGCGGCCTATCAACAATACCGTTTGGTAAAGCTTCTGGAACTCAAGGTTACCGGCGAGCTTTCCCAAAGCCAAGATGCCAATACCCGCACGTGGGAAGTATCTGGTGAAGCCACTGTCTACGCAGGAGTGATTCCTAACGTAGGTGACGTATTCATTGCAGACATCGGCGACGGTAAAGAAGGCCTGTTTACTGTTACGGCTTCTGAGAAGAAGTCTCGTCTTCATGATGCGGTGTACACCATCTCGTACAAAATGCGTTCTGAGATGGATGACTTGCATCGACGTGACCTCGACAGTAAGGTTGTGGTGGAACAGGTGTTTGTTAGAAACACCCTCCAAACCAATCGTAATGCCACCCTGGTCACTACCGAGTTCGAACAACTGGCCAAAATCGAGGCAGGTTACAAACACTTGGTGATGCATTACTTCCGAGACTTCTTCAACATCGAACACCAAACGTTATTGGTGCCCGATCAACCGGAGAAGCTGTACGACCCCTTCTTGGTCAGTGGGGTGTTGTCGACCGTTGAGCAGAGTGAACATCCGCTGATCTACCGGATCAAAGTGTTGAACGTTGAACGCGATCCGGCTTTCAAGGAAGTTAACTTGTGGCAGTGCTTGGCGCAGAACAACGTGGATCTGTTGACCATGGCTTTTTATCAAGCCGGAGTGGCACCACGCGAACGCTTCAACGAGCACCCACAGTTCAATGGGTTCTATTACAGCGGTATTGAATCGATTGTCTACCCCACCGACAAAACCAATCTTAAGGTGGTGGATTCGACACGCAGTGATCGGACTGATTACCAAGGATTGAACTACGGGTGTGAATACATAGACCCACTGATACCCGAACGTATTGTGGGAGGTTCTCGTCGCAGTAATAACCTGAACAAGATCCTTCAAGCCAGCACTGACCTCGCAGGCTTTGAAAAGGGATCAGGTAGTGAGCCGGTACTGATCCATCCGGTGACCATTGACGACTTCTACGTCCTCAGTCGGGCATTCTACTACCAAGAACAAGGTCAATCCGTGTTGGAGTTGGCGACGCGCAATACCTTGGAAGGCAAGCCTGTGGATAAAGCCGATCTGTTACGATTGGTAGAGTCTGCTAAGACTTGGCCCAACCTTGAGCGCTTCTACTACATCCCACTGGTGTTGATCCTCATCAAGTACGCCATGGCAGATTACTAAATGATCATCGAAAAACCTGGGCACACCCCCGCCGAAAAGATCTTCAAATACTACGTCGATTGCATGATCCCACAGCTGTATCTGATCGACCAATCGTTTGCCGAACACTTCGGCCTGCACACCTCGATGGATGATGCTGTGGACAACGGACGTATGAACGCTCCTGTTCCTGCGCGTCTGACGGTTGCGCAGATGGCGGATAAAGCCCGCCAGGGTGCCCAGATTGCACTGATCAACCCCGATGATTCCAAACAGATCTATGAATGGATTCGGGACCATATCAGTGACTGGCACGATGCTCTGTTGTTAGACCCCAACCGTCGCGATGCACCGGTAGAGGACCTGGCTACCTTGGAAGAGTTCGCCGAACAGCTCTTCCCCATGGCTCGGATGTACATGGAAACCCAACCGACCAATTCCAAGCTGTTCAACGCCTTGGATCGACTCAACAGTCGTCGTAGTGTTCGTCGACGTGCGTCCCAAGAGCAGGCTGAAATGCCAAAAGTGGATTATACCCACAATGCGCTGGCGCACGCCATTACGGACATGGTTGATAAACGCGGAGGTAAGGACAGTGCTGGAGAATAGTTCCTTAATCAACGCTGTGCGGGAAGTGACGGACAGCCGTACGCCACTTCCCCAATATCGCTACAGTTGTAGTGTACGCCTACCGGACGGTCGTGAATTGGTACCGTTACGGGTGGTGTCTACTGACATTGCCCGTGACTACCTCAAGACGTTCGCCGATGAGTCGTATATCACGATCGTCTTTGGGGTGGGGACGTACAGCAAATACATCTATCCCAATAAAGAGCGGCTGTCGGTGCAACTCACTCGTGAAGTCATTGGGGATCACGCCACAGCCGATGATGAACCGATCATCACCCGAGAATACAAAGCCGTTCTGTGTGAGACCAAGGATATTGCTGCCGCTTCGGGTTCAGGCATTCTGGATAACGTTGAGGTCGCTGACTCAGCTAACGTTGCCAATGTACGCCTGCAGTTGATCGATCGATCGGTTGAGTGGTTGCGGTCTGTTTCAGTGGGTGGGAGTTTCCGCAAACGTACAGCAGCAGATCTTCTGTTGACTTTGTTGACGGTTAAAACCCAGGAGATTCCGCGTGAGGTGGTGGGTACCCAAGGACGTGTTGACATGGTACCGCCAGACAACCTTGAACCTCGTGACCACATTGTAGTGCCTCACGGTAAGCCGTTGGTGGAACTGGCTGATTTTCTTCAAGAAGAATGTGGGGGGATTTACAACACCGGGTTGGGTATTTACTTACTGGCAGGCGACTGGTATGTATGGCCAGCACTGAACACCAAACGTTTTGACCAAAGTCCTCGTGGACTCACGGTCATTAACGTACCAGAAGAGAAGATGCCGAGTATCGAACGAACGTGGCTGACTAAAGGGAATCAATTGATTGTCTTGTCCACTGGTCGCACGGACATTACCGATACTTCAGATAAAGCAAAGCTGGACAAGGGGATTGGTATTCGGTTCAACGACGCCAAAGGTCTCTTAGACAGTTTTGTACACACTGTCGGTAACGTAGCCAAAGCCTCTCGAGGTAAGAACGTTACGGAGGTGTTGATTGATCAAGCAGTGGAGGGATTGGCACACGTTACGCGTGGGGCCAAAGCAACCAGTAACTTGTTTGCTGAGTTGTCTAAAACAGTCTTTCGCAAGGGCAACAATGTAACTGCCACGTGGGAGAACTCTGATCACACCCTGCTTTACCCCGGCATGCCTGTACGCTTCATGTACGAGCATGAAAACCAAGTCCGCATTCGTTATGGCGTTCTGGTGGGGGATCAACACTTTATCTCGATGGAAGGTAGAGGTGGTACGAGCCAACGGTTTAAATCCAACACGGCGCTGTATTTATTCCTGGATAAGGAAGAGGAGTAACGATGTTCATTGTGTTTGAAGGCGGGGAAGGATGTGGCAAAACCACTCTGCGTAATGCGTTAGCCACTCGCCTTGAGTGCATGGGTCACGAGGTGATTCAAACTCGCGAGCCTGGCGGTACGCCGATGGCTGAAGAGATTCGTGAAGTACTGCTGCGCCACCGCGACGAGAAAGTTGATCCGCTGACCGAAGCTCTGTTGTTCTTCGCCGGCCGGCGCCAGCACATCGAACAAGTGATCAAACCCCATCTCCGTATGGGTAAGATCGTATTGTGCGATCGTTTCATTGACTCGACTTACGCACTCCAGTGCCGTGGTGGTAACCTTTCACGACACACCTTCAATGCGTTGGTCAACACCACGTTGGGCGAATTTCGTCCTGACTTGACTGTGGTGATCGACGTCGACCCCAAACTGTCTTTCGAAAAAGTAAGTGCCCGTGGGGTACTGGACCGGATGGAAGCCAAGGGGTTGGAATACCACCAAAGGGTGCGTGAAGGCTTCTTGGATCAGATCGAAGCAGATCCTAGCCGTTACTACCTGATGTCCGGTCATCGCGACTTGAACAAGATGGTTGATGAAGTCATTAACCGTTCTGGTTTGTGACCGCATAAAAGCCTACAGGGAGGCTCACGCCTCCCTGTATGCCGTTTGCTACTTAGTACTCAAAACCATTCAGGTCTTGGTTCGGCAGTACGCTGCTCAGCTCAACCGGCGGAGCCTCGTAAGCCAGGACGGTGATCTCTACGGAACCGATATAGCCGTAGCTACCGTCGATAGCCTGCAGAGTCAGGACCTGAGAGGTTACGCCTTCTTCGAAAGCAGGGATCTCGGCGACGGTGAATTCGACTTCACTGTCAGAGACCAGCAGCTGACCAACAACGTCGGCTTTGACGTCAGCCAGAGTGGTGGTCTCACCCAGTTGAATTTCGATCGGAGCTACCGGAAGACCAGCCAGATCCAGACGGGTGTAACGATGAGTCTGAGAACCCACCATACCACTGCCCGGTTGAGCACTGACCACGATCTGGGTGTTGCGTGGATTGACCCCCGTCTCATCCACGAATACCGCAGGTGCACCGATCGAGATCTGCTCAAGAGTGAACGCTTGGGCGTTGTCCGCATTGACCAGAGCCAGAATGTTTTCAATACCACTTTTCAGGATATCGTATTTCATGGTTTGTTTCCCCTTTGGTTTCCTACTGCCCATTTAAAGTGAGAGTACGTTTCCCCTCTCATACCATACCTGACACCCTGAGTCGGTAATTAAACACATTTGAGACATACATTATAAAAGTGACTCTGCTACTGGGTGTTGTATCATGTTGGTGACTGTTGATGTATCGGACCTCCATTTGGGATCTAATCATCTGTTTCGTCTACTAGAACCTTACCTGCTTGATTGTGCCCTGAACTACTGCGCCAGCTACCGTTATATGGAGTATGAGAAATTCCATACCGAGATGATTGAATACCTCTTTGACGGTACGTTGTGGGACGAAGACTTCAACGATGATCGTGTGGTGATGGATCGTATTAACGACCTTGAAGAACACGAGTTCAATTCGTTGGTGATGTTGAGTTATTCGGTGTACTTAAGGGTCATTCAGTACTTCTCTCACATTTGGAAGATTCAGCCATTAAAGGAGTCGGTCTTGGTCATGTACCAAGGGCAACTCAAAAACTACCGTTTGATTCAGGTGGAGATCGAACTCGATGTCCCTGATCACCTGATCAGTGCGGTGCACAATCAACAACAACTTCGTCGTAAACGTAAAACCCCAAACTTAACCTACATTCCTCAAGGAATCTGAGATGTTTAAACTGATCGAAGACCGCATCAATGGTGAAAGCCGTTTCTCCCAAATCCGTGGGAGTTACCTTGGTAATGGCGAACTCGACGCTGAAGTATTGGCCGAGGTGGGCGACCTTATCAACAATGGGGCGACTGGCTTTGTATTGGCTTGGCATCCTGTCAACGATAACAGTGAGGATGTGATTCAGTATGCTCGCATTCTCCAAATCCCTCAACCCCGAGTCATGCGCACTGTGGTTATCGAAGGGGTAGATGGTGTCCCGGTGACCGTCTCACCAAACCTGTCCCCTGATGTCCGCTATGTAGTCATCGGGGATTTGTCTTTTTATGACGTTGCCGAATACACGGTGATGCGTAAGGAAGTCGAAGACATCTGTGTGAAGAACGCTCGCCCTCGCGCGTACTTCTTGGACGGCGGCGAACTCTGTGATTACTTCACCCTGAATTACGCTGCTTTCGATGACAACAGCGTGTTGTACCCGACAGTCCCCAGCATCTGGATTGTCGACAGCGCAGGGCGCCATACGTGCCGTGCGTTTACACCAAACTTCCGTCCCGCAACCTTGGAAGACCTCGAGGACCTTGACGATGACGACAGTCACACTGACTAAGTGCGGTTATCAAGACGCACCCATGGTAGTACTCACCTACCAGTTCGAGGAAGAGTTGTTCATCAAAGGGGTGCTCGAACACCCTGACTTCCATGTCCCCGAACAATATAACATTGACTTGGTCTTCTTTGAACGAGATACCTACGGCTGGCCCGTAGAGATCGTACGTCAACGTGAAGACGGTCATGTCTACAACGTGCGGATCGGTTATCTCGACCAAGATCCCGCCAATCTTAATCTGTAAGGAAGTGGTGTATGCGCGGTACCCAATGGAAAGCCTTTATCGACAAAGCCATCAACACGATGGAAAACCACCCGAAGGATGCAACCCTGTTGCAAAATTTGGGTGTGGACCGACTTGCGTCGCTGGCCTTGCGGGTGGTTGAGGCGTTTCCTCAATATAGTGAGTCTCACCCGGAAACCACGCAACGGTTTTTGGCTCTGGTAAAAGAATGGCCGTTCCGCAGCCATATTGAGTTCTTACCCCCAGAAGAAATCCAAGCCTTGGTCGAAGAGTACAACATACAGTTATAAAAAACTAGCAAGTCCCATGCTGTGAGCAAAAGCCTTTAACCTTAACCTCCCCGAAGTAGTCAGACTATGGCCGCTATTAAAACCATCGCACGCGAACAACTGTACACCAAACTGGCCTGTAAGGGCTATCACGTTCAAGCCATCCTGCGATGTGTGGAGGAACTCACCCCCGTTGAAACTGAGCCGGTTGTGTTATTTAAACTGGATGATGTGGACAACTGGATTGTTGCTAACGCAAAAACCCCTACCCAACCTACAAGGAAATAACGACCCATGTCGAAGAAAGAACTGATCCTCGTTCATCCCACCGCTCAGATCAATGACCTGTTCCCGAAAGAAGGCTTTGCCACCGGCACGGACATGGCCCCGAACTTCGCCAATATCCAGCAACTGGAAGCCGCTCTCAATGAAGGGCTGGCCATCAAGCGCCGTGAGGCGGTCGAAGAAAACCCGGCCTATCGTCACCTGCTCCCCTACGTCCAGATCTTCCGCGTGAACCCCGAAGGTGAACTCGAAGTTTTCGTTTACCAGCGTGTGAAAGGTAGCGGCGAAGAGCGCCTGTTGGGTCGTCACTCTATCGGTCTGGGCGGTCACATCAACGTCAGCCATGCTCAGTTCTACGATGCCCACAGTAGCCTGAACCTCGGCATGACCATCATGTACAACGTGATGGAAGAGCTGTGTGAAGAACTGACCCTCAAAGGGCAGCCGATCATCCAAGCCCTGCTCGACGAAAACATCCGTGCTCAACCGAGCATCTACGGCTACCTGAACGACAACAGCGACCCGGTCGGTCAGCGTCATCTCGGCGTGACCATGCTGATGATGATCCCTTACGGTCTCGAGCCGGTCATGGGCGAATCCTCGGCTGTCGGCCTGGGCTTCATTCCGCTGAGCAAGCTGCGCCAAACCCTGGCCGACTACAACTTCGAAAACTGGTCGAAGCTGCTGATCGAAGGTTTCGAAGACAGCTTCATCGAAGACCTGACCCAAGCAGGTCTGGCTGCAGCGGTGCAGTTCGCCGACTTCAAAGCCCAACAGGAAGAGGCCCTCAAAGGTCTGGTTGCCGTGGGTGGTGTTGAAGGCGTGCAAGAAGCCCAAGAAACTGTTTCAGAAGAAGGCTGTTCGGCAGAGTGTCAAGCTGAACGTCTGTAACCCATAAATGTATCAGAGTGGGTCGTAAGGCTCACTCTGCTATGTCATCAAGGAACGAGTATGAGCACCCCAGGCTTCATTCAACGCGCAGCGAATGCGCTGTTTAAATTCTCCAAACCCCATCGTCGTAGTGAGTTGTTTATCAAAGTGAAAGCTGCGATTAAAGCTGATGGGTGTGCCTACGTTCGCCACAACGATCTAGGAGGTCGTCAACTCGGCCTTAGTTCGCAAATTCGCATGATTACAAGTGCGGACTACGATCGCAGTAAACGCGAAGAATCCTACGCAATACTCAACCCCTACACTCACGAACGCAGTACCTTTACCTACACCGTGGAAGAGGTTCCCAAAGCCGCACTGTTGCCCGCTGGTAACTTCAGGTATGTAGCCCTCACCCAAGGTGTGGACGAACGTCTGGCGGCATCCTACGCTGCCAAGGCGATGTCTTTGCACCGCGTGGTTGAATGGGTGGTCGGGACAGATACCTTTGGTAATCTGCTGACCCTGTACTCGGGGTCTCGTCCCTGTGACAGCGCTAGTCTTTCCCAAGGCAGTATCATCAACTTCAATGTCCTGGATGCTGAAACACTGAAGTTCAAACACATTATCCACTGGGACTACACCAAAGGCCACCTGTGGAATGCGGTATTAAATCCCATCCCGATGGGTCGTCCGTTACTCAGCCATTGGTTATTAGCCAGTGAACCTGAGGAAAGTTTGTTCAGCTGGACCTTCAAGACTCAGCGTTATGTTGAAGAAGACCATCCCCATGTTCGCACTAAGTGGGGAACCCCGTGTTTTGGCGGTTTCAATTATGGTGACCTCGTAGCGACCCCTACGTGGGTAGGAATGGTTGTGGGTGAGTGTACTTCAGAGAAAGAAGAAACCACCATGGTTGTAGTTGACTTCCCTGGCCGTCGCGATACGACCATTGTCAAATACAGCACGTACCGCCCCGAGCGGATGTTTAGCTTGGTTGATCTCGTTCACAAAACTCAGGTTACCTCAATCCAACAAGCAACTGCCTAATTTTAAAGGACTAAGTTCCCATGTCAACACAAAACTACGGTCAATTTCGCACCTTCCTCGCCCCACAAGCTCGTGAGGCTCTGTTCGTTAAAGAAGAACCCGATATGTGGGATCGGCATTTCGAAGTGTTGGGTGATTGCCCTAAAGACCATGCGCGTGCGTTTCACTTGACAGCCTTCATGACTGAAAGTGCCATCGTGGTGCTCACTACGGTCATTGATCGACCCTTGGGTGATGCTATCCCTCCAGTTGACCTAGCCCAAGTCCCTGTAAAGCCCTCTGTATGGCTTGGGTTTCCTGAAGGCTTGGACCATGCCATTGATCAGTTCATTGATCAGCTACAGGGGTGTATGACCTACGCCAGTGAACACCAACGTGAACGTGACAAAGACCGCGTACTCAGTCACTTCTGGGCCGGGTTACAAGCCTCAGGCCGTGTTACAGTAGTGCTTTAACCCAACTCAAGGCCAGTTCGCTGGCCTTTTCTTTTTGGATCGGTAAAAGGAATAACCCATGCGTAAAATGTACTTTGCTCTGAATGCGTTGATCACACCCCACCTCAAGGAACTGGATACCGGGATCTCGCTGACCTTCTATCCTGACATGGACTACGTCCAACCCAACTTCAATGAAGACGTGTTGTCTTTGGAGATCGACGAATCTCAAATCGTTCAATACGACGGGGCAGAAGGTTATGCCACCTTGAGCGAGATGCGCCGTAACGGCAAAGAACCTACGGGCTTGTGGGTACAAAACGAAGGTGCGTCGGTACGTTACAACGGGCCTATCAGTTTCCTTCAAGTCGCTGAGACCGTGGTGCGAGCACCGTCACACAACTTGGAAAGCGTCCCACACATTCGCGTTATCATCACTTCTGAAAGTGAACTGCGTACTGATCCTTGGTGGTGGTCGACCGATGCCGTTAAAGTGTTGGTTAAACAATTCGCACCCGAGTGGGCGACCATTGGCTACGCTGGTGTAAAGGTCAACGACAAAGCCTTCGAAGCGTTTTACGTCCCCACTGTCGTCAAGCCTAAAGAAGCTCGTAAAGCGGTGGAAGAGTTGATGAGAACCGCTACCACAGCGTTGGAAAACGTAGGTGAAGCGTTCCACACCTTCGACAAGAAAGACATCGACCTCGACTTCTTTTTCTAAGCACTACCCTTTGTCGCAGACTGTTGTCTATATATGCCCCACGAGGACATTACTTAAGTTGTTGGTATGAATTCAACTCCCGTACGATCAAGTTTCGGTATATCCCCCGCCCAGTACTTGAGATTGAAACTTTAAATTTGGAGAACGATGGAGATTTAAGACGACTAATCCTCGCCGCACTCGCCGAAGCTAGCAGTTTTGTCATTTGATCAACTAAACGCTAACCCTCCTTGATAAGGAACGACTCATGCCTCACCGCGACAATAGCCCAACCGGTCAGTATCACGCCCTGATGGAAGACATTCTGGATAACGGCATCCATTGCGAGAACCGTACCGGAATCGACACCCATAGTGTGTTTGGGCGCGTGATGCGCTTTAACATTAGTGAAGGTAAAGTTCCCCTGCTTCACAGTAAGAAGGTCTTCACCAAAGGTATCATCCACGAGTTGATCTGGATGCTCTCAGGCGATACCAACATCCGCTACCTCAAGCAACACGGGGTGAATATCTGGGACAGTTGGGTCAAGAAGGGCACCGAGGAATACGTGGACGGTGTACTCGTCGCAGGTGAACTTCCGAAGATCTATCAACATCAGTGGCGGCGTTGGGAATCGATCAAGACGGTGGACAATGACAGTCCTCTGGTCGATTACTACCGGGACAAAGGGTATCGGCTCTGGACTGAAGTCTATCAGCCTGAAGACCACCTGACGTACGCCATCATGAAGAAGGAGTACGATCAAATCCAGATGTTGGTCGATAAGCTCAAGAATAACCCCGACGATCGCCGTATCATCCTCTCGGCATGGAACGTGGCGGAGATTGACGAGATGGCTTTGCCGCCCTGTCACACCCTCCTTCATCTCAAACCGTACAAACTCGGGTTGACGGAACGCAAGGTGATTGCTGAAGAACGGGACATCCCTCTGGAACAAGTAGCAACCCATCGGTTGTCTGGTCTGCTTTATCAGCGCAGCGCTGATGTACCGATCGGAGTCCCCTTCAACATCGTCCAGTACTCGCTTCTGATCCAAATGCTGGCCCATGTCACCAACATGGAAACGGGTGAGTTTGTCTGGGTGGGTGGCGATTGCCACGTTTACGAAGACCAAGTGACCACCGCCAATCAACAGCTGGCGCGTCCAACCGAAGGTCCGTACACACCTCGTATCGTCCTCAACCCCGAAGTGAAGGACATCTTCGATTTCACCATCGACGATATTCAAGTGGTGGACTACCATCCACAACCGGCAATCAAGTACCCAGCAGCAGCGGTGTAAGACGACATAGAGGGTGGGACACCCCACCCTCTTTTTTAAACTGGAGGTCCTAATGGACATTCGCTGACCAGTTAAACTTAACGGTTGTGTGGTATCTAATAGAGACTGCACAGCTTTTCTTTGGGGGTTTAGTGTGAACGTTTTTATCAAAGCAGACAGCGTGAAGGAGGCATCGATGCAAATAGACCTCTTTGCACCTAAGGAGTCTGATGTGGTAAGCCTGACCCCCAAAGCGTCAGGCTACCTAGCCAGTTATCAACATCAACCTAATTACCAATACCCTCCTTTGATGGTGGTCAATGGTGTTTTGGATGTATATGTAGCGAACCTCCTTAAGCGCTCTAAAAACATTGCAGTATCCTGGTGGCTGATGGGTAGTTACGCCTATTACTACTTGGATGAGACCATTATCAGTGATGAGTTCTTTGACTACTTGACCGTTCTGATTCGTGAAAACTACGATGAAATCGTCCATGTTAACAAAGACCTTATTACCGAAGATCGTCTTTCTTGTGGTTCGGCATACGACTTACGTTTGTACCCAACTCGTGTGATGAGCTGTACCCAACAAATTCTGACACAAATACGCAAAGTCCGTCCCGATTAACGGGGCGGGCTTTATACCGTATTTATTCAGAATCTTATGAAAAGGAACTAAGGCTACGCTTGGGAAACTGGCCTCTCTTGCAAGTCGGGTTCTTGTTTTTTTTTGCCTTAATACACAAACTGGAGTCTTCATTATGTCTGAGAAACGTTTCTTCGGTTTCGTGGAATTCGGTGCGTGGGTGCGCAGCCAAGTCCAAACGTTGACCGATTATCTGAATCTGGAGTTGAGTGAAGTCAACACTCGGATGGATGGGGTGGACCAAACTCTTCAGAGCAAAGCCGACCAAAGTGCTTTGGATTCGACCAATCAAGCGGTAGCGACCAAAGCCAATCAGAACGAAGTGTCCGATGCATTAGACACTAAGTTGGATGCTACTGCTACAGCGGTAGATTCGGCTAAGTTGGGTGGACAACTCCCTACCCATTACGCCACAGCAGAAGCGGTAACTCAACTGGAAGCCGATGTCAACACCATGTTGACTGACCTCACTGCTGCGTTTAACGAAGGTGCTGACAAGATCAATGCGGTCTGAGTGAGGTGATGTATGGATGCTGAAAATCGTGCAGCTCTTTTGCAGTCCATTGATCGCTTTTCCACAGCTATACAGGAAAAGACTGATCAATTGGAGTCAGGTATTGCTACACAAGAACTCAACGCTACACAGCTACTTGAGTTGCGGGAAGTCGACGGTATTCCGTACAACATCGGGACTGTCCGTAAAGCGATATTCCAGGGGTTCGTAGGTAACATCGCCGGTGGCGGCGAAGAGATATGGTCACAGGGTGACTTTGGTACAGTCCCGAACTTGGGGACCAATGCCAACGTCTACCTACACCTCAAAGTGCCGGTGAACATCAACGTCAATTCAGAGATGTTGTGGTTTCACCTGACCGGCTACGCGTTTGGTTCGGCTAAGATGATCGATGAGACAATCGTCGGTTACAGCTATGCGGTTAGTAAAGCCCTGTTGAATAACAATGCCACTGGGAACTTCTCACCAACCCTTTACACCGATGTCAGTGGCAACGTGGTGATTCGGTTGTTGTTCCCAAGTATCTATTACACCACGCTTAAAATCGACACGATGCGGGTGGGTAATGGACGGTTGTTCAATAAGGGTGACTTGGTTGCTCGTCTTTCGCTCAGTGCTAACGTCAACTTCTAAGGTGTAATTATGAACGAAGAAGAAGTGCTTAAAGCGGCGTGGGCTTCGGTGCGTGAAACACGTAACCAACTGCTGCGCAAAACCGACTTCACCCAATTGCCTGACAGTCCTCTGTCGGTCGAGCAAAAGAGTGAGATGGCTGCGTATCGTCAACAGTTACGTGACATAACCGAGACCATTGAATCGCCATATGCGGTTGTTTGGCCGACTACACCGTCCTTCTAACTGTGAGGTGGTGTGATGATTGAATCGGTTAACCAGCTGGTCAATGCAACAGAACAACAGTTGATTGACTATGCGTTGCGCTTGAGTGAAGTCACAGAAGACTTAGCAGAGCTTAATGCTTTGCAAAGTGTAGAAGGTGACCCAACGCGTCCAGGGTGTGTTCGTCGAGGGATTTTCCAGGGCATCATTTACGCCACAGGTGGTGCACCGGGTCTAGGTGCGGCTGGCGATTTTCCTCGAACAGATTTGGGCGACACAAGTAACGTGTACCTTCATTTTAAATTGCCGCTCAAGATCACAACCAACAACCGTATGTTTCACCTGCGGTTTCGAGGCTATTGTTACGGGTCGGCTAAAATCATCGACGAGACCGTAGTGGGTTATTGTAAAGCGTCGGCAGGTCGGACTGAAGGGATTGCTACTAAAGGCAATTTCTCACCGACCGTGTACGTAGACAGTAACAACAACGTGATCGTTCGCATGTTCTTTTCCAGCATCTATTATTCTACCATGTCGATTGATTCGATGATGGTGTCTACAGGGGCTGAGAGTGCCATGTTTAATCGTGGGGACTTGGTGGCTAGGATGTCACTGGCCTCTACAGTTACCTTCTAAAGGGGTTACTCACAGAGGCGGTCACACGCCTCTGTGGGTTTTATAAAAGGTATCGTCATGACAATTCAAACACAACTGGTTGCGCTTAAGGCCAGCGTGGAAAAGGTTATCGCCGACACTACAACGGCACTGAAAAAGAAAGTGGCTTCGTCGTTTGCTGCCAACAACGCATTGTTGTTAGGCGGTAAAACCTTTGCTGAGATTATGTCCGCCAGTCAAACTTCAGCAGCTGCTCACATAGCCAGTCGTAATAACCACAATACCACGGCTGCCCAAGTAGGGAGCTATAGCACCGCACAAGTACAAGCGGCGTTAGCACAACTGTTGGCTGCTCAATATGTACCGATTTCTCGTTACGGGGCACCAGGTACCACTATTGCGCCCACTACTTCAGGTTTAAACCTGACCTTAAAACCAGTGTCCTGTTTCTTGGCTGGACTGTATGCCAATCTGCCACAACAGGTACTGAGTTTTGCAGGTTATACCAATCGCACCAACTACGTGTATTTAGAGGTGTCGAATGGGTCGTTGGTCTATGTGATCAAAACCGCTAAAACACCAGACACATTGACCAGCATGTTTTTAGGAACTGTTGTGACCTCAGCGACAGCTATCACTAGCCACACTTTGACGCACCTGTCTCGGTTGGACGTGTGTCGAATGGTCACCAACGCCAATGGTTCATTGGGTTTGGTTCGGGAGGTATAAATGAGTATCATTGAAAAAATTACCGCTTTGCGTAACCAGCTGGATACGATGTTCACCGACATCAAAACTCTACTGAGTAAAAAGTTGGCTCACGCCTCGGTAGCAGATAACGCCTTGGCCATTGAGGGTAAAACCCAGACCCATCTGACCAACACCGTGAACGTGGTTGTCGCCTCACATGAAGCGAATAAATCCAATCCTCACCAAACCACTGCAGCCCATTTGGGAATGCTCACCACGGCTCAGATAGACGCCTTATTGGCACCTTTGATGCCGCAAGGGCAGTTGGCAGTATCACGTTACGGGTCAATGGATACTACTTTCCCAACGGTGATCGGTAGTGGTGGCTGGGTGGTCAGTTTCCAAAACGCAGTGCCGGTGATCTTAACGGGACAAGAAGGGGTGTTGGTAGCAGCTGACTACGACTTGTCGCAATCGATTGTTAACCCGGCCAACAAAACGATTTACGTTTATGTGGTGTTAGATGCCGGGGCGTTGCGTTACCGGTTCAGTGAATCGGTGTTGGCTGAGACGGACGTACTGATGAACATTGGTACTCTCACCACGAATGCCTCAGGCATCCTGAGCACAGCGATTCGTAAAGTGTCGCGTCTGATGACGCAATATCGGGTATACACCAACCGAGACGGAACGATTGAGGTGGTCGCATGAAATTCAATCTCAACCTAACTACCTTGTCTGATGCGATGGGGCGGTACTTTCAGGCTTTACATGATAAAGCCATTTCACGTGTGGTGCCAACCGTCAGTGCTGACAACAGCGACGCACTGAATGACCTACCGTACAGCGATCTGGAAACACAAAGCCTACAAACGATCATGGACCATCAACTGGTTAAAGGCAACCCACACAACCTGACGCCGGCGGATGTTGGTGGTTATAGTGAAGCTGAGGTGCGTAGTTTGGCCGCCACACGGATGCCTGAAGGGATTCTGCCGTTATCCTCGTACGGCACACCCGACTACCTGCCGGTGGGTTTGGCCGCCACATTCGAAGGAGCCACCACCATCACCTCACCCAAAGATGCTGGTATGTTCGTGGAAGACGATGGAACATTGATCATACTGAGAAATGGGACCAACGGTTCAGGACGAGGTGTATACTACGCCTATTTAAGAAACGCGATGGTCGGTAACCTTCGCCAACCCATCCGTACCAATAAAAAGTACCGCCCATCCTTTTTTCCAGCGGGTATGGAAGCGGCATTTGTCATCAGTTGTAGCGAGTCGGTCATCATGGGTCGTCTCCAAGATGCGAATGGTGTTTTGGGGGATTACTTTATCTCACTAACCAACGGTACCTACAACGACGCCAAACACACTGGCGCCCTCATCTCAACCACTACGTATCAAGGTTCACGGGGAACAGCCATTCTGGCCGGCTCCACCATCTACTACATGATCCCGACGGGTCTTAACGCAAGCGGTGCGTTTGGTTATTTGGTTTACCAAGTTTCTAAAGCGGCCGTTCAAGCGGGCGGAACTGTAGCATTTACCTTGGTGACAGGTATCACTACTACAGGATTCAGTGGAACGGTAGCAAACGCTAGCTTGATCCATCTAGCCAACGTTAGCGTTAGTGACGATCCGGCCACTAAACCGCTGGTATTGTCAGTCGGTACTGGTTTTACAGCCCGCAACGTCTTCCACTACGAGATACCATACCTTCAATTGGCTGCTGACCCTGTCACCGGTAAATTGCGCGGGTTGGTGATAGGACGCTCCTATTTTGCTAACAGTTACTCCAGTACTCGAGGTGCAGTGATCTTTAGCTTCACCTACGATCCTGTGAGCAAAACAGCTGCGCTGGACGAGACGAACATTGTTCAAGCAACGATGACTCGTCAAGACAACAATTCCATTACTCCGTCAGGAACGTTGTTTTCTAAATCCGAATCGGCTTTAGGTTACCCGCCCACCGGCAACGTCTACGACGCCCGCATCTATTCGGGGAGTGGGTGGGTATTCCACATGATCAACAGCCAAACAGTAGATAGCGTGGCTTTGTATCGCTCACAGATGGTTGACTTCAGTGACAAATACGAAGCTCTGCGCATACCTCGTCAGTCTGTTATGAACTATAGTGGTATATCGCTACCGCCAGCATTTGGTAGTGCTGTGGGTGGTAAGTTGGCAGCCCCTATTGCGTTGTCGGATACTCGCATGATCTTCTTCTCCAATGGTCGGTCACGCAACGGTGAAACAATAGCCGGATTGGCATATACTGACTTGGAAGGACTCCCAACCGGGTATACGCACAAATCGATCTATAACGGTAGCTACAGTGGTTATAAACCGTCAGCGAACCGCGATTTCTTAACCGACATTGGTGTGAGTAACCCCATTGATCTTGCGGCACCAATCGTAGAGGTAAATGGATCTTCTCACACAGTAGCCGGTACGCGGTATTTGGATGGTTTAAAAACCACCGCCCCTGTACGCATTAATGCGGACTTTACTACCAGTGGTTCAGGGTCGATGTCACAAGCAGTGATTGATGACCTTAAAGCCAAATTAGCTGTGGCGTTATCGGCTGCTGGTGAAGCGGGTGTGGTTCAAGACATGGTTGTTGATGTGGTGTTCCCACAAGCCTCAGGCGTACCTCCATTCGCAGTGGTGATGGTCCTTTATACCAACCGTATCATCCAAAAGTTTGTGGCTCGTTTGAATGTGGTCGGTGGTGTAGCTAGTGGAGCAGTAACTGAAGTGACCGTACACTCACTGTCACCTCGGGTTCTTTTGTCCACGGGTGGCCTGTCTCTGTTACGCTATCAAGGCTATCAACTCTACGCCGGTGCGACAGTTATTTACACTGTAGGGTCTGTATGTCTGATCGGGTACGCTGGACCTTTTGGATATCTGTTTGTCGGGAACGGTCCTCAAACGTCCATCCGTTTTAAGTACAACAAAACCACCGGCCAGTTTGTTTTCGATGCTGGGCTGGGATTTGAGGCGTATAATGCTCTACACAGTAGTCGCTCGTACTATGCCTCACCGTCCTTGGGTCTAGGGATGATTTATGGCGTAGTCGGTTCCTCTGGAGCAAACGATGAGTTGACTAAATTGGTGTTTGTGCCGATTGCCAAGATCTCCGAGAGTGAATTCGACAATTGGGTATTGGGTAACGTCCCTAAAACCAATTACCGTGTTTTGACCTCACAGGAAGTAGCGCAAGGGTGGGTACTGTATTTCACAGAAGAAACTTCTGTAGTGCTCAATGGACGTTTCTACAAACTACCACCACAAAACTTTAACCTACTTACTCTCACCGCCACACCAGCGAACAGAACGTTCTACGTTCACGTTCAAGTGGTAAACGGTGAAGCCAAATACTTGGTGAGTCTGACCAAACAAGCCGACAGCACAACTCTGTTGTATTTGGGGCGTGTGGTGACAGGTGCCAGCACCATCACCTCAATTGATGTACGCAAAGCCTCGCGGTTGGAGAACATCCAATTGGTTGCTGCTGGTTAATTGTGGAGGGGTCACCACCACATACGTGGATCAGTACTTGGACAGTAGGCTATCCCTGGGTTCGTTGTCTGTTAGTCGTTATGGTGAAATTAACGACGACGACATCGGGGTTTCCGTTACTGGAAAAACAGTAAGGTTCACTAAACGAAACGTGGCGTTTATCCGAGGGCAGTCTAGGGTGTTCGATCAATTTGAAACTGTTATTCAAGACGAAGTGACGGCTAATAAAGTCTATCATGTCTACTTGACTATCGGTGGCGGGGTGGTGGAACACCAGATTAGAAGGGAGATTATGCCTGAGAGTTTGGAATCGATGTACCTAGGCTCTATTCGTTACGATGCGAGTGACAACGTACAATATGCTGGCTTCAAACCTGTAGTGAGGGTAGGTATTAACCGACTATCTCTGACACCTTGCGGTTCTGGCATCCCAGTCACAGGTGGTTTACCCAACGCAGTAGTGAAGTTAGACTCTAACTGGCGTTAGTCAATGGGGGTCTGTCCCTAAGCAATTTTATGAAGAGGGCTAGACTTACAAAGAGAAGACATTTTTCCAAACTTAAGTCTAGCCCTTATTTTTTTTTTGCCTCGATACTTAAACTGGAGACTTCACAATGACCAATAAACGTTATTTTGGGTTTGCTGATTTCAGCATGTGGGTGCGTGACCAAGTCACGGGGGTCATGGATGCCCTCAACCTTAAAGCTGATAAAACCAGTGTACACACGAAACAAGAAGCCCTTGAGACTTTCTTGGCAATTGCTGGAAAAGCTGTGGATTCATCCTTGCTTGACGGTAAAACAAAAGCCCAGATTATTCTTGAGGCAATCGCAGCAGCCAACCTAGACACTAAGTTGGATGTGACGGCCCGTACCGAATTTGCAACTGCCGCACAAGGCGTTAAGGCCGACACTGCGGTACAGCCTGACGTTCTTCAGGCCGCATTGAACACCAAACTCAATGCATCTGGCTATACCGCTGGTGACGTTTTGGCTAAGCTGTTGACAGTGGACGGTCCTAACTCAGGATTGGATGCTGACGCGCTTGATGGTAAACAACTGGCGACAATCGAAGCTGAGTACAAAGCCTTCACAAATGCAGCTATTTCGGCGCTGGTAGATTCTTCTCCTGATGCGTTGAATACGTTGAATGAGTTGGCAACGGCATTGGGTAATGATCCCAACTTTGCAACTACCATCACCAACCAGTTGGCTTCTAAAGTCGACAAGACGGATACACGGTTGACAGATGCCCGTGAGTGGTCAGCGACTACGATCACCCAGTCTGAAGCAGAGACAGGTGTGGCTACAACGCGTCGTGCTTGGACTGCACAACGGGTACGTCAGGCAATTGCTGCATGGTGGACAGGCTCTGCGGATAAAACCAAACTGGACGGTATTGCTGCTGGCGCCCAAGTCAACGTACCTACCGATTTGGGCTATACCACAGGTGCTACTGCCGGTACTATAACCAGCTCCACGGGTACGAATGCCAGTTTGCCTGGAGCCACTACTGCGGCGGCTGGGTTGTTAAGTGCGGCCGATAAAGCCAAGCTCAATGGTATCTCAGCCGGCGCCACTGTTAACTCCACAGACGCTGCATTGTTGAGCCGTAGTAACCATACGGGTACACAAGCGATCTCGACTGTATCGGGTCTTCAAGCAGCTCTGGATGCCAAGTTCAGTACGTCGGGTGGTACCGTAAACGGTAACATCACGGCTTCGACTTTCTATACGGGGAACTGGTTCCGTTCCACCGGAGCAACAGGTTGGTATAGCGAGACCTATGGTGGCGGCATCCATATGTCGGATACTACTTGGGTTCGTGTGTACGGGTCTAAGAGTTTCTACGTTGAGGGTAACATTGCAGCCACAGGTGAGATCAGTGGCTTCTACTCCGACGAACGTCTGAAAGAGAACATGACGCCGATTGAAGGGGCTTTGGAAAGTCTACGTACCATCACGGGCTATCGCTATACGGCCAACGAATTGGCCGCAGGGTTTGGCTACGACCCCCTCAAACCTGAGGTGGGTTTCAGTGCTCAAGAATGGCAAGTCGTTGCGCCTGAAATTGTTGAGTTGGCACCTTTTGATTACGATGACGACGGGGAACCGAATGTCTCAAGATCGGGTGAGTACTACCTCACAATGAAATACCACCGCACACTTCCGTACGTGGTAATGGCGATCAATGAGCTGGCGGACTTGGCTGACAATGATCGATCGAAACTCGATCAATTGGTGCTGTCGGTTGAGCAAATCAAAGTGCAACTTACCGAACTCCAAAGCCAACTCGAAAAATAAGCCCTGTGTATAGGACTGAGCCGCTACGACTCAGTCCTTTTTTATTGCGAGGTAATACACCATGGCATTGCCTACTTCCGGTCCGATCACATTCAGTATGATCAATACTGAATTGGGTCGTCCTGCCAATCAACAATTAAATTTGAGTGATGCCTCTATTCGTCAACTAGTAGGTGCACTCAGTGGTCAGGTGAACTTGTCGATGTTGCGCGGCAAGGCCGTTAACAACAGTCTGGCTGAAATCACTTTGGGTGCCGTTTCCTATGTACCCACATCTGGGTATGAGAATGTGGGTTTCGGCTCAGCCACGTACGGCTCGGTTTCACCGACCACGTTATCTGGCTACGCCATTTCGACTTGTTCGGTAATGAATTATGCCGGTAGCTACAGTGTGTCTTTTGAAGTCAATACGGGTGGAGCGAGACCTGCTTGGTCCTACGCGACCAAACTGGTAATTGGTGGGGTGACGTTCTCAGGAGCCTTTACAGTTGTTACAAACACTAAAACTGGCACCAGTACAATTGTCTTTTCTGTTGCTATAACCGCGGCACAATTTACGACTGTAAGAAGCGCTATCCTCAATAAATCCACTGTCGTTAAACTCCTCCCATAAAGGTGACTCCATGTTTAATTTTGTCAGTCGTAATGAAAAGAGTGTGGTGGTAGAAACACTGCATGGGAATGTGGAGATCTTTTACGAGCCTATGGATGTGGGTGCACTCCCTCCAGACGAAGCATTCCTTCAAGGGATGGCCTATGCGGTTCTGTTCAACTGCGGTCTGCCTCATCAACCCGCCACCAATCACAACGAAGGATTGGAAGAAACCCAAGTGACTCGAGAAGTCACGGAGGAGATTTAAATGAGTACAACCTATACCCGTAACGGTTGGAACGTCACTCGCGTAAATGGCTTTGACTTGTTCGAACTGGTTCTGGAAAAAAACAAGATCGCCGCAGTACCTGTAGACGTGCCCGCACAAGCGACTTTGGGTTCCAGCGATGCAGGTATCAACACCTACCGATTCAACGCCTTTATCGAAGGGGCTTTTAAAGTCGGCTCTACCGTTACACCCGAATTCATTCGGAGTCGTGGTGACGGTGGCGATGAGAGTCGTGTGACCATCAAGGGTAGTTTTCATCTGCTGGGGATGGAGGATCGCAATCGGTTTATGTGCATCAATGCACAAGACCCGATGGCCAAGCTCTACCTGTCGAAGAACTACGCGTTGGCTCCCGGTGAGTCGTGTGTGATCACCCCTCGAGAGATGGAGCAAAATGTCTTTATCGTAGAAGGGGCTCTTCAGGTAAATGACGGCGGGGTGTTCAATAGCATCAAACACCTTCGTTTGACTAAACCCCAAGACTACAGCTTCCGTAATACCGGACAAGACAATGCGTTCCTGGTCTATGTTTATGAAGCAACTGTAGAAGAAGTCAAAGCCCAATGTACCAACGTTCCGGTGGAGAGTTTAGCCACCGTCGAAAGCCTTCAGGAGTAACGCATGCAAACCCCACCTTTCATGATTACCTACTCACGACTTAAAGTCGTTAATCGGTTGACCGCAGCCTGTGTCCTTACAGCGCCCTTGGTGGCGTACGTCTTTGGCATGAGTTGGGGACTGTTGTTTGCAACCCTTGCTATCTGGCAGTTTTTGCAAGTGATGGGATTGGTGGTGGGAGCGCATCGTTATTTCTCTCACCGGATGTTCACAACCAGTCGTTTCTGGCAGTGGGTGATGGCAGTCAGTTGCGTAGGTGCCTTGACAGGTCCGCCTTGTGTATGGGCTGATCTGCACATCAAGCACCACAAACATGCCGATGAAGACGATGATCCGTATATCGACTTTATCCGCACAGGAGTCTCACCCTTCAGCCACGAAAACTTCAAAGGCAACCGCATGTTGCTTAAGATGTTGGCAAGTGACCCGATGCACGGATTGACTATCAAGTATTACTTCTTGATCGTAGCGCTGTTGGCAGCTGGTCTGACCTCGGTGGGTGTACTTGCAGGACTTGATCCTCTGACTGCACTCTTCTGGTTGTACCTCGTTCCAGGTGGTATGTGTCACATGACTTTGCGGTTTGTGGTTTGGTCAGGACACGTACCGGGACTGGGTTACCGTAACCACGAAACACCTGACTTGAGTCACAACTGGTGGTTCGTATCACTCATCTCCGGGGGTGAAGGTTGGCACAACAACCACCATCACGACCAAACGGCCGTTAACCTTCGTGAGAAGTGGTGGGAATTCGATCCAGCTTATTGGATTATCAAGGTGATCCGTAAATGAAATATCTACAGTTCAGTGGCAGGGCTTCGGTTCTGGTAGCTGTGCTGGCAATGGGAATCAGTCTGTTCTGCGTAATTCACCCCAGTGCCTTATGGGTACTGGGGAGTTTTATGGCCTTTCAAGTGTATTGGGTCTGCGGCGTCGCCTGTGGGGCTCATCGGTACTTTGTACACCGTTCATTTGAAACCAGTCCATTCTGGCGGGAGTTTATGGTGTGGGCTATCTGTGCCGCCGGAGGACTCCATCCCTATATCAGCATTGCTATCCACCGCGAGCACCACAAACATTCAGACACCCCGAACGACCCCCACAACCATTATCGCGGTTGGGGTTTGGTCAACGCTAAGAAACTGAACCTCACAATCCCCCGACGGTTACTCAAACAGTTTCTAAACGACCCTGTTGCGATGCGTATTCAAAAGTACTACCTTTTGTATCCTCTAGTAACGGCCGGTGTTCTAGCCTTGATCTCGTGGGAGGCTCTGATCTATTTGTGGGCGATCCCAACGGCGTGTACTCAGGTATTACGCAAAACAGTTTTGCTCGACTGGGTCCATAGGTTCGGATACCAGAGTTGGAACACTAATGATGACTCACGCAACTCCAAACTTTTAGCACTTTTGTTTGGGGGTGAGGGTCTACACAACAACCACCACGCTTTCCCCAACCGCTGGGACATGGCCATGAAAAAAGGCGAAATTGACCCAGGGGCGTGGTTTATCAGGCTAATCAAACGATGAAATTGAACCTACTTCAGAAAGCCTTTCTTAATGATGGAAAGGCGATGATGTACAGCAGTTTGAACGTCCCTTTATTCCCATGTGACCGCAACCTGATGCAAGAAGCGGTGGACGAACTGACTCATCACATCCCACTTCTTAAAGCCTGTGTGGTCAATGGTAAAGTCGTGGAACATGATCGGGTGTTGGTAACACAAGGTCACGGTAACCTCCACCAACAGATTCCAACCTGCTTATCGGTCACCGAGGACGATAACGGATTTTGGATTGGTTTGTCCCACGAGTTTGTTGATGGTTGGACGTTCATGAAGACCACGCGTGAACTGTTCCACATTGCCCGAACTGGTGAGGTAGGGACTTATGTATCCAACCAACCTTTACCGAAAATACAACCGACGGGACCAATGGAACTGAGACCCTTTGTCTTTGAAGGGGAGGTCGGTTTAGCCAACACCTACAGCATCCCCATTGGTACCGGTTACTTGCGTCAAGCTAAAGCCCTAGGGATGCGTGTACAGGACTACCTCGCTCAAGTGACTTGTACGGTATTGGATAACCCTAACATCATCACCACGCGCTTTGTAGAAGGGTGTGAGGACTATTGGGGACACTACTCGCTCTATGCTTTAGGGTCTAATAAAGACGGGAAGTTCTCGCTCGACATCAGTCACGAAAACTTCACTCGTTTGATCATGAAGTTTGGTTTGAGTGAGAAGATTGGAAACTTCTTTGTAGGCTCTTTCCCGATAGGTTCCAGTCACTTTGAACCTACTGAACTGGTACAGTTTCTAAAGAAGAATCAGATGGGAAGACTCCAAGTGATCTCCTACAACGGTACGCATCATTTGCGGGTTGCTTTTAATCGAGCAATCCCAAACCAAGAATCGTACCTCGAACAATTTGTGACACTTTTGTCTTAAGGGGGTTGATATGAAACTTTGGGAATACACTCGTTCGCGGGGCGAGTTCATGCCGCTGCAGGTGTTGTTAGTAGTGACACTACTACCGGTTCTTCACTACACAACACAACTGAATTACCAGTGGTTGTGGGCGACTTTGGGTGTGGTGGCGTTTTTCAACATTTGTTTGATCGAAGCCTTTGCCCATCGCTTCTGTACTCATGGGGCGTATCAACTTAGCAAACCTGTTGAGTGGTTATTGGCAGTACTGACCAGTGTGGTACCGGGAACTGGATCGACCATGGGTTGGGCGATGATCCACGCCGCCCATCATCAATACTCGGATACCGAGAAAGATCCACACAGTGCACAATACTCGAAGTTCTGGGAGTTGTTGGTGTGGCGTTATCCTTACACGGGAACGTTACATTCTGTTCGTTACTTGGCTCGTGACCCTATCCACAAATCACTGCACCAATACTACGTTCTTTGGATGTTGGGGTGGGCGTGTCTGTGGTATTGGTTGGCGGGGATCAATGGGTTGATGTTCATTGTACTTTTGCCTTGGGCGTTGGGACCCTTTCTTTCTACGGTCCAAAACTACATGCTTCATGCTAAGGCACCTCTGAACTACCGTAGTTTCGACACACCCGACCATTCTCAAAACTCCCCGAGCATGCACTTGTTGAGTTTTGGTGCTTGTGGTTTACACAACAACCACCACGCACATCCTCGCTCATGGACCACCGTGATGAAAAAGGGTGAAGTCGATACAGCAGCTTGGTTCATCCGTTTAATCAGAAAGGATTAAAAAAATAAAGGGAGTTCTAGGACTTTAGCGGACCAAACATCAGAATCTTATGAGAGGGCGATGAAAAAGGGCTCTCGAAACTGGCCTCTCGACACACCTTTTTCAAGCTTGCTTTATTTTCACCTCAACGGAGCATCAAAAATGTTTGATAAACGTTTTTTCGGCTTTGCCGAATTTTCGACTTGGGTGTCGGAAAAAGTAGACGGGGCACTTGCCTCCGTCGCAGCATCGCTGGGGTCCAAGGTCGATAAGACTGATGACTTCGGTCAATACAAAGTGGGTGAACTGGAACTGGCCGTTCTGCTGGCTGATCTGGCTTCGGGTGCTGACCTCGCCACTCTGCAACAAGGGTTCAATGACTTCGTGGCCGCCAAGGCCTCGGTTGCTGAAGCTGTTGCGGGCACTGACGATGTCAAGTACATCACCGCTGTGTCGGCCAAAGCGGCTATCGAGTCGGCTGTCAACGAGCTGATCGGTGCTTCCCCGGAAGCCCTGAACACCATCGCTGAGCTGGCCGAAGCCCTACAGAACAACCCGGATGTGATCACCGAACTGACCACTCTGGTCGGCCAGAAACTGGACGCTACTGCTACGGCTGTAAACTCTCAGAAGTTGGAAGGTTCGAGCAAAGCTCAGGTTGTAACTGAAGCTGTCGCGGCTGCCGAAGCTGCACTGGCTGACGACCTGGCCGGTAAGCTTAACGCCACTGCCCAGGCAGCTGATTCGGCTAAGCTTGAAGGTCGCACCAAAGCACAGGTAATCAGTGACGTTCAAACTGCACTGAACCTCGGTACTGCCTCGACGGCCAACATCTTCGTGTCGACCGTTGACCCTGTCGCTGCTGACGGTAAAGACGGCGACCTGTGGATCAAGTACACCCCGTAATTCATCACCTTGAGGTACGTTAAATGAATACCTATTTCTCGCCTTCTCGTAAAGGCCTGTTCAACCTGCCGGTGGGTGACGATGCGGTTCTGTTGACCGAGGAAGTTGCTACCGCACTGATGATCGAGTTGGCTGCCGGTAAGGTGCTCGATGCAGATGCCGAAGGCAATCCGATCGCTGTAGAAGCACCTCACATCCCAACTCCGGAAGAAGAGTATCTGGCCAAGCCGCTGGCCGAGCGTCTGACCATCCAACTGGGTCGTCTGAATGCTGACTACGATCAGGCGGTGGCTGTCCTCAATGTCGATTACCCCGCTGCTGAAACACACACGTGGACCCTACAAGTCACTGAAGCCCGTGCGTACCAAGCATGGATCGATGGTGGTCGTGTAGGTGATGCTCCTGAAGTTCCGTTCCTGGTGGAACTGAACGAAGGGCGCGTGGCTGCAAATGTTGGCGACGGTTTCGAAGACCTGGTCTCGCGTATCCTGGCTAATGATGCAGTGTACAGTCCGGCGCTGGCTGGCTTCACCGCATACCGCCACGGTATCGAGAAACAACTGCGAACTGCTGCAGAGCTGGGTGACGATGTTGCGTTCAACGCCATCAGCTGGACCTTTGCTCAACCGGAAGCTCCGGCAGCCTAAGGCGAACCCATGAGGCCTTCGGGCCTCATGGGTTTTATGCCGGCATAAAGAGCACTCTAAGGGACCGAAGTCCCTTAGAGGCCAAGTGGTTAGAAACCACAAAGAGGAGTGTTAAAGTGAATCTCGACTGGCTCACCCACTTCAAACAGCGGATTGTCCAATACCAAACGGCCGATTCCTTGAGTGTTGAAGTAGTCCTGTACTTCATCAGGTCGACATACGCCGTTGATGATCGTAAAGAACCGCTTCTCGTCTCGATCGGACACCACATAACCATGACGGTTCTCTTCACGGATGGGGTATTCCCGACATTCGAAGAGAAATGCCAAACGCTCCAGAGGACGGACTTGATTAACCATGGTCTTCCTCACTTCGCACGCACCAGGAAATAACGCCCAGCAACACCGCGAAAAGTACTAACAGAACCGTGTTCATCAGAAGTCCACCGCGAACTCGATGTCCTCGTCGTCACGTTCCATAATGCCCACTTTATACTGACCGTTGGCTTCTTCCTGAGGCGAAGCTTGGATGTCAGAGATGTTCAGCCAGGTCTTCATGTAGTGAACCGGAATGCGATCGACCACAGGGTGAGTCACTTCCAGACCCATAGGACGCGCAACGTTCAGACCACACCAGTGAACCCAATCCACTGCTTGCTTGAGGTTGAGGTTCTGTAGGTCGTAACCGTCAGCCCAGAGAACGTCTTTGAGCCAGGTCACTTCGGCATTGATGACTGCATCGTACACCGCTTGCATGCGCGGCTTGAGTTGCTGATAAGCGATCTTACCACGCTCGGTCTGCAACTCGTTGTTCAGCACCATGCGGTCCAACTCTACGTGCACTTCAAACTCATCCTGAGCGATCTTCTGAATTGCTTTACAGGCCGGCATGAAGCTGTTCTCTTCACCCATGGCAAAGGTCACTACGAACGAGGACATGAACTGCAGACGCTCGAGTACGAACATCAGGAAGGTGAACATGAAAATCGCGTTGTAGGTTTCTTGGTCATTTGGAACGTCGCCCAGTTGATACCGGAGACCACGACGACGAATCCAAGCAAACTCATTCGCCACTACAGCCAACCGTTGGTGAGCCTCCACAATACCTAACACGTCTTCTAGAACCTTGCGCGGGTCTTTGAAACTCGCCCGTACAATCTCTGAGTAGGTAGCCCCGTGTGTCGATTCACTGTCACTGATTCGCTGCCAGGCAGCCCATAACTCAGAAGCTGGGTCAAACAACGAAACGATGTGACTGATCGAACGCGCCGCCACCGAATCGGCTTCCCATTGCCACGCCAGCGAGTAGATCATCTTACGGACCTTGCGTGGGTCTTCGGATTCAAACTCGGCCATGCAGCTGGAGTAGTTGAACTCATTCTCATCCCAGTCCAGGGACTTCATGGTCTTGTAGTTTTCCCAGATCAGCGGATACGTTTTATTGATCGTATCAAACAAACCCGGTTGCTGACCCAAGAACAAACTCTTGGTCTCGTAGTCAGTCTTCTTCAGGTTAAAAATGGACGGGTCAATATCGACGGGTTTAAGTTTCATAACACACTCTGACAAAAAAGGAAAGGAGGGCCTAAACCCTCCTGTAGTTTACATAGAACAGGCACCTTCAGCACAGTTCGCCACTTCCACCGCATTATCGGTATTGAGGTGCTCCACCATCACCACTGTACCGTCTTCCAGCTCTTTGAGCGAGGAGGTCAGGCTGTTGGTATAGTAGCGCGACTTCATGCCCATCTTGGTCATGTAGATGATGTCATTCATCATCTCAGAAGTCTTGACAGTCTCACCCGGTGGCAGACGCTTCCAGGTGTCAGCCGAGATCCCTTGATCGGTGAAGTACTGACCCAGACCATAGATATCGATCTGATCCACACTGGAAAGATCCCAGCACGATTCGTAGTGCAATACATCGCTCTCAGGTGCAGCGAAGCGCGTCACAATACCGTTGTCGGTCTTGGTCATCACAGCCTTACGAACCGGATAACGACCGTTAGGTTGACCGGCCCCTTTGGAGCTGGACTCGCCTGGCATGTGGGCTACAAGGCAGCTGAAACGTCCACCACCGTACGTTACCAGATCCTTGCGGACTTGGTCCCAGTCACGCATGAACGGTTGATCATGGATCTCCATGACGGCCTTAGCGCCATCGTCGAAGATCAAGTAACCTTCTGGGTACTTGGTGCGGTGAATCCACGGCGCGTTACCAAACTCACGGCCCAGACGAATCGACTGAGTGATGGCGTGGTAGTAGTGGGTTTCGTTCAGCTCGAACAGTTTACCCTTGCCTTCACGGGTGGTGTAGCTGTACCCGTTCTTGGCCATCCAGTACGCGTCACCGATGATGCCTACACCTGCGTTCATGCGGTTCTTCGAGGTGAAGCCGATGTGTGGCAGTTCGTAGTGTGTCATGTGGATGCAACGATCGATCATCAGCAGCGCGTAATACATCACGTCGGCGTATTCTTCGTCACTTTCGATCAGTCCCGGACAGATACCGGCAATGTTACACATCGCCACTTCCGGCTCAGCCTTGCGCTCATCGACTTGCAACACATTGAAGTGCAGACCATCCTTGACAAACTGGAACTGCTCACCCTGCTCCAGCTCAATGGCCGGAATCACACGGCGTGCGGTACGCAGTGCATTGACAGGTGCCCGCTCCACATAAACCGGTTGAGAAGCCGTCAGTTCATGGCGATTACCATCGGTGGTTTGGAAACGGATGTAACCCACGTCCTCGGTCTTGTACAGATCCTGCATGTCGGCGTACCCGGAGGTCGGCAACATGATCTCGACACACAGGTTGGTTGCCCAAATGGTGTCATAGAACGGCGTCTGCATGTTGATGGTGTCAGCCCATGCCAAGTAGTAGCGGCCGGTCTCGTAGGCCTCGTTCATCGCATTGAGGATCAGCTCACGCGCGTTGAAGTAGGTCTTGATGAACAGCGGATCGGCTTCGTACTTGTTGTACAGGTTCTCGAAGTGTTCAACGTCGCCGGAGAACAGAGCGTCGTGCAGATCAGGTGCGGTGTGACTGTTGAAGTGGAAGAGCTTCTGCTTGCGAGCTGCGAAGCGCACCATGAATTTGGAGATGGTCATGGTGTAGTCGATCCCGCGGATCTTCTTGTCTTCCACCGACATCGGGTTCTGCGCCGCCACCAACGTTTCGGCTTCAGGATCAAAAGCCGACCAGCTGACGTTCAGTGCACCACCACGTCCGTTTTGCAGGTTACACTTAACCATAGACTTTTCAGCACGCAGGTAAGGTAGCTTACCTTGGTGTTCGATGGCTCCGCCACGCACTTCATCCCCGATCGATCGGGTATTGAGGTACGTACCGGTGCCTGCCGACATGTAGGTCATGGTGTAGGCAATATGCAGACCCACCCCGATCGAACGTGCCGAGTCGTGGTTGGTGTAGATACAACACGAGGTAAAGCCCTTGAGCGGCGTACCCAGGTTGACGTAGTTCGGCGTCGGAGCATTGAGCTTACCGCTGCTGAGGTAGTGATACCACTTGCGGATGTGCTTCATGCGTTGTTCAGTCGGGAAGCTTTCCGACAAGGCCATGGCCATGCGCATGTAGACGAACTGTGGGGTTTCGTAGCTCTTACCCGTCACACGGTTCTGTACCGCGTACTTCTTGTAGATGTACTCGATACGCGAGTGGATGTAATCCTTGTCCAGGTCATGGTCGATGACCTTTTCCACAGCAGCGTATTCGGCGTCGGTGTAGCTCAGATGGTCCATCAAACCCAAACCGACCAGCTTTTGATGCAGTTGCTGGACGGTGGGGACGTCATGACCATAAGTGGCCTTCGAAATCATCGGGGCATACAACCGACCGGCCATCTGGTAATGAGGCCAGTCTTCGCCACGCAGGACGACGTCGATCAGTTTCTTCTGGAAGTCTTGAGTGGACATCTTCTCAGGACATTCGTTTACCGCAGTGATAACGATGCTCGGCCAGTCAACCTTGTGACCCAGCTTCTTGGCGGCCCACTCTGCCCAACGAGCGACCTTCTTCGCTGTAAAGGGTTCTTCGGTACCGTTGAACTTCACCATGGTCTTAAGCATTGGAAAACCTTTTTCTTCAAGTCAATCGGGGGTTAAAAAATTGTGCCAACTATACCATAGGGTCAACGGAATTCAATCCGGACTACGGACCTCAGGGATGCCCCGCCTTACCTGAAATTAGACACTTTGCATACACTAGGTCCAAGGTGTTTTTTCTTATTCCAACCTAAATATTTTCAAACCTATATCATCCAAGTGCAATAGTTAGCGATACCCCTTTACCTTAAACTTAAATGGAGCACCACCATGGATAAGAAGACCTTCAACATCAACACCGTTATCAATAGCCCGTCTAGCGGCGTCTGCCTCGAAGAAGTTCTGGCCACAGCTATCGAATCGGTGCAGCTGGATTCGCAGGACGTTATCGACATCATCACAGTGGTGTCCAAGCAATATCACCAGTTCCAACAATACTTCTGCCGCAAGCACCAGTTCCTGAGTCAGTACCCCACCCCTCGTTTCCCAGGTCTGCACTTCGGTGGTTTTGGCATGGCCAGTCTCCGTGACCCACACCTCGGAACCTACCAGGGCAAAGATCACCCAGAACTATTCGAGCAGCTGTTTGCCCTAATTGAATTCCAAGTCACCTACCACGACACGGTCTTAACTGACAGCTTCAAGTTTGTTGGGGTTGAGGGTGAGTACCTGACCTACTCAGGTCGGGACAAGGAACTGGCTCAAATCGCCGGTCAGGTGGTGCTTCATCATGGGGTCTTGGAATTGTACCTGGACCACTTAAGCAATGCTAACCTGTTCCGTATCCTACCAACACCCACCAGTGAGCAGGTGTTGCGTGAAGCACTACATAACGGTACTCTGCGCTTGCCGGGCCTCACCCCTGTCAACTCTGTCACCCGTAAGCTCATGGATCACATCCGTAACCACGGCTGGCAGGACCTGCAGGAAGGGGAGCTAGTGGTACGGGTAGATAGCCCTGAGCAGGTGTACTTCATGGGTCCTCGTATGGAAGAGGATGGGATTCACATGCAAGTGAAAGCTATCCCGGTTGAGATCACTGAAACCGAGGAAGGCATTCAGGCTACGCCTCAGATGCACTTGGGTATGCAGGTGCTGGATCTGATGTTCCTTAAGCGTTACAAGCATCAGGCTTAAACCCTATCGGGTTTATTTCTACTGATAGCTCTTATTGATTGAGAGCTTATTCGGATAGAATAAGGAGTAAGGCAGTTTATTCTGCCTTACGACTACCACTGCTCTTGCTTTACCTAACAAGGGGTTGGATAAGGACACAAAGGCCTTATCCTCCCTTTTTATTTTTTACCCGAGGTAGACATGCGTAAACACACGATCTACTTAGGTAAGAGACACCTAACCCCTAATACCTAATAGGTTCTACAATGCCACACGCAATCACTCAAGCCTGGAAAGACGCCCCCGCCATTACCCGCATGGTGGGCTTTTATCACAAAGACTGTACCGACGGTTACTTCAGTGGGGCTTTGCTCAAGCGGGTGTTCGAGTACATTGGTAAACCCTACGAACTCCATGCGGTGACCTACAAGGACGAACTGCTGAGTTTCGTAATGCCTGGCGATCAAGTGGTCTTTGCCGACATGTCAGCAAAGCCTGACGTCATCTTGGCGATCGCTGAGAAAGCTGTTGGGGTACACATCTACGATCACCACGACACCGCCGTTCGGATGTTTGAAGGGCTCTCAGGGGAGTACTTTAACGGGGTTGACGTACGCTTAGTCTTTGACCTAGAACGTTGCGGAGCACAGCTGGTGTTTGACGAGCTGGCGTTCCCCTGTGTGCGTATTGGTGACATGCGTCACTACAAGCGCCTGCTGGACCGCGTACAGACGTGGGACCTCCAGCTTCCGGATGCCCAGAAAGCTGAATACCGCTCCTTTGCAGCGTACTGTAAAGCCAAACTGACCAGCATGCGTGCAGTGGACGATTTCCTGAACCTGTACATGGTTGATGGCTTTACCTCCGATCTGCGCGTGATGGAGCAGGCTCGCCTGTTGATGGAGACTGAGGACAATCACGTTCAGTGGGCCATCGAGAACACCTTGCGCGTGGTGAGCTTGGAGGTGCCTAACGGTGACGGTCGCACCACCACCTACTATGACGTGGCGTTGGTCAACGCACCGAAGTACCTCTGCACCCAAATCGGTCGGGCGTTGGAAGACAACTTCTCCATCGTGATGATCTATCACGAAACCGCCATGGGACGCGTGTACCGCATCAGTTCGAAGAAAGGTGGGATTGTGGTCAACACCATTGCTGAGAAGTGGGGTGGGGGCGGACATGCCCATAGCGCGGGTATACAGGTTCTCCGCGATAGCTATTTGGGTCGCCTGTAACGATAAATAAAAACATTCCTGCATTTTTCTATAGGGTCTTAGGCTCACGCCTAAGCCCTGTAGAGTTTCACTTAAACTTACATTCCTAAACGGAAGAAAGGATACGCATTATGTATCATGACTTGGATGCTTTTTTGATTCTGAAGTTGATTGAGATCAACCATGGTAAGAAAGCGATGTATAAAAAAGCGGTTGACATGTACAAAGGTAAAGTCAAGGTCAAACCTGAAGTGGCCCAAGGCTTTATCAAAAAATGTATTCTCGACCGCAATGTCGAGTCAGCCTCCCGTAAACTTGACAATTACATTGACGACTATCTGTATTACGCACTCCCTGCTCGTAAGCTGGGCGATGCGGGTGTAATGGGGATGGTCATCCACAACGGTGTAGTGTGGGGCATTGACGTCACCTACGAAACCGAAGAAGACCTGTTGTGGGCCCACGAGAACGAAACTGAAATCTACACCGCTGCGCTCTTTTGGTTGATCTGGCATCACCGCATTGTAGACAACATCGAGGCGGAGTTCTTGATGTTCGGTAACTGGGGTTTTAAAGGCATCCCTCGTTGGTGGGCAATCAAAAACATCGGTGGACCGGTTCCTTACAAAGACCTGTTGTATTACCCTGGGGAGGGTGAGGTCTTAGAAGCAACTTTCACACACAACGAATTGGCTGCTCAACAAGCAGCAAGGAGAAGTCGTCTTGGGGATGAAACTGCCGTCGCTCAACTCTGAGCAGCTTTCGGTATTTCTGGCGTATTTCCCGACGTTGAAGTTACGCTTCTACTGCAATAGCGGAGCGCGGTACGTTCCGCTGGAAATCGCTGCAAGTAAAATGCTGGACCACTTCCAGAGGCTACAAGGATGTATAGCCCTGTTGACCTTGGAAGGGATAAAACAACCAACTGCTCAACACTCCCCGCGTTACGGGTTAGATGTCTCAGGCATCTCCTGGATCGAGTTGGAGTGGGTGTGCGCGGCCCTTGCGCGTCGCCAAGTCACTTTAGTTGCGGTACAAACTAGGAAGTCATCGAATGACAGTCAAAGTTCGCTCAATCGTTGCAATCGCTCGCAATGGAGTTATTGGCAAGGAAAACGCTTTGCCATGGCCCCGGTTCAAGTGCGACATGCAGTACTTTCGCCAGACCACCATGGGCAGCCCGATCCTCATGGGTGCCAATACGTGGAAGAGCCTCGGCAAGCCGCTACCCGGCCGCCTCAACATCGTCGTCACACGCTCTTTGAATCTGCCCACAGATGAATCTCTTCGGGTTTTCAACACGTACCCAGAAGCACTGGCCTTTGCCAAAAGTGTTTCTGAAACGGGTTTTGTTTACGTCATAGGTGGAAAACAACTCTACGAAACTGCCGACACCTACGGCGTAGACGAGTACCTCATCACCCACATCGATGAGGATTACGAAGGCGATACTTACTACACCCCACCCCTTGACGGGTATGTGGGCCCCATGACATTTACGGAATGGGAGCACGGGGTAAAGGTCGTCACTAAACACTACAAAAAGCAAGGAGCGTAAGACATGGGTAGCTTTATGACTTTCAAAAAACTGGGGTTGGGGAAGAAGCTGGGCGTGATCGAGGGTGTGGACTTTAACACCTTCCACCCTAAGCGGACCACAGTCGGGGTCGGTAAAGCATCCGGCGGCATCGTCTACTTCAATGTCAAAGGGTGTCGCATCAACGCTACAACCGAATCCCTCGAAGAGCTGAACAACCACGTCGGCCATCTCGGCAGTGTCCGGATGTTGACCAACTCGGCTGAGAACCTGTTCGAAGGGGCTAAGGTCGGTCAGCAGGTGCCGTGGAAAGGCATGGTGCTTCAGGAATATCACCTGACCAACGGAACCGTTGGCTACGTTGTTTTGGAGAACAGTATCAATGCTTGACCACAACCCAATCACGAGCACCATCTACATCAGCGGCAGCGGCTTTCCGGTGATGTTTCATGGGGTGGCCAGTCACGCCGATGACTGTTCGCAAAAGCAGGTGGTGTATTCCCTGTTGACCGAATCGTTCGACAGTGTGCGCGGCACGCTCTTTTACAACACCGAAGAAGCTTTCAAAGAACGCTTCTCCCCCATCTCCACCTTTGACCCTGAACGCAAAACGTTTCGCCGTCGGGTGATTCTGTTGGTGTTGGGCAGTCGCTTCAATACCTTCGGGATGTTCGCCAACGATGAACACAACCTGAACCTGGTGCGAGAGTTCATGAAGCGTGAGTACCAGCCGGTACGCATCACCAACATGACCCGCGATATCGAGTTCCCTCGGTACTACGCCGATGACGAATGTAAAGAGGGGTGGTTGGAAAACCTCACGTTACGTGCGTACGGGGATCAGAAACAGTTCCACGTCCTTTCGGCCGACATGGTCACTGATCAACTGGAGAACGAGTATGTTGTACAGTTCTTCCCACGCGATGACAAAGGTCGTTTCGTAGTACCCTCGCGGTACATCACCTCCATCCAAGTGGAAACCGAAGAACAGCATGCGGACGATGGCCGTGTGATGATCAAACGTCTACACAACGCCTTTGGATTGGTCTAAGCAAGGCGTTTAAGGAGTAAGCCATGGTAGTGTTCGACAGAGCGCTGGTGCTGCAACAGGAGCGTCGTAGGGCCTTTCTAGCCGACCGGAACTTTCTGGTGGGTAACTGCGCATTCCTGCTAGCGAACCTTGGGTATTGGTTGTACCTCTTGGCGAAATAGTTGCTACTTGGTTTAGACGGGGCTACGGCCCCGTCTATGCCGCCTATTTTATGAGAGGGCCTCGTCCTTTTTTTTTTTCGTTAGCCTTCACAAGGAAGCTTATGGATACTTTTGTTGGATTCACCAATCTGAGTAACCGCACGGCGTTTGCCTATGACGAGAATGCAAGTTTCATACTGGCCGGAGATTTCTGGCGGGTGTGTGTACCATTCCGGTATTATGTGGGTACTAAGGGCAGTGACGAATGGGTTGACGTCGAATTGGGTTTTCTGACCAATGGAGCCGATATCCCACGCATTGTCTGGTCACTCTTACCGCGTCACGGTGAATACGACCAAGCGGTAGCCTTACACGACAAACTGTGTGAGAAACCAGAACTCATGACTCCGACCGGACCGAAGGTGATCAGCCGGGCACGAGTCGACTCCATTTTCTACGAAGCTTTACAAGTACTAAAAGTGGCTAAGTGGAAACTCACATTAATTCGAGGTGGCGTGGATCTACACCGGACCTTCACCGGCGGAAGATTCACTAAACCTAGCGCTGCTAAAGTACACCTTCAAACTGATCCAATCGTGCTTAAAAACTTCTTCGATGGGTTTGTCCTTAAGACTGTCCTTTAGCCACAGCACCAGTCACGTAATCCGAGGTGTAGTAGATGATTACATTGGACGCTATGGTGGAGAACGGCGATGTTATTCAAGTATTACCTAACACGATTTTCATGCCCATCGCTGATATTGAGGATGACATTGAGAAGAGCTGTAGTGGTTATGTCACCTACCGGGTGAAGAATGACAGTCAATACTACCGCCAACGCTTTTGCTTGTATGTCAGTGACAGCCTGTTCTCTGAACTCAAACACCGCGAAGTCGACTTCATTGTCAGCTTAGGGGAGATGCTTGAACGTCGTTTTGACGATCAAGGACTGATGGTGGTGGAAGTCTCACTGCCAAAAAGCCACGGGTACAGTGGTCGAGCTTTTGGTTACTACAGTACCAAACGGCTCTTTAGCTCTGCCGGCATAAAAGGCTTTGGAAAATAAGCGGCATAACGATCCCTTGGAGGCTCCCTACACGGGAGTCCTCCTAAGGGTGGCCCTGTGGCAGGGGCGCTATCGTTACCGGTTGGTACTCGTTGTGAGGTATTCACAATAAGAACCTGCGTAGAACGCTGCGACAATAGGTGTAGAGAGTACACGCGACTTGCGGCCAACGCCCAACTGAACACTTTTAAAAACCCGACTAAAGTTCTGGTTGGAGAGAACTTTAAAGAGAGGCTTTGTCTTAAACAACAAAGTTACCAAACCGCGATGAATTGCAGTTTTCCCACACTGAACGGTTCTATTAGAAAGATCGCCGATCAAGAGGAACAACGCGACACTGAGAAAACCCTCGTGAGAGGTTTGCTGACGATCAGCGACAGTGAAGGGTGTTACGGTGTTACGAGCTAAACCAGTTTCAAACGGGGTCTTTGGTGACTGCTGGCGACAGTCACACCCGTTCAGGACGTTGTGATTATTCACAGTGGTTAGTCCGATACGCAAGCACGAAGCTTGATTAGGTTATGGTACTGGGGGTACCTTAAGTGAAGAGAGTACATTACTCTCAAACTAATGGTCAAAAAAAGTATACTTTTACCCAATTCTGTAAAAAATTACTTTTGTGGGGTTTTTAATGAGTGTTAAAGATACGCTCCATCACTGACTCATCGTGCAGGTGGTGAGGGTTACGAAAGCCCTTTCAGCGCCTAAGAGCGCTTAACGTGTGCCCTGAATTGACACTCAGGGGACGAACGAGAACGCTTCTGACCCGTCAAGTCAGTGAGCAGCCGTCAAGCCTATACCCAGCTTTTGTGCGCGGGTGTTGTTAGGTGACGGGGTTAGACCGACCACTAAGCGCGGAGTGCACCCGTAGGCTTAGTGGTCGGAATAACTTTTATGCCGCCTAGAATACAGAGGTCATAAAAGGGTGAGGCTTCCCCCGAAGGGGAAGACCTCGTTTATGCCGACTTTAGTTAGCCCACCAAGTGTCAGTCTGTTCGCTTGAAGATACGGCGCTTCCGCCAACTGCTCTTAGAGACATATCGGGTCCATTAATGTCGTCGGGTATTCCTCCCCCTACAGGTTCAAACTTAAGTACAGTGTAAAGGTGTTCGTTCTTAGTCACCCCCAACTTTCTGTGCTTACCTCGCTGTACAGTCAGGTAGCTCTTACCATTCATCTTCTCGATGTGGATCGCAATCTCCATATCCACTTCTTGGTCGATCGTCCGGCAGGAGTCGTAGTAACCTTTGTTGGCAATCTCTTGGACAAAGTTCTCGATGTTGGAACGTACGAGTTCTTTGGCTTGAGTCGACAACTGGTGTGGTGTGATATAGGTGATGCCTCGTGGGGTATTGAAGTTACGCATCCTCCGGAACAGATCACGTGTTTCAAAACCGTGCGGGCCTTGCTGACAACCCTTCTTGTTGATCATGTTCAGGTAGTCGAACACACAGAAGTGGATTTCGTAGCCTTCGGACTCGTAGCGAGTGATCAAGTCCATGTAGTCCCGGTACGTGAAAAGGCTGGGGTCTACCCGAAGCATCCGGATGGAGTAACCCGTCTCCTGGAGCTTTTCCTTAACGTACTTGGAGGCATAGTCGATATCCACCTCACGCAACACCACCGGCTCTTTGGTTTCGTTCTCACGAAGCGAGACGTAGAGCTGCATGATGTTGTCGTTGAGGTTGTTCTCAGCCGAGATGTGCACACCCATCGGTTTCTTGGAAGGGTCACGCATGTACGGTTTATTGTAGATACAGAAGTGCTTAAACAGGTTCAGGGTAAAACCTGTTTTGTAGTTGTGCTGGAGTGCACCTACCAGAATCTGCTCACCGCGCCGTGCACCGTCCTGATCACCAAACATCCGGTTGATCGCTTGCCAACCGGTTTTGAGGATACCTTCGTTGGACAGTTCATCACGCGACTGTTCCAACAGAGACAGTACCTTCTCCATGTCATCAAGGTCGGCTTCACCAACGATGGCAGGGTTAGCAATAGCACCTGTACCGGCTTGGTAAGGTTCGAGGGCCGTGACAATCTCGCCTACGAAGTCTCGTCCAATGGCACCGCGATGAAAAGCAAGCTTGTGGTAGTTGTTCTTGAGGATTTCCTCAACCGCTGCCAGGTTGACATACGAGTTCAGCGAAGCACGGTATTCGAGCACTGCCTTCTTAACAGCACCGATGTCAGGAAGGTCTTGTGTGGCCATCTCCACAGCTTGGTAGAGATACTCGTCATCACCAACGTTTACACGTATCCTTTGAAGCAGCATTCCGCGATCGTAGTCCTGTGTCGGCGGGTTGCCGATCATCCACAAGGCTGTGCTGCGCAGAGAGACCAAGGTATCGCGACTACGATCCATCTCTACGGTGGTGTCAGGAAGCTTGATGGTACCTACGACGGTATTCGCCAATTCGGCAGAGTTACTCGTCCGGTTGTCCAGCTGACTTTCCCGATACAAAAGGGTAATCACCTGAACCAGCAAAATATTGAAGTCCATTGTCTTTCCTAGGAGTAAAACATGAAGTTGATCATTGTTCCTCGGTGGCTGGAGCAAACCCTGGCAGCCCATGGGCTTCCGTTGTCTGCTGTCACCGACGTTAAAAAAGTTCTGTCTATAACATCAGCTGAAGATGTATCGGTTTACGCCATGGTTAATGCGTGGCCGCTACACGTCTCTGGTGCCGTCTATACGGGCTGTTACGAGATCACTGAACAGGCTCTGGCCCTTCAGGATGCACGAGTCAGTTCGTATATGAGCTATCTGGAAATGAAGCTCAATCCTGCCACTGAGGTTAACAACCCTGCTCAGACCCAACAGTTCAATCCGTTGGAGCATCTGATCGGCCGCAATTTCGTGGAGGGTGCGCCACTATGTTATAGCTGCACTGTGCTGGATGACGAGTACATCGTCGTCACGCTGGGTCAGCACGAGGTGGGTACGCCCAACGAAGTAGTGCGACAAGCCGAGCGCCTGTTTAAGGAGCGGTTGTTTGGTCAACACCTGCTGAAGCATAAGTTGCCAGAGTTGGCTGACAAGCCGGTGTTTATCAACTATTTGAAAGGATTGGTCGCCTAACTCTATTCTATGGAGTTTAACGCCAAGCCAACAAGTTTCTGCTTTCTGCAAGGAAGTGGATTTTTTGCAAATGGTATAGCAGATTAAATTGTTTCCTGTAGATGTACCTACACTATGAGGCGACTTCTGCCGTACTCCCCACTGTATCTGAAATAAGGTAAGGACTCAACACATGTCTCGTATCAATTCGAAATCCGGACAGGGTTCCGCTCTGGCCACTGCTGTAGGCGCTCTGCGCAGCACCATCGACTCGCAAGGTACCGACCTCAGCTCCCGTCAGATCACCCAACAAGTGATCAGCATGGAATCGCTGGACGCGGCCTCCCTGGGCGAACTGACCCGCACTGCCGACATGCTGAAAGGCGAAATCAAGAACGCTCTGTCGGTTTCCATGGAAGGCGACGAAGCTGGCGAAGAGCTGACCGACGCGCAACTGGAAGCTGGTGCCATCGCTGCCATGGCCGCTGGCGCACCTGCCGAGTACGCCGACATCGCTCTGCGCTCCGCTCCTGCTGAAGGTGGTGAGCGTCTGGAAGTTGCTACCTCCGGTGCCGCCGGTTCGGTCGACGTCCGCGAAACTCCGTCCCTCGAAGCGTTCGACGAGCGTGAACTGGCCAAGTTCATCCCGTACTCGATCGCCTTCAACGTGAAAGCGTCCCGTCAGGACAGCTTCTCCGAAATGTTCTACCCGACTACCGTCGTCAGCCCCGACCAGGGCGGCTACGAAGTCCACCTGCGCCGCACCCTCGTGCACAACGCCATCCAGCACCAGTCCAGCGGTAACCGCAGCGACTGGCAGCGTAAGAACCTGGTTCACGCCGCTATCGACGCCACCATCCTGGCCGACGAAAGCACCGCGCTGATCCCGACTGTTCTGACCAACGGCAGCAACGCCGACAAGTTCGTTCCGGAAGCTCTGGTCGCACCGACCACTCGCCGTATCGGCAATGTCGACGTCGTTACCGCTCCTCTGCTGATCGGTCAGCAGGTTGACCTGCTGGGTCTGTCCAGCCATCCGGGCCTGCTGGGCGCTGGTTTCATCGATCACACCGATGCCATCGACGCTGCCATCAGCCTCGAGAAGCTGTACGTGCAACTCGACGAAGGCGACGCTTCCAACAACGTAGCTCCGACCATCGTTCGTTTCAACACTCTGCGTCTGGCTCGTGCCGGTTTCGTGAAGTCGGTTGAAGGCGACGGCCGTGAAATGGCGCTGGCGTTCCGTACTCAGGACCTGGTCCTGGACAAGAACACCACCGACGTTGCTGGCGTTGCTCCGGCTGTTCTGCAAGCTGTTCGTGATGCCAACTACACCGTTCGTCTGTCGGTCAACGTGACCGGTACCGTCAACGTGCAGCTGGGTAACGCTGAACTGTTCGCCTCCAAGGTGAACGTGGCTTCGATCGTCGACGAAGACGGTAACGAAATCAGCCTGGCCTCCGGCGCTGGCCGCACCATCGCTCAAGCCCTGACTGCTTCTTCGCAGGTTCTCGGCTACGAGCTGAAAGCTGCCCGTACCAACAGCAACCGTCGTACCCGTGGTCTGCTGCTCGACCACAACGATCAAGTCTTCCGTTACACCATCCCGCTGGGTGCGCCGATCTCTGCTCCGAGCCCGGCCGGTTCCAACCGCGATGCGCGTGACCTGGAAAGCCTGATCGACGCCGTTCGCGTTCGTAACACCAACAACGCCGTGACCCGCCTGCTCAACTACATCAGCACTCTGAAAGAGTACGTTGGTGGCGTTCAGCGTAAAGGTTGCCTGCCGTCGGTGGAAGGTGTGGGTGGCTTCCTGGTCAGCCCGTTCTTCGAAGACATCGAAATCGACATGGAACAAGAGATCAGCTCGATCCGTGATATCGACCGCGCGGCCGACGTCAACGCTCTGCTGGTCAACGCCATTCGTGACGTGTCCTACCGCATGTACCGCGCTTCCGGCTTCCAGCCTGCGCTGAATGCCTCGAGCAACGGTTCCAACCAGCCGAAGCTGCTGATCGGTACCGACGTACTGCTGCAGCGTCACCTGATGGTTACCGGCGACAGCCGTACCTTCGGTATCGCGTTCGCCAGCTACCAGATCGAGTCGACCTTCGACTCCCGTATGGACGACACCATCGTCATCGCTCTGACCCGTGACGGCCAGTGTGAAGCCGGTGACCCGCTGCAGTGGGGCGTTCACGCGTGGATTCCGGAACTGGCTTCCAGCATGATGGTTGCTCGTGATGGCGGTACCTACCCAGAGGCCATGGTTCAGCCGCGTAACCTGCACGTGAACAACGTTCCGGTCGCTGCTCGCATCAAGGTCAAGAACCTGGACAAGGTACTGAAGAACCGTCAGACCGTCGTTGCCGTAACTCCGTAAGTTATTGCAGCTGGCTGAAAAGCTTTAACAATCTTCGGGTTGTTGAAGTCGGGTCCTTAAGTGGGGACACTGGAATCCTCGGGGGGCTTCGGCCTCCCGAGGGCTCCTTTCTTTTTATGCCGTCTATTTTCTAGTTAAAAAAATTTCAGATCTATATTACTCAAGGGAATAGAATACAAATAACTGTATTCATCCCCAAGATTCTAAGGAGAATCTATTATGGTACCAGTTTACAATACCCACTTCAACCGTAGCCTGTGTCCCAACGAATCGTTGGCCATGAAACACGGGGAGTTCTTCCGAGGCTGGAGTGCGGCGAATAAGCCCATTACTCCTGAGGAGACCTACAAGGAAGTGGATCGACTCAAATCCCGCAAGTCGTTGGGTTACGATGCAGGGGTGTTGTTCGGACGAGTTCAATCCTACCAAGGGTTGATCTTTCTGAACGCGGAGTTCGGTATTAGTGAAGAGTTGTTTCAAGAACTCTGTCACGTGTACCGGTAACCCATCGTTTGTTACCCTGGGGAGACAAAAGGTCTTCCCAGTCTTATCTAGTTCTAAGGAGAACGAAAATGGATCTGATTAAAGCAATGTACGTCTTCCAACAAGTCGCTCGTGTTGGTGTTGATGACGAGATGCCACAAGAGTTGTATCTGGCCCGTGCTGCTACCGGTGCTGATATTTGGATGGTCTGCGGTGTTTTTGAAGCCGATGGCCACAAGTACTTTGACACCCTCGTCAAAACTCAATTCAGTTGGAAGCGTAATACGTCGAACGCAATGTTCGATGAAGACACCGTAGAAGAGATGGTCAAAGAACGTCAATTTGTTCTGGTGGCCAAATCCGTTTAAACTTTAATGGGGATAGACTCATGTCAGTAGCAACCACTGTAACACAAGCGGCCGATAGCTTTGCTCAGATCGAATACGCGTTGATGTTGGAGTTCAGAGAGAAACTCAAAGAGCATGCAGAGACTTTCGATTTAAGTAAAGTCCCTCAACTGAATCAGGAGCTTCAAACCTTACAGATGAAGCTCAATCAGATTCAAATGCTACGCAATAGTACCTTGCAGCTGGCTCGGTAAGAAAGAAGAGCGTCGAGAATCCTTAACCTTAAACTGTACAGAGAGAACCTCTAATGAAACTGAGTAATAAAGATCTGGGCAAACACATCATCACCCTGCTGCAAAACCGTCTGGAACTGAACCTGAAGTTCGGTTGCCTGGATGATGTTGAAGTTCAATTCACGCGTGGTGAACTGACGGCCATTACCGGCCGTAGTCGCATCGAAGACTCCACCGTCAGTGGCATGATCACCGAGATTCGTGATGCAGGCTTTCAGGTCTCGGGCGCTGGGCGTTCGGACTTCTTCCTGATCACCGCTAACGTCCGGCGCCGGATGACTCGCGTGACCTCGCTACAAGCACTCGAAGATGACAATGCTTTCTTCGAAGATCTTGCAGTACGCTACGAGCCGGTTAACGGGGCTGAGTAGCCAGCATAAAAAATAAGGGACCTAGTCCCTTATTTTTTTTTTTGGGATTGAAAGTAAAAACAGGTATATATTATCAAGATGAATGTGGTCAGTAGAAAAGGCTACGCACAATGACGCACCAGTACATTCATCATCCAGAAGCTATTAATGCCCTGGCAAACATCTTAGACCAACCCTTCAATCCCAACTCAGGGGAGACTACTCCCTGCAAAATGGAAAAGGAGTTTTACAACGGCCTGTCCGAACCAGTTACGCTGGTGAGTCGGTCGGGCCTTCCGATTACCATCGCACCCATGCGTATCGAGTATCCCAATACCTTCTTGGTGAGATTCACTTTCACCTACAACAGAAGTGTAAAAATTGACATTGAGCGTCTATCTAATGCGAAGTGTGAAACATCACGAGCATTGCGTGATGCCATACGTCACGGCTCTGTAAAAGAGGGTGCCTTCGGTAAGATGGCAACTTCTATAACCTACGCTGTGACCAAAGAACAGCTCAAAGCAGGAGGTGGCTCCCTTTATCTCACAAACCTTGACATCGTGGTCTCCACGATGCAGGGGCACTATGTCCCGCGTCATCCTCACAACCTCGACGGTATTCGAAACTACCTTGTAGGACGAGAGGAAACAATCAACACAGTAGGCTCATTTGGTTACGCCATTCAGATCGTAGACAACGAGGGGATCTACGGTAAACGGTATATCAACATTAATAAGGAAATTTACGAGATCAGTCCTATTGTGGACCGCAGTCGGCTAAGTGGAGTATACCACGCCAAAACTGCACCGATTGGGGACAATGGTGTTGTGCCACCACCAATCGCTATGCTCTATACGTTCGAGGAAGCTGAGCAGTATTTGGGGTTCTTCAAGACCATTGAGGAAGCTCGGATATTGGGTGACATCAGTGAGGAACAACGTCGTGAGTTGGAAGAGCGTGCACTCCAACTTAAGCGTGACCTTGCTGAGTTCAACGCCGCTAAGCTTAATCACGATAGAGCCTTTGATGAACAGAAGCGAGCTTTCGAACTGGAGCGTCTCCAGGAAGAGGAGGCCCGCAGAACTCGCGAGAATGAGTGGAAGCGCCAAGAATCTGAACAGTCAATTCGCTTGATGCGACTGAAGGAGGAGGTGGCTACTTTGGAGCACCAACGCTCCATGGAGTCACTTCATCGTAAAGACCATTACGAGGAACGCAGTTACAGTCGTAAAGACAGCTCTGAGTTCTTCAAGTGGGTTCCTGGGTTAATTGGTGCTGGTGCTGCTTTATTCCTTGCGTTACGCTAACACAGCAGGGTTAAACTAACGTGGATATGAATCTCTTTAGCTTGGTTGCTGACGCAACACCCAAGTTCAACTCAAGTATCATGAATGGGTTGGCCGTCGAACAAATGAAAGGAGTGGAACTCTATGTTGACTCTCTCTTTCGCAGTATTTCAAAGAGCTTCCCTGAGAAGTTGAAATACGTTGGGTGCTCGCGCTGCACGCCCCAAGAGGAATACCAAGAGATCACCCGCAAACGCAACAACCGGTACACGATCGACATCGCTCGTTCTGACTTCTTCATGATGAAGTATAAGTTTCGCTATGACGGGGAAGACCTGCCAGACCGTTACATATACTTGCCGTATGTGCGTCAAGCCGGGTTGATCTCCATTCGGGGCAGTACTTTTTCGATCAGTCCTGTATTGGCTGACCGAGCAATCAGCTATGGTTCTGACAGCATCTTCATCCCAGTGCAAGTGGCAAAGTTGACGTTCGAACGGTTGGACTATAAGTACAACGAAGTCGGGTCGATGGAGTCTGAGCCTGCGGATGCGCTGTACTGCGTGGAAGCAAACGTTGCTTGGTCGACGATCTATAACCAAGACAGCGCAAAACGACAGGGGCAGTACTTTGTGAAGGCCAAGCATACGCTGGGTCATTACTTGTTCTGCAAGTACGGTGTTACTGAAGCGTTCCAAAAACTGGTGCCGGGTTGTGATGTTCGAGTGGGATATCCTGACACCATCAACTACGAGCGAATGGATCGTTCAGAGTGGTTGATCTGCGAGAGTGTTAAGGATCTACCCAGAACACTGAAGGTTGCTCCAGGTGCCAATGGTAAACGGGTGTACTTCCCAAGTAACCTACGGCTGGCAGTGCGCAAGGATTACCTCAGCATTGGTCTGCAGGCACTGATCGCATCCTTCTTCTATGTAGTGGACCATTTCCCTGACCGGATTGAACCTGAGTTCGTGGACAACACGCGCTTGTGGCGAGTCCTGATGGGATACTTGATCTTCGGGTCAGGTCAAAGTGAAGCTAAGCTCTCTGACGATGTGGATACTCACATTGAATCGTTGGATGAGTACATGGACGAACGCTCTCGTATGGATCTGGCCAGCGTTGGTGTGGTGGCGGATGACATCTACATGTTGTTCAACAGCGCGATCGAAATGTTGGCTGAGATGGTCATTCGACCGGATAACGTTGAGTCAACGATGTATGACAAGGAACTGATGGTTCTGCGTTATGCACTGTTCGATATCAATAAGGCCATCTCTCACTTTAAGTTCACCCTCCAGAAAATCATCAAGAAAGCCAAGGTTAAAGAGGAGATCATTGGCGCTCTCAAGACCAAGATTGGTCAAGAGGAAATTGCTAAGATGAACCGTGGTCACGGTGAAGTGGCGGGGATCTCAAGTCCCGGCGACAACATGTACTTCAAGATCACCTCGATCCTGGTACCGCAAACCAGTGCCACTGGCGGTGGTCGTGGAAACAAGAAGACGACCCTGACCGATCCATCGAAGTATCTGCACGCATCTATCGCTGAGGTAGGAAGTTACAACAACCTACCCAAGACCAGCCCTGACGGTCGCACACGGACCAACCCGTACCTGCAACTGGAAGAAGGGCGTCGCGTCAAGCGTAACCAGCGGTTTGTCAAACTGCTAAACAGCGTACAGAAAAAGATTCAACACACGCACTAACGGCCTTAGGGTCAACCCCTTTCTCGCACTAAACTGATAAGCCTAGCGCTTAAGGATAACTGTTATGTACCAACAACCCATGTACGGTTCGCTTCCTGTACCTATCGACCGTCCGATGCAGGAGAACTTCTACCCGAGTGCTCCGAACATCCCGGTCTCCTTCAACTTCAATTCCCTGCCCCAAATGCAACAGTTCAACCCGATGGTGGCTGGGTATCTGATCAAGGTGGTTCAAGATAACGCGGGCCGCAACCCGCTGCGCTGCTTCACTGCGAACATGCTGTCGCAGAACCGCTGGGTCAACCCAGAGTTCGAAAGCGCTTTCATGGCGGTGTCGGACTTTGCGTTTGTTCTCCTTAGCTCCGGCCAAGTAGGCAACAACCCCGAAGCGGCTATCGTCCAAGCTGCCAACCAAGTGGCTAGCTGTTTGGCTGCGATCTACACGCAGAAGTTTCCTGCACTGATGAACGGCATGCCGCCTCAGCAGCAGCAAGAAATCCAAGCGTTGCTTGCGACCTATCAGCAAATCTCCCAGCGCATCGGCCAAATGCGTCAGCAGATGCAGGGTGGTTGGGGTGGTATGCAACAACCGATGCAACAAGGGTGGGGACAGAACTCCATGCAGTTCCAGCAACCGCGTGGTCAGTGGGCAGCCGCCCAAACCCAACAACAACCGATGCAGCAGAACTGGCCACAACAGACCCAACAGTCTGGTTGGGGTCAACCGCAGCAAGGGTGGGGCAATCAAATGCAGCAGCCCAGCTGGGCGGGCCAACAGAATCAGCACAACAACACCGCTGATGCTGTGGTTAGTCGGAGCAACGAGCGCAACTCGTACACCCCGGCAGTCCAGAGTTCTCAAGAAGAACAGCAAGTCGAAGTGACCAAACTACAGGGAGTAGATGCGATCATGGAAGAATGGGGTTCTGAAACTTCGCAGCGTTATGGGTCGGGTGCTGTCCCGCAAACTCAACAAGGGTCCTACAACCCGCCGGCTCAAACCCAAGCACCTGTTCAGGAACAGCCTACCGGCAAACCGAAGCAGATGACGGTAATCGAGTCGCTGGAAAATCCGGGTGAGTTCCATCCTCTGGATCTGTCGGGTCTCCAGTTCGTCAACAAGATGGGCTTCATTGCCTCGGACCCCAATCGTCTGTGGGATCAACTGGTACTGGAATCGGGTGAAGAAGTACGTCCCGCTTACTCCAGTGGCTGGAAGGTCAGCTACGATCCGGCGCAGCCTTATGGATTGTTCTGCGATCCTGAGCGCTTCATGAAGTTCCACATCCGTAAGATCAATCCTGACGGGTCGATGTTTATCCGTGAGAAACTGGTCGAAATCGAAGACGATCTGAGGTCTAGCATGCAATACATGAACCACGAAATCCGTAAGAGCCTTGATTACCGTCTGCCTGAGGACGTCAAGGTCGCTGAGGTACCGTGGTCTGCGTTGACGCATGAACCCCTGCCGGTCGAGAAACTCAAAGAGCACGAAGAAGCTCAATCCAAACTGGAAGAAGGTCAGGAACCCACCCCGGTGGATATCCTCCTCCTCGATCTCAAGAAGGCGTGCCATACCTTCGAAGAGGCCGAACTGAACTACCACAAGGAAATGATCTGTCACGATGTGCCAGAAGACATGCCAGTGGAGTACAGCTTCCGTAAGGTGACACCGCTGTTCCTGTCCAAGCCGCATCTGGCTAAGCTCTCTGAGCTGCGTCAGTGTGAAACGTTGGTAGAGCTGTCTGCAATGCTGCGTGATGCCGACATGGACATGCTGCTGAAGTCCAAACTGAACTCCATCCTGACCGAAGCTGTCAATGATGCACTGGCCTATAACCTGGGCTATGGCAAAGGGCTGAACATTGATGACTTCATCTACGATATGGATGCCTTGGGCGACGCCATTCGTTCGGATGGTTACCACACCATGTGGCACACCCTGAACAAGGAGCGCTACAGCGCAATCGCATTGCCGGCTCTGGAAGTACTGACCGGTGATGACCAGTCGGCATACCTGTATGAGCTGATCGACAAAACTCCAAAAGAGCAGCGTCGTCAGTATCAGTCAGTGCTGTCGCTGGTTGAGAAGAATGTAGTGGTGCACCTGCCGGGTGTGTTCGGTCCGGAGTTCCGCGACGATGAAGCACTGCAAATCACGAAGGAAATGGATGAAGCCCTCTTGGGTGCCATTCGTGCCTCCTTTGGTCGTCACCACGGCGATCAGAAGAAGCGGGTTAAACACCACTACTTCGTGGACAGTGTGGGTAACGTACTGGAAGTCCATCGTGGCTGGCTGGTTCCAGGTTCGATGCTGGTACGTCGTGTAACTGCTCTGTAAGTATGGTAGGTCAGGGGGCTTCGGCTCCCTGACTTATTATGCGGCATAACAGGAGGGTTTCCCCTCCTGTTTTTTTTTTGCCTTGGATCACTCAGGTTGAATGATTACCCCATCCCCTGCAACACCGCCCGTTGATTCGAGATCCGCATCAGATTCTTCTTCTGCTTCCTCTTCTTCAGGTTCGGCTTCAGCTTCAGGTTCAGCATCCAACTCTTCGTCTTCACCGCCCATGTCGTCGTCCATTCCGCCCATGTCATCATCGTCTCCGAAATCATCGTCCGAGCTTTCGCTGTCGTCATCAGACGAACTGTCGCTACCGTACTCGTCACCCGATCCCAACTTGATGCCTTTGTCGGCTTCAATGGCGCGGCTCAGTTCATCACGCTTAGTCTGAGCTTCTGCCACTTTAACCATGTACCCTTGGATAGAGGCACCGATCGCAGTGATGTGATCGTTGTGCACTTCCAGAAGGTCCAACATCGGATGCTTTTCATCTTTGAAGGTTACCAAGTCAAGCAACTCAGGCATGACGTTGTTCTCGTTCAGCCACTTACGTTTGAAGTACGCAAGAATGGCAGATTTGATAACATCGACTTGGTCGGCCTGTTCACCCAACGCAGTGCCGTCCAAGAACTCACTGTTGATGTAGGCATCTACCACCTTCTCCAGCGCTTCTACATACTTGTCGTATGCTTCCAGCTGACGCTCGATGGTGATGTTGTCAGGGCGTGGTAGGGACACAGACAGAGCCATCACAAACTCACGGTACCACTCAAGGTGTTGTTCGTTCTGCTCTTTACCATCCGTTTGAAGTTCAGGTCCTTGGTTGGAAGCTTGAGCTTTCTCTTCAGCAGGACTTTGTCCCTCTTTCTCTTTGGCTTCTTGTTCAGCCGCCGTTTGTTGAGCAGACGCAATACACTTGAGTAGAGCATCTCGCAAGGCACCCGACTGACTGATGTACTTACGGAAGAAATCCGACAGCATCTCAGTAAACATGTCTTGATACAACACAACACGTTTGGTCAACAGCAGGTTAGAGGACACGATGGACGTCGCGAACTCCACGTTGTAGCTATTGTCCACAGTTTCAGGTGACAGACCCAACGACATCAGGTAGCGCTTTTTCAACGACTCTTCCAGCTCGTTGTTAGGCTCTACGATGCTCCGACCCCGGTCTTCAACCTCCATCCGAGTTTCCGGATACGCAGGGTTACCACTGACGTGAATATCGACCCCGGCGTTTTGAAGGAAGTTGATGATGTCAACAGGACTGGAAGCACCCAAGGGGTAACTTGCCCGTCGCGTATTGACGTAGTTGTGAACCAATTTCTCTACCGTGGTAGAGGGATCGGGATCATCAGGGTCCAGCGTGATGTTAAGGCCCGTGTGCGCCACCGAGTTGTCGATGGCCGACATGGTGTTGGCGAGCATCATACTCACACGCAAAGAAGCCAGGATCTTGTTGTTTTCCAACAAGGATTGACCCACACCGTACTGGTTGTAATCGAAAGCAATGTAGCTGACGAGTTCCACCGGTACATACAACAACTGTGTAGTCATGTTGGCAAAGGTGCGCGCCAGCATGATCCGGTACACTTCCAGCGGTCGTGCAATCTCTACGGTGTCATTGTACAACCCGTTCTTCAGGCGAGAGATCAGGTCATTCTCAACGACCGTTGCGTACATTCGTGTGGCTTCATCGACGGCGGTGTCGATGGTGCCGTCACGCCAACCCTCTACCGCACGCGTCGACTGGGCAATCAATTGACTGGCCAGTTCCCGGTTAGCTTGAAGGTTGTGACCCAAGTCGTTGTAGTAGTCGGCTTTGTTGGCTTTGTTCAGCGGGTTACCTGTGGCATCCAATAGGACGAAATAGCCTACGTGTTCTTCAGGAGAGCCCGGCACGTGGACCGGAATGATGCTCTCAGAAGGCAAACGCATCACCAACGGGTGACCGACCGTAGGACGACCTACCTGCGCTGCAGTTTTCAACCCTACGACTTCACGGGATTGATACTGACGTGGCTTGTAGAAACTAGCCTCGATGTCGGAACGGTTGAGTTCAGCACGAGATTCCATCGAAAGGCCCAACCGGTTACTCACCGCTTGACTACGGACACGGCTGTACAGGAAGGGTGCTTTAAGCACGTCAGGGTTGTCGCTCACCAACACCTTGAGATCTACCCGGTTTTTATCTTTGCCTTTGGCATTGACAGAGGGGTTGTAAGTACCCACCCGAGTAGACAGGATGTCGCGAGCCGATTCCATCGATACGTTGGTTTTGCGGCGAGGGATGGCTTGACCCACGCTATCCAAAGCGTTACCCAGAATACCGACCGACAGTTTGAAAGGGTCGTTGTTAGACAGGTCTTCCAAACCCACTTGACCTGAAGAGTTAATGATCTCATCGATCGAACTCTCTGGCAGAATCAACATGGGGTAGCTGCCGCGCTTAAACAACGCGTCCGACAAAATCTTCGGCAAAAGAGATGGTATTTTATAGGTCTTGGTAAAGAACTCTTCCACGATGCCAAGCATCGGACCTGAGATCTCCAAGGGAATTTTTGGACTGTTGACGTTGAAGTTCAACTCCACATTGACCATGTCTTTTGGTGCCAGAATAGAGCTGACGAGAATTTGCTCGGCCAGTTCGGTGTCAGGCAACAGTTGATACAGGTTGCTGGAGTCAGTAACGTTGGCTGCGGTTTCGTCAGAAGTACGGCGCAGGTACCCACCAACGTTCAACTGGTCTTTAGCCCGAGTATCACGGTCATAGAGGCCTTGATTTTCCCGAACCAGTTTGTTCACCACGGCTGCCGATGTGGGGTTACGACGGAACGCCTTAACGCGTTCGTGGCGCTTTTCCTGGGTTGACAACCCCAGTTGCGCCAACTCGTTCGAATCGGGACTTCGACTCATTTTCACACTCCTATCTTTTCAAATCCACTAAAGGGGGCTTGGACGTGTCCAATGCACGCTATAAGCTGTATGTCGACGATGTGCTCTTGCTCGCCCGCTCGATCGTCCTCAAAAGCGAAAGTACGGCGAATTCTATCAACCAGTTTTTTCGCGATTCAGGCGCAGCGGAAGTCTTCGAAGAGCAACCAGAAACGTGGAAGTATTACCTGAATTTGGCGGGTGAGTACCATAGTACCGACACCCGGATGTTTGTCACCTCATTGGATACTCGTGAAATGATCGAGTTCTCCAAGGCCAATCTGGTCGAGCATCGTGCCACTAAGCGTGGTTACTTGCCCGGTACACGTTTCTATAAAGAACTGGTGCGTAAATACCCGAACCAGATCGATCTGATTCAAGGGATCTTGGAACCCATCGATATCCAACAAGCCATTGCGGCACGGGATGGAGAGATCCTCAGCTATGACACCAATCTGGTTGAGAGCAACGAAACCAATCTGATTCCGGAGCTGCAAAAGAAAATCGATGGATGGAAAGTCCGTTGGGATGTAGCCGACTATGCGAAGGTGGATGATCTGTATCCAGCCGCTAACTTGGCCATCCTTTATATGAACATTCCCCTGTTCATCTTGAACATTCGGTTAGCCAATTGCCGAACCGAAAAGGTGCACAGTTTCCATATCAGACAATACCTAGCATCCAACGGTAAATTGGACAGCTACATCGACAACCTCAATAAAAAGCAGATGTTGTTTTTGTATCGGAACATCCAGTACATTAACCGCAATGCTGGTAAACAAGAAACCTTTGACTGGTTGGTTGAGAACCTGTTGACAGAGCGCCTATTGCCGCTGGCTAAGTATCGCCTGCAACACAATATTTCTGGGATGCCTAATAAATTACTGCCGGCAATCAACGCCAAACGCTTTGATCTGACGAAGTATGTCAGCGGTACTGTACGCGACATTTATTCGGCGAATGAGTTGATCCAGAAAGAAGTGTCAGTAACTCGCAACAACGTCCATTACCAAGCTGAAGCGCTCCAAGACCTTACGCACAAATACGGACGACACACTCACAGCGAACTCCCAACCAAAGTGTTGGAGTCCTCGGTGGTGGATCGGTCTGAAGCCTTTAGCGTTAAGTTAGGGGATGTCCTACTGAACCACTGGATCAGTTGGGCGTGTGAAGGCAACTATTTGGCCATGACCAACTTCGACAACCCAGCCAATGGTGAGTCTTTGTGGTTTACGGCTAAGGAAGCGTTTATCCTGTTCTTGTACGCCTACAATGCCTCGCATGGTGTTCGGTTGGAACAAGTCCCGGATGTGGTAGCCACCTTTGTTCGCAAGCCTGTGATTCCTTCGGTAGCTGAGATGCGGGCGCTGGCGCAACCCTCTCGTGTCCCCACGGAATGGATTCATTACCTGCGTGAAGACCAACCGGTAATTGGTGATGTGATATCCACCGCTGCTTTCTACGAGAAGTGCCAAGAGATTCATAAGGCGTGGAAGCTACACAGTGATTTCATTGCCTTCCGTGAACACATGGTAACTCGTGGACAAGTTGAAAATGTGGCTTATCACCTGTATCAAGACGTACACTACGACTTGGCCGGTGGTATGGACTACACCGATTGGTTGAAAGCTAAGAACTTGGAATTGGACGGTTTGTCCCGTGAAGAGTTTGATCTACTGGCTAACAACCTGATGGCAACTGCAACAGGGTCAGATCTTAAGGTGTCTGTGGGTTTGAGTGACCTACAAGAGAGTATGGTGCGTTTGCTGCGCCAGCTTAGCAGCTATTCAATCCAAGTGGTCACGGAACTCCAAGGTAAAAACATCACGGTGGTCGGTTGTCCGGCTATTCGGGTGGGGGATTATCAAGGACTTGGTGAAGGGGTGACTCGCATTCACCAAAGTAACGTGTACGTTCAGGATCTGTTCGGTAAGGGTTACAATGCCGAGTACGTGGATCTATCGGACGCCACGTTCGAATCAGACACCTCAGCGACCCAGTTTCACACCGATCGACTTGATCCAACACTGGACATGTCATCTGGAACTGGCTACACCAGCCGTGTGCGCATGACGATTCCGTCTGTCTACGCCACGCTGACGGTGCGTCCGTTGGAGGAGTTGGAAGACGTCTTCCCGGTCCGTACCAGTGATGAATACCGTTATCCGGACACGCCACCAGAAGATCTCGATATTTAACCTCAGGGCCTCTTCGGAGGCCTTTTTTTTTCAGGGTGGGTTTATGATTGATGCCCTCGATTTTAAAGAGTTGTTGAGTCTGACTCCGCAACAAGCGTTGGTCCGAATCATCACTCACAGTAATCAGGTCTCTATTGCGCCTGATCACATGGAGTTTGGTATACCCCAAGCCTTGGTGGGTCGTGAGACCATGATTCAGGTGACGGGTCGCAAACCCAATGACAGCTTTATGGGTCAGGTCTACCGGGGTTCGGTAGACTTCTTTTATAAGCGCATTGATTTTGGGGAGTTGTTTGCCAATACCCAACTGTCCATTCAGATGGACTTGCCTTGTAAGACCTCGGATGTCATTCAGGTGTTGAGTCACCATTACGGCTACGTCTTTGACAGCAGTGATTATGTTAACGAACTGATCACCGCAGAGAACGCCTACGGGTATGTACTTAAGGCAGCCCCTTATTCACTTCGGTGGTGGGGTCAGGTGACGCTGACACTGCTTAAAAAAGAAGCGTTGGATCAAGTGACAGTGGTCAGTGATTTCGGCAGACTGATAGATCCCAGTAAGACGCGTGACTTCGTTCAGCACCGTAAGCATTTTACTGACGGTCGCTTTTACGGAGATCACCTCAAGCGTATCCCGTTGGGTGATATCTCAGCCGATTCTATTCTTCATCAAGCATTGGGTCGGGTCTATTTCGAAGTGGGTGAGACCAACTACAGTTGGGTTCATTCTTCTGTCCCGGCCGAAGCTAACCTTAAAGGTGCGAAAGTGACCTTCAATGGGCGGGCTATCGATCTGGGAGTTACTCCCTACGTTTTCACAGTCAGTCGAGTACTACAGGTTGAATTGGACGAGGCCCTCAACACCAAAGTAAGGGGTCCTCTCACACTTAACTACAACGCCCAAGTCACTAAGTTGGTACCTGAATTCCCTGAACAGGGATATCGGTATCCTGCGGAGTTGTGGGCTGGATTGTTGGATGGTACGCCGGAGCTGGAAGGTTTCCAAGCGCTCTATGAAGGTACGGTCTTAACATCGTTACCAGATCTGACGTTTATGGATCGAATCTTGGGTTTACCTGAGGGTACAACACAATGTAGTCCTACACCTTCTCCAGTGAACCTGTTCAATGCTGAGGTGGAGTATTTGGGACGCAACGTTGGTTACCCAGCTAGTCCCGATCCTCGTCTTACACTGATCTGGGTGGTGCGTTTGGACCCACAGTACTGTACGTACTTTGGCGGTCGTTTTCTGATTTACTACAAGAGATAACCACATGAGCCTTTTATCCATCAGTCAAGTATTGCGTTTAGATTCCAAGACGCTGCTGGAGAATCTGTACAGCATGGTGAATGACCATGACTTGGACACTGACCACACTGCCTTGAGCTACCAAGCGGATGGGGACTATGTGGTGGTGAACATTCGGGCACGGACGCTGACTGACCAGATGCAACCCGGTCGGTATATGAACGAAGCTTCGGTTCGTTATCGGCGAGAGAGTCTGCAAACTCTTTTCAACGGACGCCCTGTGTTCTTTTTCCCTTCGGAATGGCCTGTGACTTGGGGTGCCATTAAGACACACTTGTTAGGGACGTATGGGGTCTTGATTGAGAACCAAGACGTATTGGTTCCGGGTAGCTCAACCCAGACACTTTCTGACACACATTCATTCCAAAAGTCGATGTACGCACCTTTCGACTACACCATCGAATTGCAGATTGCCGAACACTCACCTCGTTTCATTCCTAAGGTGCGTGGGGGTGATTCGTTTTATATCCGTATTGTCAGTACCACCGGTTCCGATTTGGCTTTGATTGGTCCTACCAAACAGTTACCGCCAGTCACCAGTCTTGACGCTTAACCATCTGACGGGACTTCGGTCCCGTCTATGCCAAATTACATTTTATGCCCTATTATGTGAGTCTCACCTGATAAGGTTTTATCCCCACATGAAAACGATTACGCGTACTATCATGGGTTCGGCCCTGCAAAGCGCACTGCTGCTGGGTATTCGCCCGCAAATCCTACCTTTCACCACACTCAACGAAAAGTTCGGTGTGTTGGCTGATGCGAAACTGAACGAGGGTGAGGTCCCCCATTTGGGTTATTTCGCCATTGGTAATGGTGGTCATCGTAACCGCGTTGGCGGTGACGGTACTCCCTACAGCACCCCTCATCATCGCGTGTCTTCTCACGCGGCCCTGTACCGCCACTTACCGTTTGTGCTGCGTCCGGTCGACAACGACCTGAGCGTCTCCGAGCGTGCCCAGTACGGTATGCGTGTACTGGAAACCCACAACAACCTGCGTTATTGGGCGTATTACCTCAAACGCATCAACCTTGCCGACGTACTCCCTGTGATTGAACACACGGCGGTGAACGGCGACAATGAAATTTCCTCGCCGTACGAATTCACGATGGCGAACCTCAACCCCACGCCACCGGAAGTGCCGAATGAAGGTGTGATCACCACCTCGGGTAACTACCTCTCGGTGTCTTCGATTCTGAAGCTGCTGTTCACTGCCAAAGACGTGCTCGAGTTGATCGAAGCTTGTCGTATCAAGTACGACAATGAAGCCTACGCCGTGATCTCTGAGATCGGTCTGGTTTCGGGGGTTGATCGACTGGCCACAGTTCAAGGCGGCGGTAACCAATCGTTCAACATGATGGAAGTGGCGTGCGCACAGATCTGTAGCTTCATCACTACCGATCACCGTGTGGCATTCACTAACAGCGGGTTCGAACAGAACATTGAACTCGGTGCGACTGAACCACTGCTGTCCGCGACTGATGTCGTAACGGCTGGGGTGCTGAGGAACTAAGGGGTAGTTATGCTTACCGTCCCACAAGGGGTGGGTAAGTACCGAATCTGTGCCATTGACCCTGGGACTGACACCATGGGGTTGGCGGTACTGGATGTGGACCTGAGAACGTATGGGTTGGACTTGGTGTCTGCTTACACGTCCTCGGGGTTGCGCATGAGTCGAAAAGCGCCTGACAGTTTCACTATTCACGGTGACCGTTGGGCCAAGCTTTTTATGCATGAACAAAACATCCTCCACTGGCTTCGGACTTATCAACCGCATGCGTTGATCTGCGAGTCACCATTTCTGGGACGTTTCCCACAAGCCTTTGAATCCCTCGTGGAGTGTAAGGCAACGATTCGCAGAGCCCTGACTCAGTACGATGCCTTTATGCCGTTGGAAACCATTGATCCCCCCAGTGCTAAATCGGCCGTGGGTGCTCTGGTTAAAAAGGGTAGTAAAGACAACGTCAAAGAAAGCATCCTCAAACTTACGCACCTGAACAACCTCACAGGTACATCGATGGAAAGTTTTGACGAACACACCATCGACGCCATTGCGGTTGGGTACTACAAGTACACCCTGGTACGTAAGTGGTTGCTAGGAGAAGTTTAATGTCCAAGTTCTTTCTTAACCCTCGCAATCTACTCATGATTGCGATCGTCGCTGTGGTGAGTTGGACGCAGTGGAAGATTTACAGTCAAGAAAAAACCATCAACGAACTAACGTCCTCGCTTGAAGATTCGCAACAGAAGGTTTCAGACCTGACGGCGGATGTGGAAGATCTGCGTGAACAAATGCGCATTGATCGCGAATCGGTCGAGGATTGGTTTAACACCACCACCAAGTTTACTGATGTGCAACTTGGTTACCAGACCGAGGTTGAAAATGTGCTCACTAAGTTTCGGTACGAGCTGGCCGTCAACGCCAAAAAGCCCGAACCTCAAAACACTGTTGCTAGTATTCGTCCTGATATTGCTAGCTCTGCTATCAACGGGATGTGGAACGCGTATGCCTCCACCCAATCCCTCAACGGACCTCCCAAGCCAGATCCCACCGGAGTACCAAAGAAAAGCACCGGTACAACCCCCGCCGGATCTCGAAGCGTTCAACCGAGCAACCCCTGAAGAACAGCTGTTGATGGCTTCATTGGCGTACATGATCCAGACTAAAAACCTGGGTCTTTGTTTTGCAACGCAAGAATCTTTCCAGAAATGGTATGAGGAAACGGCCAAGAGGGTCAACTTGCGAGGTAAATAACCATGAACATCGGTGGGGCGTTGGGGACAGCTGGGAAGCGCCCGTTGGGGGAGTTCGAGTGGGGGGAAACCATCGTTGATATCTGCAACAGCCACCTGAACGAAAAGAATCAGTTGCTGTTGACAGACTCGGGGAATGACGCATACGCCAAGATTGCAACTTTGAAGGACGCGATCCAGATCAAGTTGTTGTCGATGGAAGTCGGCACCATTCTAGACAGCGGTAACAAGACTAAAGCGACGTATGTACGCGCAGGCTTGGTAATGCTGTCTGTGGTTATGGCAATGGTTAGCACCTTTGCTACTTATCACTTCAATCCTGCTGGGGTGGGTGATGAAGAAAAGTCGCAGATGACGCAAGCGCTGGTCTCTGCACTCCAGACCTTGCTACAGGTACTGACAGGCACGTAAGGGCATACAGGGAGGCTCACGCCTCCCTGTAGGCTTTTATGCCGCGTTGGGGTTAAAGCTATTTGAAGTATATACTATCAAAGGGTAACTATGCCTTAGGAGTACTTATGGCTATCATGGATATACGAGGTCAACGATTTAATAAACTCGTTGCACTCATTCATTCGCACAATCACCAAAAGAATGCTTACTGGTATTTTGTATGTGATTGTGGGCTAGTGACTCTAGCTGCAGCACACTCGGTTAAACGTGGTCAAACACAATCTTGTGGTTGTCATAGACGAGAGGTTTCACACAAGCTAAACACTGTACATGGGGAAGCAGGGAAGAATAGTACTAGGCTGTATCGCATATGGGCACAAATGAAACGTCGGTGTGATCTACCTACAGTGATGGCTTACCCTCGCTACGGTGGAAGAGGTATTCGTGTATGTAAAGAGTGGTCGGATAGTTTTGAAGCTTTTAGGGACTGGGCTTTGAGTAACGGCTACACCGATAAACTCACCATTGATCGTCGAGACAATGACGGACACTATAATCCTGATAATTGTAGATGGGTCACACGCAAAGTACAGGCAAACAATAGAAGATCCAACAAGAACGTCCATTATCAAGGTGAGCGATACACAGTAGCTGAGCTAGCTGATAAGTTTAACCTATCTGTTAGTTCGTTAGGTTATCGACTGTTGAAAGGAATGTCTCCAGAAGAGGCTATAGATTACCTAACAAAGCAATCGGCCAATGAAGCAACATAAGAACACTACACGGGGCTTTGGCCCCGTGTAGGTCTTAGCTTATTTTTTTTTTTTATTTTACCCGAAGGTTCCTTGGGTGTAGACCCAATACCAACTTTTGTTCTACTTTGGCTGCTGCCTCACCCTTCGTGATTTTGCCGTCCTTATTGGCATCAAGTCCCCGATTCTGGATATAGGCTTTGCCCTTCCCTTCGACGAAGAGTACGTAATCCTCGGGTTTGCCAACGGCTACCGGATAGAGGATGCGTAAATAAATGTCACTCGTGGTTTTGATCTTACCGGTATACGGTTTGAAGAACTTGTAAACGTACTCGAGCTGTTCTTCGGCAGACATCTTCACGAGCTTCTCAGTAGTCGTTCCTACGTCCTTAGCCGCAGCAGCACCAAACTGGATCAGGCCGTAGTAAGGTGCACCGGCGCCGTTCTTGATCGAAGGGCTGAAAGTTTCTCCAGTCTCGAACGCCATACAGGCCATCAGCTGATCCGGACCTTGCGTGCCCAGTTGGAGCAGTGTCGCGATCTCATTCACACGCTTGACGAAACGATCACTGACCTTAGTTGACCACGCCGTTGCTTTACAGTAAGCAAAGAGCAGCGGAGTCATCCCTTCCGGCACAGTCTTCTTACCGACCACCGACCGGCGTGCATTGGTGAAAGCGCCGTGTGACAGCGGTCCCCACGAACCATCAATCAGACCGGTGTAAAAACCCAACGCTTTCATGTTGCGTTGCAGGTCTTTCAAGGTTTCTTTAGTTACAGACATTCTTGTTTCTCCACGTTAAGTATTGATGATCCATTGTCCAGAAGTAGGAAGGGGTTGATCAAACACCCAACCAATAAAGGTACTGGCACCTGCACTATTACCGTTACTGATACTCACCAACCGACCAGCGATACCATTTACTGTGATATCGCCAATCTGATTAGCCACCCCCATCAAATCTCCCTCTACAGCCATCTCCAACCATTGAAAAGGTGGTGAGTTATAGTAGGGCTTGGTTCCCGTGATAATTGCTCCTACCTTGTTTACGAACTTGGTGGTGTTGCTGTTGGTTGTACCAAAGCCATTAACCAACCATCCATACGCGGTGTAGTCCCAACCAACTGAGGAACCTACGTTAACCGTGCCGTTATACAGACTGTTCAACATCCCTCTTAGGTGATCGTCTTTCCACACACCATTGCGCTTTATCATGGTTCTGTAAGGTGAGCGCCAAGCACCGAGGTGTTTAATCCTCAGTAAACTTTGTTTCCACACCCCATTAAACTTAAGTTTCATAAAGGGACCTCCTCACAGTCTCATAAGATACCGGGCATAAAAGCCTAGGGAGGCCGAAGCCTCCCTGGGATAATAGTCAATCGAAGAAGAAATCATTGACCAACGAGAGACGTACATCTTCAGTAGCGTGGGCCACACTGTGCTGTACGTAACTCGGTACGATCAACAGATCGCCGGCTTCGGGTTGAATGTACAACTCCCCGAAATGGCTATCGCGAATGCTTCGTGGATAGCCGCGAGAGGCATTGCCCCGAGGATCGAAAAAGCGAATGCCACTATCACTGGCGTACGGATAGTACACCGTGGTCACGTTACTGTTACCGTGAAGATGGGCATCTAGCCCTTCGTATTTCTCGAATGCTTTACCGAAGGTATCGATTTTGAGGTTCTTTGGAGAGTGGGCAAAAACCTTAACAATGAATTCGCGTACGGCTTTTTCGATTACCGTGTCGCGGGCCGCACAGATCACTGGAAACTCTTGCTCGTTGACTTCATACGGAATGGTGGACTCTCGTGGCGAAACCAGGTGTAGGGTGTGGATCTCAGTGGCGATGGCGTCAGCATCGATGAGTTCTTTCAAATTGACGCGACCGATCTGAATAGCCCAAGGAGTGAGGAGTTGCATTTGCATGTTGAATTTTTCCTTATGAGTTATACGTTTTCACGCAGGTAGTATTCGTGAAGCAAAGACAGCCGTACGTCTTCTTTTACATAAGAAACACTGTGCTGTATGTAACTTGGAAAGATGTAGATGTCGCCAGCTCTGGGTGAGACTTTCCATGCCGCAAAGAACCGATCACGAATCTCTTTTGGATACCCTCGACAGGCATGTCCACGAGGATCAAAGAAGTTAATCCCCGACTCAGAGTCTTGAGGATAGCAGATAGCGGACAGACAACTACCAGCGTGGTAATGAGGAAACAAACCCTCACCTTCTGGAATCCACTTGGCATTGGTCTCAACTTCGATCTTCGGGATCGTGTACTCCCAAACATCTTGAGCGTACTGTACTACAGCCGGTGTGACGACGTTATCGCGCATGTTCATCAGGGTCGGTAGTAGCTCAGGGTCCAAACGTTCTTGAGAGGGGTCTTCTTGTCCGGCCATAGCTTGAAGCAGAAAGACTTCATCGTAGAATTCTTTCATGTCAAACTGGTCAGCTACATTGATACGGCCAACAACGATGTTCCAAGGATTGATATATGTATTCACCTTAACCTCGCGCCATGACTTCAGCCAAGCCCTCGGCGGTACATTCCAAACGATAGTACTCGCTGGTTTGCTTCGCCCAGCCTAACTCGGTAATGTCACCTAGGGGTTGGAGTTTTTCCAGTAACCGGTCATAAGTTTCAGGATCGTCCTGATAGACCACAAAGTAGGGGTCCTCACCTAAGAACAAGTCCGACTCGTTTAACGTCTCAAGTACTGGAATGTTGTAATCACGCAAGATGTGATAGGCGTACACCACAGCCACCCCATAGCTTTTGCCAGGATAGATAATGGGAAAGCTTTGTGCTTCAAAGTACGCCATAGCCCCTCGTAGTTTTTCCTCGAGGGTGTTTTCTGTCACAACGGATGGAACTTTGTCGATCGCATCGTCGTGTTCTTCTACCAGCTCCCGATACAGGTACTGATATTCTTTATAAGGGGGTTGAGTGGACATCTAACGAATCCTTGGGGTAGGTTGATCCCACCTGTTTTTCATGTCAAGTAAACATTGATTGTGGTTAAGTTTACGCATGATGACATGTATGTCACCACGGGCACACTCATCAACAAAACAACAATCGGAACAGGGTTGCTTGTCGCTATACTCCAACAGGTTCTCGGTGTAGAGGTCGTACTTAAATTGTAAGACGCTTGACATCGAGTAGGGTCTGGCTAACTTAAACGTAGGTTCGAACAACGGGAACTTTTCGATTAAGCTTGGGACATAATAAAGATCACCTTGGTAGTAGATGGTCTCAATGCTGTCTTTGATATTAGGAACCAGAAACCGGTTGTAGTTAGCGTCACGGTCTACTGTTTCGTGTAGACCGTTAATAAACGCTTGAAGGTCGTTTAAGAACGCCGCACGGTGTTGTTCTAACCCCATTCGGGAATGAGGGAAGTTGTACTCCACCGTCTGGTGAACCCCAACATCCAGATCGTGAACCAGTTTGTTGTTGTCGAAGTTAAATGCTTCAGCCGAAGCGTTGACCATATTAATGCCGATATAGACCATATAAAAATCAGTCTCAAACAAGTTGTCCTTGATGACTTTAATCCGCTGACGAATCAGGTTCAAGAACTTCTCGTTGTGGGCATTACGAATGGTGAGTGGGACAATCAGTCGAAACTTCTTGCCCCGCATCACACGATCAACTGTGCGTGCCAACTCCACTAACTGACGATCAAACAACAACGCCAAGGACACAGTGAGTGAATCATAACGCTGCGTCAATTCCTTCACGACGTAGCGATCAAAGATCCCCAAACCGGACTTTGAGGAGATGATGTCAGTTGGACCTAGGGTAAATTCATGTAACCGAAAGCCGTGGTCCTTAAACTCGTCGGCCGCTCGGATTAACAAGTCATCATCCCCGACTCGCATGTAATCACTGGTTTTGCTTTTGTCGATGGCACAGTCCTGACACGAATAACCGCAGTCCTTTAAAATCTCCAGCTGGATGTTAAAGGCCTCATCACTCTGGGCTACGAACATGCTCATCTCCCACAATACAGTCACGTACTGACAACATACGCATGATGGTGGTGATGCCTTTCTCAGAACAACTGGGCAACAACGGACAACTCAGACATTCAGTACCTTGTAGGAAGTCCAAGCTCTTCTGTATAGCCGCCGTACGCGCTGTGAGAACCGCATCCATGGTCCATGGTCTTGGGATCACGAAAGCATCATTCAAAAAAGCGAAGTCATCCTTTAAGAACGGTACCCAATACAACTTTCCGTCGGTGTAGAGTAGGTTCTGCATGGTTCCTGTGTCTTCATGACGATCAGGATTACGGAAACGCTCGTTGTCTACATCCAAGGTTGTGTAGTACTGACTGATGCGGTGACTGATTGTTTTCACGTTCTGCCCAAGCATGATGTCGATACTTTTACTACGTCCGTACGGGATGTTCAGGATGTCGTCTTTGTCGACAGGAAACTCAACATCGAACATACGATGTAAAGATGTATCAAATTGCTCACCCACAGTATCTCGAGTACAATTGATCACAAAACCTGCTTCGTTCAAGTACGCAGACTTCAGAGTGCTCTTGACATGGTTGAGTTTCTTCACCACCATGTCGCCGAACTTTCGCGTCTTGAAAAAATCCGGTGCACCTGGAATCAAAAAACGAATCGCTTTGCCCGGACAGGTTTCATCGACTATCCGACACATCTCAGTGTAGTTGTCGAAGTTCTTATCCAACAGTGCGGTTTGAAAAGTGACCTGCTCAAACATCTGAGCGATCTCTTGAAACACCGGGTGATACATCAGCTCATCAACGTTATCAGCTGACATAAAGTCAGTAGGACCAATCCCTACGTCGAAGGCCACAAAGCCAGCTGCAACCATTTCCTGCAACAGTGCTTGTAACGGCACTAAGTCGTCGACCGCACCACCAAGTGTACGATCAACCATACATCCACTACAGCTGTGAGCACAGCCACGAAACATGTCCAGAGTGATTTCAAGACGTTGTCTATGTTGAACAAACATCGCGTTGATACCTTACGAGTAGGTTGTGAAATCCATTGCAGGAGCGCTCCAAAGACTTCACGTCTCGTAGGTGCTCAGACAGACAATGGCCTTTGAACTGGCAGCTATTGCAGATGCTGTTGGTGTTGACTTTACGCTTTTCGTTTTCGCACCAACGGTGGTATTCGTCAAGCGATGCCATTGGCCTGAAATACTCATTGTCATTCAGGTCAAAGTCCAGCACTGCAAACTCACCCCTTGGGGTGATATACAAGTGATCGTCACTAAACGCGTTACGCTCACCTGACAACGCTGTTTCGATAAGGCGCTGGTTTTCAAACTCAAACAAACGATCAGGGTGGTTGATTACCCCATAAACCAATTGTTCGAATTCATCGAACTGAACGTTTTGTTGATTGGCTTGGTTGGTCGAGTACGGTTTGATCTCGATGAACCGTGCGTTAGTTAACAGGTTAAAGGTGCGGACAAACTCATCGGCACTTAAGGTATCCAGTAATGTACGCGAGGCCAAGGTCAACACGTTGTACCGACGCTCCAGTGACAACATGTTGTTGAACACCAGGTCGTGCTTCTCGCGTGAGGTGAAGTCATACGAGACAGACAACTCATAGTCTTCATCAAGTACGATGTCGTTAATAGCCGTCAGGTTGGTGTGGACTACAATGTCCGTCACGCCACGGGAGAACAGGGTGAGCTTCAACTCATCCATATACGCTTTGGGTAACAGGCTCGGTTCACCCCCATACAAGTCGACGTGGGTGATGTCATAGCCGGCTTCGAGCACTTCATCTAACCGCCGAGCCAAAACGTCGGGGTCGATTTTTTGTTTGTCGTTTAACTGCTCAGGTGTCAGATAACAGAAGTCGCACGCAAGGTTACAATAATACCATGGATTCAGGGAAATCGTCAGTTCAGGATTTTGAGAATTCATAGGTCATCCTTTAAAGATTAGCTCAAGACTTTCGTCTTCATACGGGGTCGGCTCTAACACACCAACCAAACCGTTGAGTTCGATGATCTTGGGGGCTAGGGATTTCATCTTGCGACACTGGTGTTCTTGTAACCCAAACCTCTTAGTGTCGGCAATGGTTTTGCGGCACCCATTGCAGATTTCGAACATCGGACAAGCATAACACGCAAGCTTCATTGTATCGAGGTCAGGATCGTCCTGTAAAGGCGTCTGTAAGGCCGCTGAAGCCATTTCCTGATCGAAGTCTATACGATGGGTGCGGTCGTCACCAAACGCGCCACAGCTGTAGTAGGAGCCGTCTGGTTGGAGTGTGCGTATACCGGCATCACAACTACGACTTAAAGGGCAGGTGGTGTGACCGCCACGCAACTTCTTTGTCAGTTGCTTGCAGTTGTACTCCCACTCCCCTAAGCCTGCCTCGATGATCTGAATGTAATGTTCGTAGATGTCGGCTTGGGTGAAGAAGTTCTTTGCACTCCCCATCACCACACCCTGCTTGTTGACTTCAGGTCCTGAGGCTAGGACGTGGTTGATCTTACATTCCACCCCCATAGCTTTGGCCAACTCAACCGTTTGCAAGACGGTGTGTTCATTGTCTTGGTCAATGACGGCAATGAACTCAGGTCGATAACCAACGCGGTCCAAAAACAGATCTGAGATAGCCCAGAACTCAGCTTCGGTAAACGGTGTGCGGTCGCCCTTAAGGCGCTTGTCACCATACTGGAATGAGGTGATCACACCTACTTGTGGGTGGCGAAACAAGTCGGTCCACAGATCAGGCTTTTTATAGAACGCCCAGAGGTTACTGGTGAACGAGAGTTTGGCTTCACAGTTGTATTTGGCCAGAATGTCCAGAATGTCCCAGTAGTACTGTACGGGAAGCATTAACGGGTCACCACCGTTGACAATCACCGTGTTTAACGTGTCTGCAAAGCGCTGTACGAAGCGATCGATGTATGCAATATCCAACACATCGTTATGGTCATCGGACAGCACTGTGGAGCTACAGAAAGTACAACGGTAGTTACATTTTGAAGTGCCTTTGATTATGAGATCCATGACAGACTCCTAAGTTTTATTATACCATCTCGACTGCTGGTAAATAATGATCGGACATAACAGACATTTCGGACCAGGGTTTCCCCCGGTCCGTTATGCCGTCACTTACAGGATCTTGCGGAACATTTCTTTTATCTGACACTCGCTCGTAGTACCCTCAACGAAGCTGTGATGCAAGAAACACCGTAACCCGCACCGTTGATAGTACTCACACGAGAAACACTCGTAGTGCTCAAGAAAACGCTCCTCAGCCGCATTCTTCGCCAGCAATCCGGCCTGCTCATCCAAGACTGCATCTTTACCCGCTTCAGACCAACAGGTTGTAACTACCCCGTCCTTGTTTACGATCTTCGTAGAGCGACACGTGGTCACGTTACGGTAATTCTCTTTCCAACTGATCAGTGGATAGGAATTAGGGTGATGTTCGTTCAGGTACAGGTAAAGTTTACCAATCTGATCTTCAGAAGGCTGGATACGTTCGAACTGTGCGCTGGGGATATAGTGGTCGAAGAACACTTGGAAGTTATCACACAACCAGTCAAGCGTAGCGGTTTCTCTCCCAGCCAAAATGGTTTCGATGTTCTGTCGAGTGATCACGACGTTCACGGTCTCTACGTACTCCTTAACTTGCGTTAAGTTGTGCATGAAAAGCATGAACGACTCTCGGTCAAAACGGCCGGCTGGGTCATACGAGGTGGCAAGCTGTACTTTACCGTGTGGTTTAAGCTGCTCAAGCAACCGCACCACCCGTTCAATGTTCTCGTACACCAAGTTCGCCCCAAAAACCACCACCACGTCATCGTAGTGTTCGAAGATCCGACGTGCGATCCCGTAGTAAACGTCGAAGTAGTCGTCCGGATATTCATCCAAGAACAACTCCCCACCGGTGATGTTCACCACGTACGGGTCACTGGGGTTGGTGTTTGCAAACAATGCATACACCTTCTCCCACATGGCGTCGGCCGACATCCCCACCTTCGAGTCGTGGTCTTGGTGACAGAAACTACACCGAAGATTACAGTACTCAAACAGGATCAAATGAGCTTCCTTCTGTTCTCCTTTTTTGTCTGCTAGTACGTCGACGATAGGGATGAGGTTATTCACCAGGCGGCTCCTTTCAACAAGTCCTTGATGAGGTCTTCAGGCAGACGAATGACGGTGCGGATCAAGTTCTCGTTGTACTTGGCAGCATCCAGGTTGGCGAGGCGGAAAGTGGCGGGACCACCATCGAACAACATGCGAATGCGTCGCTTGAGATTCTCTGGGTCTGACATATCAGACTCGTCCTCCAACGCTTTGCGCAGATTGGCACTGCGGTTGGCAGAAGCAAGATCACCAGTATCCACCAACACTTTCTCGATGTTGGTGAGTAGCTCCACCAAATAGGCTCGACTGGCTTTCTTTTTCATCGCCCCTGGGATACGCAAGTCGGGGTCAGACAAATTGCCAAAATTGACACAGGCCTGGAATGTGGAGTCGGCTTCAAGCAAGCCGTCTGCCGTACACCCGGAGACCGACCAACGCGTAGGATCGACGATCACCCGCCCCCAATCTTCCATGGCGTCGTGACTGTTACTGATTGCCGTACGGCGCATGATGTTTTGGATGGTCTTGGCCACCTTACCTACGTAACCGGTTCCGAACAACTTCATCACTCGCCACTCAAGAGAGATCTTGTCGGGATCGCTGTTGATAAGACGGCGCAGTGCAGTGACGATCTCAGGATCTTCAAACGTCCAATAACGTTCAACCAATTCCCGATTGATCTTGAGGGCCAACGAATGGTCCATCACACTGTCATAGAAGCTGACGGTGGAGTGGTCGTAAGTTGCCTTAATGCAGATGAAGAACTGTTTGAACATTTCCTCGGTGATGCCGGGTAGCAACGCTTTGAGAAGAGCTGCGTAGAAGCGAACATAGGTTTCTGAATCAACGTAAATCATTACCTTACGTTCAGAGTCAACGGCGGCACGTAGAAGTTCGTAGAAACTCTCACTACTGAATTCATCCAAGCTCAATGCCCAACCAAACTGCTTGCCTTCGTTTTCAACGAACGGGTGCGCAACCTTCTCAAACCCCGTGTTCATCGAGATATTGATCTGGTTGTCGGTCGGGTAGGCGCGGAACTCAGTTTCGACGTATAGGTCGCCAAATACGTGTAGCATGGTCTATTCCTCCCCGGCTTCATTGAGCGCTGTTAAGAGCGTCTCATTCAGGTCTTCATCACGGGTGATGGCGGCCATACAAAGCGGGTTGTCAGGATTGGAGAAGTAGTACATCAAGTTCATACCAGCAAAGATGTACTCGTTAAAGAACGTCGGGTTAACGCACCATGCCGATTGTGGAATGTGACTGACCAACAGTGGCCAGAGCGGATGACGCATCAATTGCACAAAGCTCAAGCCAGGCAACGAGGCATCCTCGTCCACAGGGAACTGTTCGATGAAGCTGCGCTCTACGGTTTTGTTTACATAGAACGGAAATAGTCCAATCGAGCCCACACGACGAAACCACGTTTTAAGAATGGCTTCATTATCAGCGACGAACTTTTGGAACATTTCGGGTTCGAAGGCCAAGTAGTTTTCCTCACCAACCAAAGCCAACATGAGGTTCATCACCACGTCGTTAAGATCTGGGATATCTACCACGGCTGGATGGTTGAGGTACGCCGAGACCAAGTCCAAGGATTCTTGGTTGTTGTCGAGTTTGAGCTGACATTCAATCCCCACGTTATTGAGGAAGTTAATCAGCGTCCGACCTTTGAAACGACTGGTGGAGTAGTCGATCACAAAGCGGATGTTTTCGGTGTACTTACGACGGAGTAGTTCGACGGGTATCGGGGCTGTTGTTTCAATTACAACGACAGGGGTAGTCATCTAATTATCTCCGACCACGGTTACAGTTACAGTTCGAATGGCACGAGGTGTGACAAACGGTGTAAGTCAAGGTTTCCACAGTGGTGTTGCCGGCGTTGTTCCACCATGAAGTATACATCGAGTTGAGATGACTGTTAAGAGCCGCCTCTTGGATGTTAGACCCTGCGCTAAATTCTGTCGCAGGGGAAGCGATTGCTGATGCGGCCACCCCTGTAGCGAAGTTACCGATACCGGTCACATCACTCCATACTTGCAAAGAACCGTTGTTATTGTAGTAGATGATCATGCGCTTACGACAGATGCGATTAAACAACCGAGTGTAGTTGCGGATCATATTGTTTAACTTTGCAGCGCCGGCAGTACCTTGAACGTTACTGTCTACCGCCAACGCCCCCAAACCTTCCGTCGTACCCCCAAACCAGCTACTGGGCGTATTGGCGTGTGGGGGGTTGTTGGTGCCGTAAGCAATTCTGGCGTTGATCGGATCTCGAATCAGCGCGTTGACTCGGTTCACCGTCCAAGCCGCTTCCAAATTACGTGCCATATTAACGTACCTTCAAAATGATGTTGGAGTCTGTAACTCGACCCGACAGGTAGCGTAATGTGTGCTTAAGCCCACCGCACCGGTCACCCTGCCAAGGCAGACGATGACAGTCACCACCGCAGATGTCGAACACGTCGCAGTAGTAACACGGGTCGTTGAAGTTGAGTTCTTTGACGATCTCATTGACACGTCCATCGGAAACCAAGAAGGTTTGGACGGAGTCATCAAGGGTCGCATGTTTGTGTTCACTGGCCACGTTAGGACAGCCACCCAAAGTGCCGTTGGAGTTGATCGTTACCAAGTTCTGCTCACAGTTGCGACAGTTGGTATCGGTCTTGACAATCCCAAGATTGACTTTCTCAATCAGGGTATCCAACGTACGGATGTTGTACGGTAGGTCCGCTTTGCGTTCCCGATACCGCTTTACCAATTCCAAATACCAATAGTCTTGGGCTTCGTTGTCTGGGAAAACGTCCGGATTGCGCTCGGCGTTGCCTGAGAGCGTTAAACGTTCAAGTGACACTGTGGTCGCCCCGGTCGTTGCCAATTGATCGAGTAACCAATCTGGCGTCTGTTCCGTCATTCTCTTAGAGACCGATACGATCGTGTAGAGACTGACGTTCAGTGACCGCAGGCGTTTCATGTTGTTGAGCCACAGTTGGTACTGTTTGTCATTGGCCCAACGAATCCACGGGTCCCAACTGGTTCCAATCGAACTACCCAAGTAAGTCTGGATGAAGTCTAAGATCTCATCTGTCAACTTGTACGTCAGGTTGGTGTTGGCCCCGATGGTGATTTTGGGGTTGTCTTTGAAGTGGTCGACAAACTGCTTGAGTTTGGCTACCGGTACCAAGAAGGGTTCCCCACCGTGCAATTCGAGGTGATAGTTTACCGCATCTGGGGTAGCTTCAATGTAGTCTTTGACCCATTGTGCTGTTTTCTCGGGATTGAAATGGGTTTTGTCACCACCCTTACCGCCGGTGAAACAGTGTTTGCAATCAAGGTTACATGAGCCGGTGGTTTTGATGTAGAGCGTCTTGTAGCTCATAGTTTGTCCCTTACCCATTTCTCAAGACCAATGCTGATCATCACCGAAGCTTCTTCATTGGTGGCGTAGTGAGGTGTGTTGGCTTTCATGTAGACGTGTTCACCGGCAGCAATCCGAACGGGTTTGCCATCAATTACCATTGTCTTGGTGCCAAAGACTGTATAGATCACCACATCGTCGGGATCGAGGTGTTCTACAAAAGTGAAGCCGTCTTTGGGGCTGTTAAAGATGTGTGCTGTCACAGGGCCTTTGTGATTGTACAAGGCAGCAAAATAATCACATAGAGCACGAGCTTCAGGACAGAAGTCTTCGAAGCGCTCGATCTTCATGGTGGTTTGAGGGTGAGTCAAAAGGTGGCAACGCTCAGACGTCACACGCTCGTCCCGGTTGGGCATAGGTACCATGCGGACCACTTCTTCGGTCTTAGCATAGTCGGAGGCCAGACACAGGTCGATGTACTCTTGTACCAGATCGGGAATTTGATTAAACATTAGGGGATGTCCTCAAAGTTCTGCTGACTATAGAATTGTCAAATTCTGTCAGCATAAACGGTCGGGTTGCCCCGACCGCCCATACTTACTTCATGATCATTGCCACTGAGCCGGCCAAACCTGTCGCCAAGTACCACCACCCCAGATATACACACCCGATCCGTTCCAATGAACGCTACAGTCAACGCCTGCGGTGTTCTTCGGAGCGTACCGTCCATCGTGATCACCCGAGTTCACGTGATCAAACATCCCTTTTGCGGTCAACAACGAAGCGTTACTGTCCGTACCGCGTGAGTTGGTAATTGAGTTTGGAATGCTTCCAAGACCCACTTGTACTTTGGTTACACTGTGCGGGTTATCGCTGCGGTTGATGTGTGCGTTCAAAGGCACGACTGCCAAATTGTTGATAGCCTGACCTGTACGCAACGGTGTCATATATGTACCGTTATCGGTCGCACCTTCTGCCAACGCTTGAGTGGCCACACTGTAGTTCTGCACATTACCCAAGCCTACCTGTGCTTTAGTCACCCCGTGAGGGTTGTCTGCTCGCGCAATGTGGGCATTAAGTGGCGTCAGTGCTTGGGTAGCAATCGCTTGTGCGGTACGCAACGGTGTCATGAAGCGGTTGTTAACCGTCCCGGTACGAGCCTCTGCCTCAGTTGCTGTTGCGAAATTATCCACGCTATCAAGCCCTACCTGGGCTTTGGTTACACCATGCGGGTTATCCACCCGAGCAGTGTGAGCATTGAGCGGTACCAACGCTTGTTCGTTGATGGCTTGTGCGGTCTTCAATGCCGTCATGTACAGCGAATCACTGGTGCCCGCACGGGCCTGCGCTTCGCTAGCCACGCCATAGTTCAAGACATTACCCAATCCGACTTGTGCTTTGGTTACACCATGTGGGTTATCCACCCGAGCAGTGTGAGCATTAAGTGGTTTGAGTGCATGTTCATCGATGGCTTGTTTGACCAGAATCGGTGTCGTGTACAACGAAGGCGACGTACCGGCGATCATGTCGGCCTGAGATGCTACGTTGTAGTTGGCCACCAATCCCAAACCAACCTGTGCTTTAGTTACCGCGTGCGGGTTATCCGTACGGGCAATGTGAGCGTTCAACGGTTTGATGGCGTGTTCGTTGATAGCATCACGAACACGGATTGGTGTGGTGTACAGCGCATTGCTGGTCGCTGCAACCATGTCGGCAGTTTGAGCCACCCCGTAGTTCAAGACATTACCCAAACCCACCTGTGCTTTAGTTACCGCGTGTGGATTGGATTGGTCGCGAACGTGGGTGTTGAGATTGGCATTGGTTTCAGCAATGCTGTCTCGTAACAGACTGTCTTCATATCGCACCCACTGACGAATCTCTTCGTGAGTGGCTTCGTCACCAATCAGAATGGCTGCCCGCAAAGCTTCCAGAGCCTCTACGACGTATTCGAAACCATAAAGGTCACCGATGTCGTGAAGGTGTGGTGCAGGTGGATAAGCACTGGGTCGGGCAATGATGTCACCCCAACTGACAGTACGTTCATCCAGATCTTCGTCTTCGATTGCTCGGCGTAGCGCGTCAACCGAAACACTGAAATCACCCCCTACCGTTTGGTATTCGAGGGTGATTTTACCCATGACGTTCTGATCCTTGATCACAACCGCCATACAAACCTCACGGTTCAAACTGGCGGTGGCGTCAGCGTGAAGCTGTGCTGCAATGTAGTGCTCATTAGGCACCAGTGGATCAACACGGTCCTCGACCCGCACCACTAACGACTCACTGTAGAAGGCGCTGTAGTTAGGGACGATGGCTCGGTTGATACCGACACCCAAGTCGTGTACCTCCCCTACAATTTTGTTGTTGGGGTTGACGGCTGTTGGGTCAATGGGGTACTTAAGAATAAGACCCCGTGTCAATGTTGATGACATAACGAGTTACTCCGAAAGGGTTGTGGTAGGCTATCTACCACAACCTAGGTGGTTATTCAGTCGGCGATGGATGCTTGTGCTTCAGCTCGCATTTCTGCGGCAAGTTCATCAAGACGAAGTTGGATCAATTGCTCCACTGAGGACAGTGTCATCAAAGTGTCCACCGACTCAGAACAGGAGTCCAACAAGACTTCGTACATTGGGTCGAAGTCTTCCCAGACCGGCTCTTCATCGTAGCTCTCTGTCACGACAACTATATCGTCAACACGGTCTACTCCGGAGATGACGCAACTGATATGGCCCACCTTCACCGAATTGTGTTTCACCCAAACCGAGTACACACCCCCCAGTCGCTTAACATACACCTCATGGGGATGATAGCGTCCAGCAACAAAGAAGCGTTGCAGAAGTTTATCATTATCCGTATCCATTTCGGTGTCGTAGAAACTCACAAACGAACTTTCAACCCGTCTGTCGTTTTCCACACCTGTAATTGAAAGCAAAAAGCTGAACTGAGTTTGAGTGGTCTCGAACAATTTGGTCCAACCACCAACCGACGCATCCGGAGAGTTGTAAGGGGCTTTTTGAAGGACCGGGGCTGCCAAAGCAAAACTACCCGCATACTCTGCCACTTCACTCAGCGACTTCCCTTCCAGCTTGGTAGCCAAAGGGGCGTAGTACGGAGCATAGAGATCGCGCAGTTCCTCGACATTATAGCCACCAAAACGCAAGGTGTCATCGGCCTGACCACCAGACACCGACGCCATGATTTGCTCGTAGGTGTACCCGTTAAGCTTAGCCGAGTCATCGGCTTTACTACCGTTGGTCATATAACCCAACAGTCGGGTTGCCAGGTCTTCAGTCGTCACCGCACCCAATTGAGCGGCAGTTACGCCGTGTGGGTTGTCCTTACGATCACTGTGTTCTTTAACCAACGCACGTGCAGCACCTTGAGAAACCAATAGCGTGGTGTAAGGCGTCATGAACAACGTCTCAGAAGTGCCCTCCATTGCTTCGACTTGACTGGCTGTTGCGAAGTTGTCAACGCTACCCAAACCAACCTGTGCTTTCGTGACCTGGTGAGGGTTGTCTTGACGACTCACGTGACTACCTACCGAATCTCCTACAATGTTCTCAAGCATCGCTTGAGTGGTTGCGGGAGTCATGAATCGGTTAGTAGCAGTACCGGCCACTGCTTCGGCGCGGGTGGCGGTGGGGTAGTTATCGACATTACCCAACCCCACGTGCGCTTTGGTAGTACCGTGTGGGTTGTTACCATCGTTGGTGTGATCGCGATACGTGGACAGTGCGATTTCTTCAATAGCAGCCCGCACGCCTTTCGGAGTGGTATACAGGTTATCCGCCGTACCAACAACCATTTCCGTATCGGTTGCAACACCGTAGTTCAGAACGTTACCCAGTCCTACTTGACCCTTAGTCACTCGGTGTGGGTTGTCCAGATTGGAGATGTGGTTGTTCATCCCCTCTCCCACGTACTGACTGACCATCTGGTAAGTCGTCAATGGGGTCATATAGCGGTCGTTGCGACTACCGGCAATGGCTTCTGCTTGATTGGCTAGAGGTAGGTTTTCAACCAGATTCAGACCAACCTGTGCTTTAGTTACGCCGTGCGGATTATCCTTACGGTTGGTGTGGGCGGTAATGACAGGAAACACGTTGGCATCAAGTGTTGCCTTCACGGCGACAGGCGTTACGTACAGGGTGTTGGACGTTCCTGCGACGGTTTGTTCAGCAGTGGCTACGCCATAGTTCTGCACATTACCCAGACCCACTTGCGTCTTCGTCACCCCGTGAGGGTTATCGTTACGCAGTGTGTGAGTTTCAAACAGTGGGTTGACGTAGTTCTCAACGAAGTTACGCACCCGAACCGGGGTCATATACAGCTCATTGCTCAAACCGGCGGTGGCTTCAGCAATGTTGGCCATTGGATAGTTTTCAACCAACCCCAGACCGACTTGTAGCTTGGTGACGCGGTGTGGGTTGTTGGTGTCACCCACGTGAGAAGTACCGTTGGCATCGTTAGCCGCGTTAATCGCAGCGGTGATACCTTCGAGTTTTTCAACGACTTCTTTGGCGCCAGTGAGGTCATCCAGATCCCATTCGTGGTCGATGACCGGGAACTGGAAAGGCAAGTCCACTACTTGTTCCCACGTAGTGATGCGTGGGTTCATCAAGCGGTTAGCCATCAGTTCGAGGACAGTGCCCTCATCATACACCCAGTCCCCACCGATGGTCTGGTAGCGGAGTTCGACTACGCCCGTCAGGCTACGGTCGATAAAAGTGATAGAGCCATAAACAGGACGACCCACACCGTGGGAGGCTGCATGGAACCAGTGCGTGAGGTGGTAATCCACCCCTTCCACCAAATCGCGACCCAGGCCGAGATGACGGATACGCAAGTTGTTGCGAAAGAACGGTGCAAATTTGGGAACGATGAAATTGAATTCACGATCCGTTACCCCAGACAGCACATGCCGTTCATTAGGGATCACGTTGGAAGTCAACGAGCCCGTCGGGTCGAATGGATAAACGTAGGTCTGCGACATTCCGCGCTCTCCAGAATTTAAACGAATGGTATAGTTGCTCCCTAAACAGAGAGTAAATTATTACACACCATATCATTGGCAAGCCCCCCTCAAGTCCGGGCAGGCACAGGTTTTCGAAAGAGGAACCACTATGTACACCCTAGTAAAAGTAATTGCCAAAACACGTGGTCGGACGGGGAGTTGGTTTGAGTCGTCTGAAACAGATGTACCTGTACGACAAATCGCCTCACTCTACACCAAATGCTATCTGGTGTTGACAAACCCCTACTACGAGGGGGAATTGACACTGGATTGTGATGATGTAGCTGAGCGTTTTGCTCAACAGAGCAACACCACTACCATCACTCAGTGGTTGGCAGGGCTCGGTCAGGCCTCACTCCCAGTGACTGAGAAATCACTGAAGCTTAAGGTGGAGTACGTCAAATATAAGGACGCCATCCAAGCTGGTTGGAAAATGGACCTGTGTCATCGAACCGCTCACCCTAGCGTCCAAATGCCTAAGTCTGAAAAAGACGACGTTCGCATGTATAAGGAAGGGGTGACTGCTCAACGGTTCTTGGACTACTGTCTGGTAACCGTGAATAACTTGGTCCACTTAGCCATGCGTGGGGTGGATGAAGAGATTCAAGTGATTGATGCGGGTATCAGCAATCGGCTGTACAACGACAACCACCTTGGCATTCTGAGCTTTGAGAAAGTCGGAAAACTCAAAGTAGTACCCATCACCGAAGACATGATCGCTGGGATGTCAGGTCAATCCAATCTCAGCGATCTTTGCGTCATCAAAGTGCCGAGCGAGTACAACGTGGAACAAATGTTTCCGATGATCTCGGTTGGTGGGTTTTTGCATTCACTGGGGTCGATCTTTAGCTACTTGGGCAACAACTGCTTCAAGGTTGATCTGGGTAATTTTGGGTGGGAGTCCCGGTACTTCGAGTTGCTCAAGCGGATGGACCTTAGTACGCTTCACGCACACATGACGCGTAAGAACGGTACCTACGTTCAGGTGGCCAATGAAGAACTGTTCAGTGACGACGTCCTTAAAGCGCTGTTGACTCTTTCGAACTCCTTTATTGTCTTGGTTGACAATCCGGACGTGATGGTGAGTCAGCGACCTGTGGAACGTACTCGTACACCCGGCGTCTATCTGACGCAGTCCCCAGCAGGTTTACCTGTGCTGTATAAAAAGGGGATGTTGTACGACACGTGGGAAATCACTGAGATGGATCGGTGTGTGATTAAAGGTAAGGAGAACCTACGACCAACCTACAATCACGAGACCACGTCACTGTTCACAGAAAACTCGTTTGATGACACCAAGTACAGTTCGGAACCTGATCGCTATTCGATGGCGTTTCAATGGTTGATTGGCGCTGCGGTTTTCGATTGACGGCATACAGGACAGGGTTACCCCTGTCCTGTTTTATGCCCGTTACGGATTGTAAGGTCCTATAACGTCCTTAACCACGTAGGTGTAGTCACGCAAATCACCAGGGTTGTACCACGGATCAGCTTGAGGAACACCCAGCGCGTTACTGAAGAGATTGACTTTAACTGTACCGTTCAAACTCTTGATCGAAACCCGTCGGTAGTAAGATTCTTTGCGGCCACCACTGTCATCCTCGAACACAGCCAGCGCTGCAATGACATCGGTCCCAACTATCGGACCTAACCCTATCTTACGGTAATGCCACACACCAGATTTCCACATACCGTGAGTTCCCGCATGGGCCAGATGTCCGTTTTGATCTGAAGGTACGGTATAACCCCTCATTGCCAAGGTGTAGAAGGCTGCACGTGGTGCGGCAGGGTGTCCTGTGAAAACCAGCTCGATTGCCGGATATTGAACGCCTACCCCAATACACATCTCGTATTCCAGATAGTCTCCCGGTTGGACAATGTAGTTGCCGCCCCAGAAGCGATCATAAATACAAGGATTGACTGCGACGTTACCACCACTGTTTGCGATGAAACGGAAAACTGGAGCTTTGTCATACACCTTCAACCACTTACCATTTCCTTGTTTGTGATGGACCTCAGAAGCCTCCTTCCAAACAGCATCGGTCTTAACAGCCACCTGTTTCGGGTCACGCCAACCAGACCCGGCTTTAATTCTCATGGTAAAGACCTCTTAATCAAAGTTAGCAGAACTAACCAAACTTTTGGTTTGGAAAGAGTAGTTGGCATAACCACCACCCGGCCAAGGCTCGTGAGGTGCAAAGAAACCTACGTCCCGTAAGAAATCGACTTTGATTTGACCAAAACGATTTTTGATGTACGCATTGCGGGCGAATAGGTGTCGCCAACCGGGTTGGTCGTCTTCAATGGCACAGGCTGCAGTTGTACCAACGTAACCTACGATAGGGTCTAAGTTAAAGACGCGGTGATGCCAACGGTTAACTTGTTCCCACACCAATTCAGCAGCGTGGATACGTTTACCATTTTGGTCCACCACGGGAAGATGTCGCAGTTTATCAACACCAAAGTCAATGTCCAAAGTGGCCATCGGTGTGGTGGCGTACATTTCAAACTCGAATGTGTCACCCGCCTCTACAACAAAATTCCCCTTCCAAATAGTGTCGTAGGCATAGCTGTTTACATTACTGTTAGTGGTATTGCAATAGGTGTCAAAAAACAAAGCAGGGTTGTAATCAGCCGTTTTGACCCAACGACCACCTTGCTTGGCAAACACTTGCATTGCTTGTTTCCACATGTTTTGTTGCTTAAATCTCAAGGCGTTAGGGATGCGCCAGATATTAGACGTCTTGATTTTCATCCAAGGATACTCTGTGTGTGGGTCTTCATATCATTTCTGGCGGCATACAGCGGGGTTTCCCCCGCCGCATTAATCGATCTCCCAATTACTCTGTCCGGTTGCTGCGTGACCACAGGTGGCCTTGTGACCTGCACGTACAACGGGGATACCGTCCCAAGTCATCCAACTCGAACCTTCAGCCATGACTGGACCGCTATGGGGTGCATTGCCATGACCGGCTACTGGATCGCCTTTTACAACAACAGCTTGCCCATTGACGGTGAATGCACTTTGTCCTCCTGCTAACTGAGTCCCACCAGCACTATCCAAACCTTTTACTGTGATACCGGGCATTAACTACCTCCTGCAAACTTAGGCGTCTTCAGGGTGGTGATATTAGGCTTCCAAACTTGTTTGGTACCACCCACCGTGAGGGAGACTTCTTCGTTAGCGACAATGGCAATTTTCCCTCGGTTCAGTTCAACCTTGGAGTCATCAGCATTTTCCAAGGTTAGACGGTTTTCAGTACTGTCAAGCTCAAAGGAGTTACCGACGTCATCTTCAATAAGGAGCGCGCCTTCTGCCGCATTGATTTGGGCGGTATAGCGAAAGGGTTCTCCATTACTAGCTGAGGTTTGGAGCGTAATGGTTTTGTTGTGGGTTGAGACTTCGAAGTAATAGCAGTTCTCAAGGTCGAGTTCCGTTTGAGACTCATCCTGAGTTCCACTGAATGCGAAGATCACTGTCTCAAGCTTACGCAGGTTCTCATCCAACCCCATTGTGGACCAGTAGTACTTGTCAGCATCACCACTGCGCCAAAGGCGTACTCGCTCACCACGGCGTACGTCGGGCGCTGTTAGACGATTGCTGAGAAAGGGCACCCACGTTGCCTCAATGACCTGATCGACCACCACAGCGCTGTTATAGACCTTCCCGGTGGCATCTACACCTGATGACTCCAACTGTTCGGGGTTAGAACGAATTTCCCCGTTGGTCATGTTAAGGGATTCAATGTCTGTGACGAGAATGGTTCGGTTAAACTTACCCGAAGCATCCTTCATTGCTTTATTCTCGGCCACGATGCCGAGTGCAACATTTTGAAAGCATGAGGCTTGCATAAGGCACCTATAAAAAACTATCAACGGCTCATAAACTATGTAAGGAACCTTGGAAGCTTGTTATGAAACTCTTAGAATTGCACTTGGACGGCTATCGTCGCCTGATGCTGAACAACATCAAACAATTCCGTTATACACCCACCGACGTCTACCAAATCATTCTGGGGACTAACGGGAGTGGTAAGAGTTCTGTTGTTTACGAAGCTTCCCCTCTTCCGGCGAATCCTGCCGATTACGTTAAAGGGGGTCGCAAGTACAGCAAGTGGCTCCACAACGGTAAGATTTATGAACTCACCTCCAACTTCGCAGGCGGTAGTGCTCGGCACTCGTTTCTGATTGACGGTTCTGAGGAACTCAATCGAGGCGGCACGATCACCATTCAAAAAGAACTGGTGGAATCACATTTCAGCTACACCTCCGATATCCACGATTTGTTAGTGGGTAATGAGAAGTTCACCACCATGAGCTTCACTAAGCGGCGGGACTGGTTGACCAAACTCTGCGATACCGATTTCAGTTATGCCCTTGCAACGCATAAAAAGTTGGCCAGCGCAGCGCGTGACCATCAAGGTGCGGTGAAACACGTAGCAAATCGCCTCACGGATGAAACTCTCAAGCTCAAGAGTCTGGGGGTTAGTGAGGACGATGAAGATGAACTGGCGCTGTTGAATGACGAGTTGGACCTGTTGTACATGTCCCGGTTTGGCCGTCCACCTCAAGGCTCCCGTAACCGCCTAGAAGAGCTGGCACGACAAGAAGAAGCCTTGGCCCGTGAGGTATTGGAACTACGGCAGAACGACTCTGTCATCAAGCGCTACGGCTCTTTAGAGGCCTTGTCTGAGGCCGTGGATAAAGCACGCTATCGGGTGCAAGGTCTGGAGATGTCGATTAGTCACACCAGCAACAGTCTGGATGATCTACTCAAGCTCCAACACACGGTTCAGCAGTCGGGTGTAACCGATGTGGACGCTGCTCGACAAGAGATCCACGAACTTCATGACAAGTCCCTCGAGGTTCGACAGAAGATTCGTGAATATCAGTGGGATGGTCAGAGCGATGCCTTCGGAACGTTGACGGCGTTGGACCAAGCACGTGAAGAGTTCATGTCCATCGTTCAAGAGATCCCTGATAACGTCGGGATGCGTTTTAACCGCGATCAGGTGACTCGTACCCGTGAGGCTACACGAGAACTCAAAGAGAACATCGCTAACCTCAATAACCGGATCAGTCGTGAGGAGATCAAACTCGAGCATCTAAACGGTGTGTGTCAACAAGAATGTCCGAGCTGTAAGCATCGTTGGTACCCCGACAATGCCGATGATCGTAAGGGCATGATTGAAGACTTCATTGCTAAGGCTCGGATTAAGGTTGCTGATTTTCAGAAAGAGTTGGAAGTCAACGAAACGTACCTCACTGAAGCCGAAACCTTTAGTAGTTACATCACACGTTTTAAAGGGTTGGTTAACAGCTTCCGTAGTTTGAAACCTCTTTGGGATCGAATGATCGAAGCTGAAGCCATCCATGACAATCCCAAACGCTGGATCAGGGACTACGGTATCTTTACCGAAGACGTCAAACATTGGGTGGAGTTGGCTGAATACGATCAACGTCTTAAAAAGCTCGAGTTGGCTTTGAAGGCAATGGAGTCGGCTACCGGCTTTGAAAGTTTGTCGGCCCACATTAATGAGACTGAGCAGAAGATCTCGTTGTTGACAGAGGAGTTGGTAGAAGCTAAAGCCAGTCATATGTCGTTGACTCGTGCGCTACGTGACGCCCACACCGTCACTGAGGTTGGACAGCGTCTCCAAGTGCTTCATGGGGAGAAGTTGGCAGCTTATGAAGACCTTGTGGTGGAGTACCGTAACAACGGAATCGATCGGGTGATCCAAGCCCATCAAGCACGATTGGGTGTACTCAAATCTAAGATTGCAGAAAAGCATGCGGTTGAAGGTTTAATCAACGACCTGATGTTGGACCATGAACTCACCAATAAAAAGTGGGAGACGTACAAAATTCTGGCGAAGATCTTGTCCCCTGTGGATGGCTTGATTGCTGAACAGTTGATTGGATTCATCAAAGCCTTTACTGACCACATGAATACATTGATTGGGAATGTGTGGGAATACGACCTCAACATTGTACCGTGTGGGCTGGAATCTGGGGAGTTGGATTACAAATTCCCGATTCATGTTAAATCAGAAGCTAACCGGGTACCGGATGTGGCTAAGGGATCAACAGGCCAATGTGAGATCATTGATTTTGCCTTTAAGCTGATCGTGATGTTCTATTTGCGCCTAACAGACTACCCGTTGTACTTGGACGAACTGGGTCATTCGTTTGATGAACGTCATCGGACGAACGTCATGAACTTCGTTAAAGACCTTGTGGAAACGAAAGGTTTTAGCCAAGTATTTATGATTAGTCACTATGCCTCATCACACGGTTCGTTTACGAACGCTGAGGTGTTGGTTATGGATGCTGCCAATATCACCGTACCCATGAGACATAATCAACACGTGACCATGGCCTGATGTTATGACATGGTCTTGTGTCCCTTTCATTAAATCAAAGGTGTTAACTCATGAACCTCATTGAGAACTTGGTGCAAACCGCTGCTGAAGAAGCAGCTGAACTCTCCGTTGCTTTTTCCAAAGGCAACCGTTTCAGTCTGCAGTCGATCGACCCGAAGACCGAGAAACCTTCACACCAGACGATCGTCGCCAAGATGAACGACCTGCTCGCCGTCATCGAACTGCTGCGTGATCGCGGTGTCGTCCTGACCGGTATCGGCGATCCTACCGAGGTAGGGGAGGCGAAGAAGAAGTTCGTCGAACATCTGGAAATCTCCCAGAAGGCCGGTGCCTTGGTGTTGAGTGAAGACGACAACAACCCGAAGCCAGGTGTGATCATCGGTGGTGCCAACGAAGCCGACGCAGGTCTGCCGAATGAAGGCGGTGAAAACGATGACGGTACCGACCCTGCTGACCTGACCAACACTGACACCGAAGAAGACGCAGAGCCTACTGGCGGCGCCGAAGGCGGTGAACAGGAAGAAGAACAGGAGGAAGAGGAAGAGCAGGAAGAAGAACAGGAGGAGGAAGAGTCCGAATCCGAAGAAGAGGAAGAGGAAGAGAAGGAAGACGACGAGTAAGGGTCGGGGTAGCGCATGAGTGTGGTAAAGGAGTTTGTCAACTTCCGACTCACCGGTCGAGAGTTGCTCAGTGGGGAAGTACTGTTCTATCTACCTATCGATGTTCGTGGGCAGGTGGTCGGTGCACCCCAAGCCTGCCTACTTCATGCCTACCTGTTCAACTGGGTCAAAAACGCAGGTCCGATTATACCGTGTGAACACAGCGCGTGGGATTCCTTCGCGCTGTGCTTATATGACGGCAAGTTAGGACACGCCCTCGATGCTCTGGGTAAACCTGCGTTTCAGTTTGAGCAGGGGGGCTACGGTAGCTTCCAACGTTACGAACCGGCAGACCTTAAGTGGGAGTTGTCATGAAATTTATGCGGCGTTTAGTGACTCAAGCTGACGCCCAATCGATGCAAGCCAATCGCGTGCTTTCTGTAAACCCTTCGCTTAAGGCAGCGGCGGTTGACGAATTCACCCGTACTCGGTTGCGTTTGTTGGTTACAGTCTTGGGCGAAGAGTTCGCAGCTTATGTGTTGGCTGCTTGTAGCAATCGTGACCATCTGTATCAAGTGCTTGAACGCGCTTGGGTAACGGTTGAATTGTTTATGCAGGAATTTGAAGAAGACCAAACTACGGACCTACAAGTAACAATGGCTGTGGTGGTAATCAAAAGCCTGTTCCCCTTCAATGTCAAGAAGATCCAAAGTCGCTCTTTGGAAGTGCGGCGGTTCTTGCGCGATTTCGAAGGTTGGCCATTGGAGTTCCGTCAATATCTTGAAGAGTTATTGATTGTAGATCGTCAGCTGGACAACCGTGCAACCATCTACATGTTTACCTATGCAGCATAACAGCTACAGGGAGGCGTAAGCCTCCCTGTATGCCGCATTACATCGGAATGATGTTGTGTTGTTGAAGCAGTTCGACCAGAATCTTGTTTTGCTCTTCCAGACGGGTGCACTTGTTTTGTAGTTCTACGTTCTTTGCTCGATCGGTGGTACGAAGCTTGATGGCTGCTTGTCGCCCCACTTCCATTGCTTCGTGTTGTTCGGGGGTGACGATACCGCTACTGATTGCCCGCGCCAACTTAACTTCTGGTGTAACACCGATAACATCGGAAACCAGCGCAGCCATCTGCGCCTTGAGGAAATCGAAGTTCAGGAAATCTGGAACTGATCCCAAGGAGACGGTTAACACCACATGGTTATACACGACATCGGAGAGATTGGGGTATGACTCGATGTAGGTGTCAGGTACAAAGATGGGTGGTTGAGTCTCAGACATCAACGTAACCAACAATGCACCGGCATTCAAGTCACGGTTGTATTCACGTTCGGTCAGGTTGTGTTTGAGGTACACGTCCTGTAAGACGTTTTCGCCCGCCACTTCGCATTCAGCAAAAGTACGCAGTGCCGTACAGGTGTAAAGTACGGTGTCCTCAGCCACAAACGGATTGACCAGGGTGTAACGCCCTTTTGTAAGCAACGGTGGGGTCATTCGGGCCATGGTTAAACCTTTTAAAAGAAGTCGACTGTCATTAAATAGGCGTCATACAGCGAGGGTTGCCCCTCGCTGCACGATTGTTACTTAGACCTGAGGTGCCGAGTAATCCGGATTGACGAAGAACGCTTCATCCATATCACCCGCCAACGAAACGGAGGTGTTGGTGTAACGTACGGCACGCACCACACCGTTGACCTTAGTCAGGGTGTACTGTTGCATACGCGGTACCGACACCACGTTACTACCAGCGAAGGTCACTTCGACCCCAGTCTGGTTCACGAACCGCACTTCCATCTCGTACGGCAGGTCAGTCGGGACGTCGAACGTCACGGTGACCGGACCGGTGGACTGAATGCGGATTTCGCTGCGATGGTAACGAGCGCTGTCGATCACGAGGTCAGTACCGGTGAAGGTAGCGACTTCCCACTCCTTGTCCGCCATCAGCGTCCAGTCGTAGTACACGTTTTCGCTCAGAGCTTCGAAGCCGTTGTAGAACAGCGTCTGACCCGGAACGAAACGCTCAGTGTTGTCGCCGACAACGACACAGTGCTTGGACAGGCGAGCCACGCAACCCAGCATCGGGTCAGTGATCACAGTCCACTCAGTGTCATCGATACCGGCACGCATGATAACGTAGCCAGGACCTTCTTGTGCCTCAGACACCGCACCACGCAGGGTCATACCTTCCTGATTGGTCAGGGCCAGCAGGTTACCCGGCAGCAGACGCTTGACGCCCACGGCGTAGATGGTGTCGACCTGTTCCATAACGGCGTTGGTCTTCACCTGAGCCCAGACATCAGCCGGAGTCGGCATGACGTAGTTGTCTTCTTCCAGGCTACCATTGACATGGACAACCGGGTAGAACAGACGACCAGGCTGGATAGCCGAATCGATGACTTCCATGAGGCTCTTGCCACCGAGCTTCTCGGAGTTTACTGCAGTCGCAGTAGCGTCCAGCTTGGAGGTTTGCAGAGCTTGAACCTGAGCGTACAGGCTAGCCAGCGTGGTGCCAGCAACCATGTCTTCGCCGGAGATCTGCTGAATGGCAGCCAGAACTTCAGCATCGGTGTACTGCTTGGCAACGGTTTCCACTGCAGCCAGGGAATCTGGGTTGTTGCGCAGAGCCAACGCGATCTCTTCGATCGTATCGAGGGTCTCAGGCGCAGCACCGACTTTCTCAGCCCAACGAGCATCGAAAGCTTCCTTGGCAGTACCGGGAGTCATGAACTTATCGGTGATGACACCGGCAGCTGCTTCTTCACCGCTGGCAGTCAAGTCAGCAATCGACTTGCCTTCCAACTTAGCCGAGTCTACAGCTTGCGCGGTAGCGTCGAGCTTGTCGGATTCCAGCGCAGTGGCGCGGTCTTCCAGCGCGGTTGCCCGAGCCTCAACAGCATCCATTTCACCCGACAGGCGAGTGTCCAGTGCTTCACGAGCTGCAACTTCAGCAGCCAGATCAATAGCAGTGGCTTTCTCACCCAGCGTCACTTCGAACGCGTCGAGGATCTGCTTGAAGGTACGAACCGGCTCGCCTTCTACGTCACTGGCCAGAACCAGGGAGTATTGGCCCATGTCGTCGGTCTTGAAGACCAGGTTCGACATGTCAACGCCAGCTTGAGCGTCAGCGATGACTTCTTCCAAGCTCTTGCCGCCGAGCTTAGCCGAGTCAACGGCTTGGGCATCAACGTCGAGTTTACCAGCGAGGTTCAGCGCATCCAGTGCGGCTTTAAGGGCCAGCGCAGTGATGTACTTGGCATCGTCGGTACCAGCGATAGCTTCTTCGCCAGTGGCCTTGGCTGCGATGAACGCATCCAGAGCAGCTTGCAGGTCAGCCAGACCTTCAGTCGATGCAGCACCACCAGCGGCGATTGCAGCATTGATGTCAGCGATGATCTGCGACAGAGCAACTTCAGCAGCGCCTTCGCCTTCACCAACCAAGAGGGTGTTAGTGGCGATGTTGCTACCCACTTCAACCTTGGTCGACAGCGCAGTGTTGATGCCGTCAACGGCTGCGTCTACGTCAGCTTGGTTGGCCTTGAGGGCCAGGGCTTCAGTAGTAGCAGTGGCGTTCTGTTCAACCTTGGCGTCCAGCGCTTCAGTTGCAGCAACCTGAGCTTTGTCAGCCGCCTCCAGATCATTAAAGACTTGCTTGATCGATTGGGCCTCAGCACCTTCGGTCAGAGTGACCATGTACTGACTGAAGTCGTCGGTCTTCAGAACGACATTGGACATGTCCACGCCGTCGCGTGCCAGAGCCAGGACTTCGTCCAGAGTCTTGCCAGCAAGCAGGTTGGCGTTGTTGGCATTGCCGTCAACGTCAAAGTAGCTCAGTACCTTGGCTTCGAACGCTGCAGTTGCAGTTTCCAGCGCTTCGATCGCAGTGGCGTTAGTGCCAATGTTGGACATCAGCGTGTTGATAACGTCCGGATCGTTTTTCAGAGCCGTGGCGATTTCAGCCAGGGTGTCCAGAGTCTCTGGAGCTGCCCCAACGATTTCGTCGATCTTGACCTGAGCGATCTTGACTGCCAGAGCAGCAGTGACGTATTTGTCAACGGCACCAGCCAGAGCTTCTTCTTCGGTGGCAATACCGTAATTAACGACGTTACCCAGACCGAGGGATTCAGCTGTGACGTTGCTGATTTCGCCTTCCAGTTCGATACGCAGGGCATCGATGGCAGCAACCAGCTGAGCATTACGCTCGCTTTCCAGCGTGGTGAGGTCCTTACCACCTACAGCCAGTGCGTTGTCGGCTGTGCCTGCAGTGGCGGCTTTACCAGCGAGGATCAGGCTGGTGATTTCAGCCAGAGACTTGCCTTCGAGTAAGAGAGAGTCCGGCGCAACTTTGTTGGCCAGAGCGGTAACCAAGCGTTGAAGACCCGATTTCAGGGCAACTTCGAGTTCCGCATTAGACATTGCCATTTTTTTACATCCCCATGGACTGAATTAAACAAACCGTTCCGATTAAAAAGAACGGTCTTAAGAGTGCTCACTTAAGTACAGGTGTTACTGTGCCTGTACTTCTTCGGTACCAGACCCTTCGATCTCAGCAGCCAGGCGGTTGAGTTCGTCGATCAGGGCTTGGGTGGTGCTGTCGCTGTACAGCTGAGCGGCTTCAACGCTGGAAGCTGCAGTGGTGTCGGCGTAGGCTTTGGCTTCAACCAGAGCGGCATCGGCTTTAGCTTGTGCGCCTTCAGGCGTTTCCTTAGTAGCGATCTGGTCAACCAGACCAGCGATCACATCAGGGTTGTTCTGTAGCGCTTCAGCCAGCTCTTGGATGGTATCCAGTGCTTCAGGAGCAGTACCCACCAATTCGGCGACGGCTTGGTCAATAGCACCTTTAACTGCCATGGCAGTGGTGTATTTCTCATCATCCAGACCGGCGATGACTTCAGCGGCAGTGGCTTTAGCCGCAACAAACGCATTGAATGCAGCCTGTAGTGCTTCGAGGTCACTGGCATCGCCTGCTTCAGAAATACCCGCCTGAAGCTGAGCAATCAGAACGCTCAGGGCAACCTGTTGAGCCGCTTCACCTTCACCTTGAGTGACAGTGTTGGTGGAGATGTCACCGCCTACGTCAACCTTACCGGCAGACAGACGCGTGTCGACTTCAACAATCTTGTCATCAAGCGCTTGGTCAGCAGTGTTGCGAGCCAGGGCTTCAGCATCAACGCGGTCGTTAACGGCCTGCACGCCAGCGGCGAAGTCTGCTTGCGTTTGGGTGATCTCAGCATCGATACCATCAACACGAGTTTCCAACGCACCAATCGCAGCGGCGTTGTCATTGACCAACTGTTGCAGGACAGTGATAACGTCCGGGTTGTTTTGCAGCGCAGCAGAGATCTCTTGGATGGTATCCAGAGTTTCCGGAGCACTGCCGACCTTTTCCGCCCAGAATGCTTGCAGCAAACCGGCGAGGTCGCCTTCAGCCAGTTTCTCATCCAACAGCAGTTGGGTGGCTTCCGAAGTCAGTGCACCGACTTGTTCAGCAGTGACCTGATGCGGGTTGTCGCGACGAGCCATGAAGGTGTCGAGGACCGGCATGAACAGGGCATTGAGCAGCTGAGTGACACGCAGAGGCGTCATGTAGCGGTCATTGGCCTGACCCAGTTCGGCTTCAGACTGGCTGGCAACGCCGTAGTCTTCGACGTTACCGAGACCGAAGTCGACTTTGGTCTTAGGTAGAGCATCAAGGTCAGCCATATTGGCCAGCGGTACCGACCAGTCTTCGACAGAGTTGATGCCTACCGATTGGTAAACGCGGCGGTTGGCGATGTCGATGTAGTGTTGACCGATCGCAGTAGGCAGAAATGCCGGTGCGCCGTTACCGAGCTGAACGTGTACCTCGGTTTGTTGATCGAGAAGGGTAGACATGTCATGTTCCTCGTGGTTATAAGAGTTTGGCCTCTCTCATAGAATTACGGAGGGTTATACCTCGAAGTCTGGACATAAAACCACCCCTCAGGGCCCGAAGGCCCTGAGGGATGTAATGCTTTATGTTAATGCCAACGGATCGTTCGTCACTACCATCCGAGACAAGAGGTTTTCCTCTTGGTCGATCATGTACAACGTGTCAGTCGAGTCAGTCAGAATCAACCCACGTTCAGGCACCCACGGGAAACGTTCGGGGGAGGTTTCAATCTCCTGAACCGTGTACCGCGTCAGCACCAAATACAGTACGCGTTCAAAGCTTGCTGCGATGTACATTACCCCATTGCGGATTACACGACTCATGCCGCGCGGAATGCTCGACGTAGGTGTGGCGTTCTCAGCCACGATCAACATCTCGTAAAAGAGCGTGATCCATTCCTGCGTTTTGATATCCATCCGGTTAAAGTCGGGCGACGTAGTGGGTACGATCAGATAATCTTCCCACTTCATGTCAAGGCGATAAATGCCATCACGGTTGTAGGGTCCACCTACCGCAGCAAAGGCCAGCGACTTGTACAAGACCGAGGACAGCACCAGGTTCTGCTGGACGTGTTCCCGGTAATACCCCTTACCTTTCACAGCAGCGTAAGCCAGAGACAGGGCTGACAGCAGGTGCGTACTCGGCGAGTACATGCCAGTTACGATGGTGCGGTTTGGAATAGCATACTGATCCCAGAATGGCATTAGGATGAATTCCGTGTTGGTGAAGATGTCAGGAAAGATCTTGATCCATTCTTCTTCGGTGTGTTTGGTGTTACCAAGGATATACTCGGCCAGCTCTTCTTTGATGATGTCCGGGTTGTTACCCGCCACACCCCAAATCATCACCGTCCAATTGGTCATCAGTCGGTTTTCACCAATAGGACCACCACGGTACTCGAACTCCTGGTTGAGCAAGCTGGTATAAGGTTGCTTGTTCTTGACTTCCTCGATCCGGTTAAAGATCGCCGTCATGCTGCGTGCAGCCAAGGCCGCTTGAACCACGAGAGGATCGTTGAAGAAACTATCCAGAGGTTCCAGTGCAGGAACGAATTCGATTTCGTATTCGTCGTACTGGTCTTGGAAAGCCGCGTCACTGAACCAGAACTTAACCTCGTTGTTGCTACCGGTGAGGGTGTAGCTGACCCATTCGGGTAGCCAACGGGTGCGGTCAGTTTGCATTTGGCCAACTTTGATGTTGCTGACCAGGTTGCCAAATTGCGCTTGAAGTAGTTCTTGACAGCGTTGGTAATTGCTGTTAAGCTCACCCAGTTCGGCTTTGGTGTAAAGCCACTGTCCGATCTGCAACGCGGCGTTTTGATGGACGATGGGTACCACCACCAAGGTCTCAGTTTCCTCTTCCACCGATTTACTACGGAAGGTTGTGAGCACAACGTCTTTGTAACTGGGATTGGTGTACTGACCTTTTTCTTTGGCGTACGTGTAGCTTTGGGTGGAAAGTTCCCCCAGCGGTGCGATCACGTTCACCGTGTTGTCGGCCAGTGGTGAAATCACCATAAAGCCTTTGAGAATATACATGGAATTTACCTCAATTATCTGGGAGTTCCGTGACTGGGCTGTCTATAGTATTACGAGTTTTTAAGGAGCCGTCTGTGACCAATATCGTAGCGCTGTTCGGCTTACTGGTTAAGCTGTTACCGTTTTTGAAGGAAGTCTTTATCAAGAACAAAGACTTTCGTGAAGCCATCATACACAACCGAGCGGTACTGGGTGTGTTCTTGGCGTGTATCGTTTTGTTCATGCTAAATCTGGATCACTTGGATACGCTTATGGCCAACCAAGAAAAGATTCGTGAACTTAAACGAGGTTTTGAGGTGGTGGAAGCCGATCACCGAAAATTGACCGAAGAGCTGTCGGCCATTCGGATCGAGGTGGTTGAGCTTAAGCAACAGAACCACCAGTATGAGATTGATTTGGCTGAGGCCAATAAAACCATCCAATTGCGTGAAGAGCGTCTGGGTGAGATGAGACTCACTATCGAGATGTTGCGTGATCGGTTAGGTTACCCTAAACCGGTCCAGTAAAAGCTTATAGCAAAGCGCTATGAAGTAGTAGACCGGACTAAAAGGCCAAGACTGTGACTGACACTATTAAAATCAAAAATGCTGGATTGTTTGGTTCCCATACCAAGGGCAAGCTTTCCCCTGAAGCCATGGCGGCTGTAGCAACCGTGGCTGAAGCTCTGAGTGGACAGGATCTCTCAAAACCCATCAACCCACTCGACGTAGCCAAGAAAACCATCGAGGCGATGGAGCGTCGTGATCTGGGCGCTGTCTTTTATAGCGATGGGGGATGTAAGCCGTCTCGGGGTATCGGTGGTTGGGGTGTTCATGGATATCTCTATACCTTGGACGTACCCAAACAAGGCTCTGGGTGTCAAGCAGTACTGACCAACATGGGGTATGTCGATGACAAGACGACCTATGAAGAATTGAAGTCGATGGAAGGCTTGGGTTCTTTCTTCCCTCGTACCCAGATGACCATCGACAAAATCCAAGTAGTGACACCGGTGAAATACCTGGATGGTTACGGTAGTTTGATCCCAATCAGCACCAACAACATCGCTGAATTGACAGCAGCGACGAATGCGCTGCGGTATGCTATAGCGCACGGTGTAAAAGATCTGTTGTTGTTGACGGATAGTAACTACGTCATAAAGGGTTTGACGTACTGCGATAACTGGGAAGCGCAAGGCTGGCGCCGTCGTGACGGTGAACCTGTGGCTAACGTGGAAGAGTGGATCGAGCTATTGAAACTCGCTCGTCAACTGCGTGCAAACGGGTGCAATGTACAGCTGGAGTGGGTGCAGGGTCATGCTGGCGATTTTGGTAACACTCTCGTCGATGCCCAAGCCTCACGCTGCATCATTGCTGGCCGAAAGGGTTTGGAGATCAATGAACACAAGATCACCGAAGCCAAAGGGTATTGGACGAACAAAGTTTCGTACAATAAGCTTTTGAATCACCCGTACTGGTACTTCAACACGCATGTGGGTGGCCCTCTCAAATCCCCCGACGATCGTGTGGTGTACTTCGTGGGCGACCACGGTACTGAGGATGAATTCATTGGCAAGAAGGTAAGTGATGCAGGTTTTGCGGTACTGTACTTCAAAGAAAGCGATCCTGTTTTGGAACGTTTGACCACTTACCAAGACGAACTGGACAAGGGTGAGTTCAGCAACGTCATCGTGGGGCGGTTGTCCAACATTCTGAGTGCGACGAACTACGCCGATATTCAGGAAAACGGTACTAACTTCCTTCACACTCCAAACTTCGGTCGTAATGACGTTTGTACGGCAAACGATGTGTTACTGACCCGTGAGCTGCGTCCGCCGTTGACCGCGTTCCGATTGGCTGAAAACCTCTCTGCACTCGAAGAGGTGCTTCGAAACCATTTGGATTTGGAGCAGTCGATCCCGCTGGTTAAGACGGATATCACCTCAATGTTTTACGCGGAGGATAAATCCGCCAAGAAGCCTGTTAATAAACTGTTGCCGAGCATCAACAATGCCGTCAAAAAGATGGACGTTGTTGCAGCGTACGACACGGGGGTTAAGAGCGGGGAATTTAAAATCCCGATCACCTTTGGGTTGGACGTCGGTATCCGTAACCTGATGTCTGGGATTGCGGAACAATCGCCGACTGTAACGGTGGTCACCTGGCGTGAAAGCGATCAGGCCTTCCGGTATGGCGTGGTGATTGAAACAGTGGATGACGCAGGCATCTGGGCGAGTGTTTATTCAAACATTTGTCTACTACCTGGTTAAGTAGGTCTATACATGAACCTGATCGGAACTGCAACGGAGAAGCTCGAGCGCTGCAATCGCCGGCTACTCGGCGTGATTCTTCGTTTCGGGTTGCCGCGCTACGGGAAGAAGCTGATGTTGTTGGTCGGTGTGTTCTCGGGGATGCGTCATCTCAAAGCGATAACGCCGGATGAGTTGGAGCGTCTGAATGCTACGCTGGGTCTGGCTTCATGCCCTGAGGCGCTGGAATTTCCAGCGATGGTGTCCAAACGGATTTGGGAGGGTATTGAGTTGGAGGGCGTGGATCTCAACACTGCATCTGAAAGTACCTACGACAAGCTGGTGGCCAATATCCCTCAATGGTTGCGTTACGATACCGACGAGGTCATGGTCGACGACATTCGCGGCGTGGTTAACCACACGCGCCTACAAGCGGCTTGATATAAGCGGCATAGGCTGACTACCCCTCCCTGGATGGGATGGGGTAGTCAGGTGTTTATGCCCGTTACGCCAAGCGCTCAACGCCTTTATTGGTCTCTTGTACACAACCGGCGACTTCTGCAAGCAGGAAGCCTGTGACCGAAAAGAACTCAACCAGTTTAGCGGTGGTGAGGATGCCTTGAGTCAGTGCAGACAGCGTTGCACCGTTAGGCTTGAAGCTATCGTCGTGTTCCAGGCGATCAGCCATGCGTTCCAGTACGTCCACGCAATCAGCCACCGATTGAATCAGCTCTTCACGGTTAACGCGCAGGTAGCGGTCGATCATACCGTTGACCTGTTCCGTGGTGATGTGTACTTCGGTGTTGTTGCGAAACAGCTTGCCGTATTCGTGAATCGATTGGGTGCTGGCACGATCCACGCACTTGTCGATCTTCTTGCGGCACTCAACGATAGTGTCTTCCCCAAACGGCAGGACTGGCTTATCGGAACGGGCGCTATTGAAGCGACCTGGTTCTGCCAACAAGCCGTTAGCAAATTGAGTGAGCGCACCCACCTGCTTTTCTTGGAGTTGGGTCACCACATCAATCGATGCATCGAGGGCGTGGAGGTACTCACCGTAAGTGACCTTCAGTCCCAAAGGTCCATAGACTTGGGTCTTGCGATGAGCGGCGAAATTGATGCTCTTGAGTTTGGCCATGCTCAAGGGCTTTACTGCCGGGATCATCGGAGGTTCGGTGGCCAGAAAGGTTTTCAGTTTGTCCTGAACGTTACGGGCAAACGAAGGGAAAACACGAGTGACGGCTTGCATCGACGCTTTGACGTTGAATGCCTCCATCGACAACAGAGACGCCTGTTGTTCCAATGAAATGGTAAAGTCCATAACTACCTCAAGGTGATAGGGAAGGTGGGGTCATAAAAATAAACATCTTTCGGATATCAATGTGAGTAACAACACTTAACACGACCCAACACGGTTCAAGCGAGTATTTTGAATGGAACTTTCTGACTATTTTGACCAAGCGCCACGTCTGCGCCCTTTCCTCAACCTCGGCTGTCTGATGGACATCCCCACCGGCCGATACTACGAAGGTAAAAACGGTGAGATGATCCTTAACGGTGGTCTTGCTCCGTTTACCGGGATTGGGGGTCGCGGTAACATGGGTAAATCCCTTGTTGCACACTACATGATGCTTTGCGCCTTGGCGCGCTACGGCAGTCCTGCTAACTTCTACGACACCGAAGTGTCGCTGATGTTGGAGCGTCTGTATCACCTCGCCTCTACGTTCCCCGAACTTCAAGGGTTGGATTTGGTGGACCTGCGTAAGCTGATCCTCACCGACTCGACCATGATCTCGGGTAACAAGTGGTTCGATCGTTTCCGCGACTTCTCTAACGCCAAGCGTAAAGAAACGAAGTCCATGACTCGGACACTGCCGTTCGTGGACAACAAGGGTAACAACATCCAAACGCTGATGGCTCACCTGTTCGAGATCGATTCGCTCAGTATGTTCATCACCGACTCGGTCGAAGGTATCTACGACAAGAACCAGATCGGTGACTCTGGTGCCAACACCGACGCTCTGCGCTCTGCGGCGGCCAAGACGCAGATGTTGATGCAGTTGCCGAACATGACAGCTGGTGCCTCGAACTTCGTGATCACCACAGCTCACGTGGGTGACAAACATCAACTCGACCCGTACGCCCCGGACCCGAAGAAGTTGGCCTTCCTTAAAGGTAAGAACGTCTTCAAAAACGTTCCGGAGAAGTTCACCTTCCTCACCAACAACCTCTGGTACTGCCATAGCGTTTCGGTACTACAGAACGCCACCACCAAGGGACCCGAGTACCCGGAGAACTCTGATGACAACCTCAAGGGGGATACCGACCTCAACCTGCTGACGTTGCAGAACCTGCGGGCCAAGTCTGGCCCTACAGGGATGCCGTTCGAAGTGATCTATTCGCAGCGTGATGGTCTGCTGGCGTCGTTGTCCGAATTCAACTACTGCAAGTTCTACAAGTTTGGTCTGGGTGGTCACGACCGCGCTTACTACTTCGACATCAACCCCGAAGTGGTGATGCAACGTACCACCGTGCGCAGTAAGTTGGTGGAAACCTACGAACAAAAGCGGGCTGCAGAAATCACCTCCGAACTCTGCCAGATGGATGTTCTCGGGTTCAGCCAAACCATTGACTACATGATGGCACCGGCTGAGCTGTACGCCAAGATCAAAGAGCAAGGTTACGACTGGAAGAAGATCCTGAACAGTCGGGGCTACTGGATCTACAAGGAGGACGAAGCTTCGAATCCACGTAAGTTCCTGTCGACCTTCGACATCCTGCGCATGGCTAAAGGGGAGTACAGTCCGGAGGGTTTTAAATGATGAGCCCACTCGGGCTTCGCACCTTGGACATTGTAACCGAAGATCGTCAGATTGATCCGTTTACTGCTGAACGCCTTAAGCGGCGATCGTTTGGTTTGATGAGTCTGTTGCGCCTCGCTTTGGGCCTTACTCGCCGACACGACTAACCTGTCCTCTACGCTCAGGCTTCTGCCTGAGCGTATGACGGTTATTTTTTAAATGCATCACCTACCATATAGAACAAATGCCAACACTACTCGTAATGATACGAAGGTTGTTTCCTTACAGCCCACTAACTTCATTCGAGGATAACTAGGATGAGTACCATGAATAAATTGCTGGAGAGACTGGAGCGTTCCTGTCCGGAGGTCGCTCAAAAGTTCAGTCAAAACTTCACCTGTACGGCAAAGACTCCACAAGCCCAACAGGCTGAAATCAACGGCTTTCTGCGTTGCCACCTCGGCTCACTGGAAGTCAACACTCAGAAAGAGCGCGAATACCTGATCGACCAACGTCCTGTAGGGCTCTGGTTGCGTGATCTGGAACGCCATGTTTTTCCGACGCTTGCCCGACACGGAGTGTAATCCGAATGGATGACTTCCTATTGGGCATAGCTCCCCAACCATCAGCCAAAGTCAATATGGCGACAACAGGTCTGTACGATTCTGTGGTGGTTGGTGTTTTTGCATCGACCCCCAATTTGGATGCTCAGTCCTTTCGCCATACACTGCTGTCAGCATTGACCAGTTTAGGGTGGGACCCTGACGACCCGCGCTTGGGGGTGGCCGTTCGTTTCATTGGAACACAACCAACGGTGTTGCGTATGTCCAGTTTGGTTCAGGACATCGCATTTTCCAAATCAGCCGCTTACATATTTCACGCACCTTTAAGTGCAGAGTACTATCAACAGTTAGAGTACGAATTTAAGCACCTCACCCACCTGATCTCGTTCCACGGGCTAAACGAACCTGTGAACTTGACTGTACGGGGTATGGCCAAATCCCTGTGCATTGGGGTGCTTGATGTAGTCTGTGATTGGTAGTCGGGGGAGAAGTCATGGGTAATCGCAAAGCCGCCACAGAATTCATTTTGAAGTACATCGACAAACTCTTGCCGGGTAGCCCTAATCGCGCCCGGTATGAAGAAATGTTTGCCGCTATGTCTGATCGCCAATTCGATCAGTTCATGCAACAGTTGGAGAGTGGTGAAGCCAACCTGTCTATCATCTCTCCAAACCTGACCAAAGACCGTTTGGATCTTGAGCGAAACCTTAAGATTGCCAAAGAGCTGAACCACGAGTTCTTCCAACGCTTGGTTCTGACTGACCCCACCACAGGTATGACCTACCTCACCCCCATTCGTTATATGGTGGTTGATCTTCCGGTGCGTCGACAAGTACAGTTACTCCAAAAGAAGGTTTCGATTCCTGAGAACAACAAGCATGTCGATGACCTGTCAGGACAACCCACGGGAGCCTCTAAAGGTTCGAAGATCTCCTTCCCGGAGCTACAGGTGCTTTTTGCCCAGAACTTGGATTACACCATCACCGAACTGATTAAGTTCCGTGGCGGTGACGCCAAAGGCTTTAACGCCATGAACCGAAGCATCTACGAGACGGGTGGGGCTTCGATCGAACATTTGGGTCAAGCAGGTACCAAGGTGAAGTCAGTCACGACCCTTAGTACCTTACTCAAAGCGATGCACTTGGACAACACGTTGGATAAATGATGAATCAGCACGAAAACTTTACGCATCTCTGCCAACAAACCCACGCCATGGTGAACAGCTACATCAATCGACTCGTTGCGATTCGGGCCGATCAGAACACTGCCACCAAGACAATGCTTGAAGAACGTCTTAAGGTGTTCCAGTTCGTAAGTAAATTGCGCCTGGACTTCCAACCACTCTTTATCACCGACGATGTCGTCGAGGATTTGTGGGAGGAGATTCGTGAAGAAAGCGTTGTTCAGGAGATGGTGACTGAAGTGACGTTGTTGATGCTGACTCATGTTCAACACGACTTTCACACCGAGGTGGCTAAAGCGCTGCGGTTTGCAGCCCAAGTGGTGACCAAAGAACAAGGGGCGTTGGACGCCGACTATTACGAGCGGGTAGTGGGTCCGACTGAAGTAGAACCTCTCATTACCAATAACCCGTGGTTCGCAGTTGTGCTGTTGATCGCACTAGGTAGGGACGAGTATGTCAAACCAGACTTCCTCAACACCCTCTGAGTTCGATCAGAAGGTCTACATCGACCTTGACAGCTTGTTGGATACGCGGGTGGGGGTAGTCGCTATTCATTCGCCTGAAGCCGCCACGATGTTGATGCAGGAGGGCTATTGGACCCGTGAGTCTGACGACTACTCCGAGTTGACTCAAGGGTTGGTTACCCATAGCCAATTTAAGCAGTGGTGGAAAGCGCGCGACAAACAAGCTTTGATAGCAGCAAGGCCCACTAACATCATTCGGATCTTAGAGGAACTGAGTGAAGCGTTAGTGGTGAGTCAAGTTAACCTACCCTTCGTGTCACGTACGCAGTATTTGGTTAACTACTGGCCTTATCAACTCGAAGAGCTTGAGGTGGCCGCCATTCAACAGGCCTGTGAGATCCTCACAGGCAATGTGGTTGAAGTCAAGATGGTCTTTATGAAACCAGAACAGTTGACCCCTCAGTGGATCAAGCGTGAGGTTTCGCTATTGGTGATGTACGACTATTGGAGTTGGATGGAGGCGCAGAAGGATAACTTCCGCACCCATGCGATTCCCGAAGTCAATCTGTTAGCACCCGCTGTCAGCCATGACCGAGTCATTACCAAAGAAGACCGTACAGTTGAGCACTTCGGTGAGGTTAATCCCTTTGCGGTAAGTGAGATGGTGATGTCGGTGTACATCTCCCTACAACTGTTACCTCCTGCCTTCTTCAGCTTGTTGCGTGCATAAACAGGGCGGGTCACCCCGCCCTGTATGCCGTCAGTAAACCGTTACTGAATACCTGATGATATGTTAGTCTTCAAACTTCTTGACGAAGTCATTGAAGTCATGGGACTCGATCCCAATGTTCATTTCCCCAGGGACTGGGTTGGCTGCTGGAAGTAGCTTCGTGTCCGGTTCTGGGATGGCGTCAATGATCACGCCTGTGGTGTTGTTCTCGAACGGGTTCTGTCCACCGAAATGTTTGATCACATCGGTGATGGCCTGAGCCACCAACTCGTTAGTACCTGCTAGCTTCTCGTCCGTCTTGACACGCTTGTTACCCAGCGCCGTGCGGTCCATGTCAGCCAGTAGGCGCATCAAGGCCTCTTGCTCTTCAATCGAGCCGGGTATACCTTTTTCAGTGTAGTGGTCGAGTAGCTTTTTGCGTTGACCCTGGGTCAGACGAAGAATGTCGTCATCGGTCAAATTGAATTCGGACATGGTGGTTTCCTTGAAAAAAATTACAAACCTATATTATGTTTTCGAGCAGTACCTACGAAAACTCTTTGGCGGTCTCCGTAAAGAGACTGTGGAAGAGGCCGTAAGTCGCATTCGCTCGGAACATACAGACAATGACTACCTTCATAGAAATGTAGTCTATTGCCTCAAGCTTCTGCGTCTTCTGGACCTGGATGTCTTGAGGGGGTACGTGGTAGCCGTTGGAATTCGCATCCATCTGAATACCGCACACCCTAACGCTTACGAGTTGATTCGATTGCTCAACTTAGCCAGTAAGCAAATTTCGGCGAATGAGACAGTATCCGAGAAGATTCAACGCAGTCGAGAAAACCCATTAAACTTAAGGCGTGTGACTTTGGATGACTATTTGGTCACTCCAGACGATGCGCCAATTGTACCGTTGGAGGTATACAATGCGATCATCCTACAGTTGGAGTTTATTCAAAAAGGTCTCACCAGCGCCGGCATAACGCGCCAGGGTAGTGTCGATTACTACAATCGACAGCTGTCACACCTGATGGGTGAAGTCGAGGCACTTACCCTGGCCTTTTTGGAGATACCTCATGTACGGCAGAGAAAACCGCAGTCAGATGCTGGAGATTCTCCACGACCCTGACAAGAAGATAGATGAGGCGCGCGATGTCTTAAGCAAAGCGTTTCGCACCATCTTGCGAGAAGCGCGGTTTAGCGTGATCGACTGGAATAACAGCATGCCTCGTTATCTGGAAGATCCACGTAACCGCATCCCGCAAAATGGCAAGGACATGTCGTCCGCGCGCGGGAACCTATCGAAAGAGTTGTCCCGAAACACCATGACATGGAACGTGTTTATGAAAGGTTTGTCCTTCATAAATCCGATCTCTGCCAAGTTGACCCTCGAGATCGAGTTTGAACGAGACAAGATTGTCCTCCCCATGACAATCTATCGCCGGCGTCCTGGACAACAGCCCCTTAAACCCAGCCCCTACCAGATGATCAATGCCCCTGTAATCGATCCTCAGAACGACCGCCTCAATGAGCAGTTGGAGAAGATCAAACGCAGCGGCATTGGTGATAAACTCTCCTCCTAGCAAACAAGCGCAGGGCAACCTGCGCTATATGCCCTTAAAGGACGAATGTTCTATGAACCGCTCCCCACAGATTGACCAGTACATGAACTTCAGTCACCCGATGACGACGTACTCGTGTCGGTTTGAATGTCCTCAGGATGTGACGCAATTTATTCTGTTGGCCTACACCAATGGCGTGAAGGTCTTCGTCCACAAACTGAATCAAGCCGGTGTCCTTGACGTCTCAGAACTGTTACTCAAGTACCTCCTCCCCGACACCCACGTGGAATTCAATAGCCCGGCCGATTTGGAAACCCTGCGCAACGTACTAAGAATGGGGGTTGACCTACATGTTGGGCTCCAGACGTTGAGGCCTCTCATGTTGTCCCGTAACACACTCGAGCGCGACTACGACCTGATCTGAGGAGAGCCTATGGAACTGACACCGTTACCGGAGGTACTCAATGACCAATGTGTGATGTATGTCCTAACCCACACAAGTACTGGTCACTTCTATATTGGAAGTACTTCCAACTTTAACAAACGGAAGATGGATCATTTATGGGATTTGAAGAACAGACGTCACCACAATAAAAGGCTACAAGAGCTATATAACGAAAACCCGCAATTGGATTTCGAAACTACTCCTTGTTTTGGACGAGATCAAGCTTACGATCTTGAACAAGCGACAATTATCATTAATAAAGACAATCCATCATTACTCAACTTCTGCATGGATGTTCGATCACCCATGAAGGGTTTGTCTTTTAGTGAAGAACATCGGGCAAAAATGTCGGCCGCCAACAAAGGTCGAATAATGGATGAAGAGTGGCGTTCTAAATTGGCGGCGGCGAAGCTAGGGAGGACTCTACCGGACGAAACGCGGCGAAAAATGTCGGTGGCTATGAAAGGTCGTCCCTTTTCCGAAGAACATCGATTGGCTGCAAATGGAGCTAGTCGCTTGGCGTGTGGTAAACCCGTCTCTATTCAAGGGGTGGAGTACCCAACTTTAATAAGTGCCAGTATGGCTATTGGGATGGAGAAAAGGTCAGTTGTGAGAAGACTGGTCTCTGAAGATCCTAAGTACCAAGATTGGTTTTATGTCGAAAAGGAGTTAACGGTGATAGAACCTCCTCGAGTTTATCATCCAAGTACAGATTCAATTGATCACATCAACATCTACAGTCGAGGGCACACGGAGCTGGGTCGTTTGTTAACCAACCCTTCACCTATCGGGTTTGAACACCCAGCCTTTGGACACTTCAATACAGCCGAGGGTTTACACTTCTTCTTGAAGACGGGAATGCTTGATTATGAGTATGCCCAACTCTCAGGGTTTGAAGCGCGTAAGAAAGGAAAGGCTGATCACAAGAACTACATCCAAAACCCCGACTTTGATCGTTTGATGCGCATTGGATGGATTTGCAAGATAACCCAAAACCCAAAGCTGTATGAGTTGGTGATCACTAACACCCTTCCACTGGTTCATTATTACTACTACGGTAAACCCGACAACTGTAAAGTAATTCCGGACCGTTCCAACTTCACAGACAATCTAACGGCGGTGTGTAAGTTCCTCACTGACCGTTGATACTATGAGTACCTGTTCAACCTTTAAGGACACGTTAATGAAGATCCATGAACACCTGAACTGTCGCGCAGCTGCTGTAGGGGAAGCCATCCCTAGGCTGTGTCCTTCGGATATGTCATTCTGGCGTAAGGACGGCGACGTTTATCGTGAGTACCCGATCAAGCTTGCCCCCATCAAAATGGACCTGCCTTCGATCGAAGTGTCGGACCTGCAAGAAGGCGACTTTATCTCGTTCCCTCAGGTGGTCTTCCCGGCTAAGGACGTGTTGGAACAGATGGCGGCAAAAGGCTTTCTGAAGATACAAGCTTTGGGTAAGTACTTGGCTACGGCCTGTCTGTGAAATGAGGGGCTTCGGCCCCTTGTTTTTTTTTTTTTGACCTTCGGAGACCACAATGGCTTCTAAAAAGAGACTGACGTCACTGTTCGAATCGGGGCCCATTGATGACCTCTTGACGGTTGACGCCTACAAGGTAAAGAAACAAGAAACCCTCAACAATATCCCCGACGTACTGGTCAATACTGCCGAAGGGGCAGTGGATAAGCTTAAGCGTTCGCCGCAGTTAGTGAAATCCATCACAAAAGACCTTGAGAAGCTCTCTGCTGGGCGGATGTCTAAAGTTGATGTCCTGACTAGCATTGGCAAGAAACTCGGCGGAGGGAGCCTTACAAAGTCTTTAACGGCTGGTGTACAAGGCAAGCTATTTAAGACCATGGAATCTTTGGGTGTTTCTACTAACACCACCAAGGATTTGCTCGTCTTGGGTAAAGAGGGTGTACGTGCTTATAGTCGTGGAGACTACGACACTCTGAAAGGGGCGTCGGATCTGCTCAAGCGGATCAGTGGACAAACAGACCTTTTCGAGTTGTTT